GTAGTGGTTCCTTTGGGTGGGACCAATGAGGGCTTAACACCAGTTCTACTAGTTGTTGGTGGTATCAACGCAGGTTTAGCTCCAGTTCTACTAGATAATGGTGGGACCAACGCAGGTTTAGCTCCAGTCCTACTAGATAATGGTGGGACCAACGCAGGTTTCTTCGGAGTTACTTTGAGTGGTGCTGCTGGGGGAGTCTTAACCGCAGTCCCCATAGGCTTGGCGACCGGTTTTACTGCGGCTGCACCAGTTCCAGCCGCGTTAGTCACGGGCTTTACTTTCGCGCCAGGAGCGGAGGTTATACCTTTTCCGCCAGGGGGTTTGGTCTTGGCCAAGTCAGCCCTGGCCTTAGCCCATTCTGCTTCACGCGCAGCCATCCGCGCAGGTTGAGTGCGATGTTTTTTCGCAATCGCGTCGAAGCGGGCCTTTGGGCTGCTCAGGCTTTTTACCTTAAAGCGTGTGTCCCCTGATGCAGCCATATCGTGCAAAGTCTTTCTTTTGCCCCTGCCGATTTCGATTCCTCCCGCAGAGTAAGCTACCTTCTCTAGGTCGGAGTTCTCTACAACTTCTTGGACATACCTATCCACAATCTTCGCGACAGCTATCTTCTCAAGCTCGTCCCGCATAGCTGCTAATATTTGTTGGTCAATAGGCATGACTAACCTTCACCCCTATTTTGGCCCTAAAACTGAGGGCGCTGGGATACTTTTGGGTCTCACGTGTGCTGGGTTCTTTGGCCCAAACGGGGTTGCTCTGTTTGCGGCCCCCTTAGAGGCTTGCCCGAGCAGACCCGTATAAGATGCTGAGCCCCCTGCGTGACCAGCAGGCGGAACATAGGGCGTTACTGGCTTCTTGTTCAAATAATGGCCCTTTACCAACTCCGTCTTACCTGTCTTTGGGTTTGGTTTTGCAGAGCCATGACTCATCGCAAAAACAAGAGGGTTTGCTGGGGTTGACGCGATCTTCTCTCCGGGTCCAGGAAGCGTATTAGCTATCCGCATACCAGAAGGTATTGGCATTCCTTTCTCGACAATAGACCCAACATCAACACCCTTGCGCTGTGCAAGAACCTTCTTCCAGTCCGCTCCGTATGTTTTCTTCAGCATTCGGATGTTCGCATTGTTCGGGTCATAAGACATTCCCGTAATCTGGCGAGCCATTTTCTCTAGGGCTGCTCCCACACTTGGGTCGCCATACATAGCCTCTTTCAATAAAAGCTTCTTCGCCCCAGGAGTAAGAAAACTAGAGGATGTTACGGAGCCCTGTTTATGCAGTTTCCGAAGCCAAGCCGGTGGCATAGGATGTGTAAGGGGAGCGCCCTTCCAGTACTTTTTGTCACTAGGCTGCTTTAACATTGGGCCATCTGGCATTCCGGGCATCTCTTTGGGATGCTCAGTATCTTTCCAGCTTGGGCCACGCAGGTGCTTAGGTATGGATTGTTGAAGCTCTCTTTCCTTGTGCGAAAAGATGCGGCCATCATTTGGATCTGTGATGGGGACAAACACGGGTTGCTTTTGCCCAGGCTTGAGCTTGGTAAGTAAGTGCTTCGGCACACGAGCACCAACAGGTAAGTTAGTGGGCGCACCGGGTCGTGAGGAACTCTTTGGAGACGACGCCAGCTTCGTAATGGGCTCACCTATTAGTGATAATAATCCCATTCTACTTAACCCCTTTGAACGCCTTAACAGCGGCATTCAGTCTAGGACCTACCTTGTGCTTATCCCAAGCCTTCTTGCCTTCCCAGCCAGCAGCGGCACTTCCAGCAGCCAACACGGGCTTAGACGCCATAACCTTTGTGACTCTACGAGCGAATTGACCACCACGATTTCCAGCACGGAATAATGGGGCGCTCCTATTCGCCAGGTTCTTCCAGTCAACACCTCGCCAACCTGCTTTTGCACCCCCAGCAGTGTTTTTCAGGCCCGCGCCAAGCGCTTTAACGCCGCGACCGCCTCCTACGCCAATGGCTCGGCCCATCCCTTTCATGAGAGCTAGTCCCGCACCAACAGCGGCAAGTTTTTCAATCAGTAACTGCTTAGCAGCGTATTTCTCTAATGAGTTCATAATAATGTTCTTCCTATTTAGTTAGGGGGTGCGGCTTCGAGTGCCTTCTTTTTTGATGCGTGTTTTTCTAGTGCATGCATTACTCATCCTCTGGCAGAGAAAGCGCATTCAAGGCCGACAGCCTATCTTTGCTCTCCGCAAGAACCCCTAGCCATCTGTCTATCTCACATAGAATCTCACTATGGTCCGCCACGGCTACAGGCTTCGTTATGTATAACCTAGTAATAGCTTCTGCCTCAGCAATTTTAGCTTCATACTTCTTTTTAGTAGCGACCAATAAGTCCATATTAATACCCGCCTGATACAGAGGACGTTAACAAAGCGGTCCCACTTGGCAAAGCCTTACTTGTGGTTGAGCTTGTAATACGCATGTTTGTATCTTTCAATATCTGATCTTTTACATCCCTGGCAATGGGGTCTAACTTCCTGTTGGCACTCACCACACGATAAAAACCAGCCACTTTGGACTGGTGCACAACGAGGATATCAGGAGAAACAAACGCGAGGAAGCGGATATGGTGCGTTGCTTGGTTATATGAGTAGGTTGTAAAGACCTCATTAATATGGGGCCCGATGGACGAATACTCAGTGGTTTGGCCAGAATCATGTGTCTGCATGAAGGTGCTATCCTTCATGAGAGGCAGATTGGGTGAACCCCCGGTGTACTGACCAAATACGGTTATGGGATTAAAGGGTATCGGCATAGTTTGCTTCCTTACGCAGGGATATTATCAAGTAATATGTATAATTTCGAGTACTCATCGGGAATACGACATGTTTTGGCCCGGAACCGAGAAGCTGTTGAGTTTTGAGGCTAACCCATCAAGAGCGCTAACAACATTTTGGACTGATTCATGGGCCCCAGCACCGCTGCCACCCCTGTTTGTTCCCGGTCGAATCGGCGTAGTGGTCGAAGACAGGTCTGTAACCAAGTCTTTGAAGTCATAACCGTCCCCACCCGAAGTTTCAGAGCCCTTAACAAGCTTATCAGCGAGTTGTTCGACCTCAGAATTAGTGGGTTTGCGTCCAGAGGCCACTAACATATCTCTAGCGCTGTCTTGGAGCATCCCTTCAAGCCTAGTAGTGAGCCCTGTCTTGTCTGTGCCTGCTAAATAAGCCTGCTCCCGCTTAGTCAGCTTATTAAAGCTTGGATCGTGAGTGATTTTAGCTAAAAACTTGTGCGGGGACTTATCACTGTTCTCCCATTGCTTGGTGTAATAATCCACAGAGGCGGCTACATGCGTCATTCTTCGCTCAACCGCAGAATCGCCCTTTGCTAAAGAAGTAGTGAGCTTTCCTAGTCTCCCGCCCTGCATATTAGTGGCTAATTCACGGTTATCCCCCATAAGACTTCTGGCAAAGTCCTGCATCGCGCCAGTTTCAAAGTCTTCCGTAGTTACGGTCTTCCCATCTTCAGAGACAGTCCCGAGCCCTTTCTTGAATTTCTCATGTATATCTCTGAACTGATTTAGGTTTGCGTAGCCACCTCGCATAGCAGAGATCCGGAGACCTTGTTGTGCTGTCGGAGACTCATCTCTGTGGCCCCTTCGAATACGTTGAATCTCGTTCTTTACATTTTCATAACGAGTTACATCATGCTCAGCAGTAATAGAGATACCTTGTGAAATCGCTGTCTTGCCGCCAAATGAGCCAGCAGTGTCGTCAAGCCAAGCACCAACTACATCCTTGGGAGATACACCACCCTTGCCCAGCTTTCCGATGTCCCTGGATTGTTGGTGAAGTCCAGGCATTTGCGCCATCACTGATGAGATGACCTCATTCCTGTTTTCTCCTGTGTGGAGCCTCTTTCGTGCGTCACTAATAATTGACCCAAACTGCGGGCCCATACTCTCCATAGCTGTCTGGGTAAGAGCGGCAATTTTGGTTTGCTTCATATCAGTAAAGCGATGACTGTCGCTGTCTGTCAGGCCACTGCCACCTTTATCCGCTCCCGCAAGCAGAACACCATCATCTTGAACTCTTGTAAGCTTTTTCCTCGCCTCATACATAGTCATGTTGTTAGCCCCAGCGAAGTCTTCTAGCAGCCCGGACGCTTCAGACTTTTCACCAAGAAGCTGCTTTGCGAGTTCCTTTCTTTCCTTTTTGGACATGTCTTTATTCCCTAGCTGCCAAGCAAGGGATCGGCCTACACGCCTCTTGATTACATCAACAGAATGTTGACGTGCGCCTTGTGGGTCTCCTGAATATTTCTGCGTTAGGTCAAACTTCTGCTTAAGTTCGTTTTTGAACGCACCACCATCAGCACCATTATTGTGTGTCCCAAGAAGAATATACGCCTCTTCTTTTGTGGCTCCAGTCTCTTTGATGAAGGCATTCATCAATTCGTAGTCACTCTTATTATCTTTATGCTCAGCAGCAAGTCTGCTTATGACGGCCTTTACTTTGGCGTCACCACCTAGGCGGGAAATCATTGTGCTGTGGTCTCCCCCCATTTTTGACAAAAGCTTCTCGGTCGCAGATCTCCCTCCCTTGGTGAGAAACCCTTGTGACCCGCCCATGCCGCCTTCCCCATGTTGGAAGGTTCCACCAATTGGGGTAAGCCCAAGCGTCGCCGCTCCCGCAGCGTCAAGCCCGCCACTCTGTTGGGCACCAACATTCATTCTTTGAATTGAGTCTTCGGGCAAAATCCCAGACTGTGTCAATGACTCAAGCAGTCTTGCATTATTACCAGTAATGGCTCCATCAGATATTCCTGCCATCCCAAACTGACGCATTGCCTCTGGGCCAGAGTTGGTAATCATATCGTAAGCCATTAATGGTGTTCCCAAACCACCAAGTACTGCTCCCAGGCCGCGAGACATAAACCCGCCAACACGAAGGGACCCACCCGCTAATCGGCCCGTTCCAGATATCGGACCAAAACCACCCATGCCTAATGGGCCAGATCCTCGTCCGCCAAAAAGACCGGTGTACCCATGAGGTCCGCCACCAGTTATGCGTTGACCAATGTTGCTCATCAACGCGCCGCCAGCACCAAGTGCATTTCTCCCACCAGGGAAGATTCGAGCAGCAGAGCCGAAGGCAAATGCGGATTGTCCTGGTTGAAATTGGGATAGTCCTAGCCCACCCATTGGAAGTTCGCCAAATTGAGTGCCTGCTGACAAGTTACCTATTTGCATCCCCATAGGGGTGAAGTCTCTTGCAAATTGTCCGGCCCAACCACGAGCCGCGCCTTGTCCGCCCCATTGGGTTGACGCACCGGAAAAGCCTCCGATGTAGTCTCCGCGCATCTGCATATCTCGAAGCGCTTCGGTGTTACCGGTTGCGTGAAACCGAGTAATGTCCATCGCGGCTTGGTGCATCCCTTGCGGGCTACCGCCTATATTGCCACCACGAACAAATTGGTTCGTTACATCTTCGAGTGCTTCTTGAGTGTATTGAGTTAGGTTGGCCCCAAGCTTTTGGAATTTCTCACGGATTGGTTTGGTGAGTGTGTCCATCGCTTTGGACATGACATCACCAATTCCCATCCGGCCTTGGCCTTCTTGGAAACCGGCTCGTGCTTCGGCCAACATCTTGGATCGAAGCTGTCCCGTATTAGACGCGAGCATGTCCATGGCTCGGAGGTCATTTCGATTGAGCCCCGTAAGAGACCGAGCCAATGACTCCGGGTTCGAACTTTGGTCCCGCAGCGATCCCAACGCACCGGAGATTGATTGTGGCCCAAACTCAGAAATGAATTGGCCCGCAAGCTCTCCCCCACGAGCACGAAGCATGTCCCTTTGAGACGCACCAGTGATATTAGCCGCATATGCAGACTTAATATCCTTCCAATTCATGGTCCCACTAGCAATTTGCCGCGCCGCATCCATGTCAAACTCGCCGCCAGAGGTCATCATCGCCCCTAAAACTGTTTGACCGCGTCTAGACCCTAGGAATCTCGTGGCTGCTTGTGTATATCTACCCTGCGCTGCACCAGTGATACCTTTAATGAGTTTATTACGTTCCGTATACCCATAGACACCTGCACTAACCATAGCTCCGGTAGCTGCTTGGCCCATATCAATGCCAGCGGCTTGTCCGAAGTTGGCACCTGCTTGTGCTACCCCCATCATTTGTTGTGGGGAGATATGGGTAGCCTGCCCAATACCTTTCATGGTCCCTAGGAACCCTGCTGCTTGGTCTGATGAGATGCCCATACCACTAACGGCCTGCATAGCTGACTGTGCTTGTTGTAGGGATGTGTTCATCACGGTTGCTACCTGACGAACATTGCTCATTAGTTTATTGAAGGACTGGGAAAATCTTGAGAGCGTGCTTGAGTCGATTGCTCCGCTACTAACTCCTTGTTGCATGACTGATGTGATTTCTCGGAGGTTGCCCATACCCATGCGGGCTTGGGATTCCACCTGTTGGGACATCATCCCCAATCCTTGTGCATTCATGCCGGGAAACATTTGTCCCATTTGGGAATTGAGCATTCCGCGATTTTGGGCACCACCAACCATATGGCCTGTGGCCCAATTACCCATAGCACCTAAGCCAGCGTATGTTCCGAAAGTAGCTGCGCCCATACCAATGGCACCTGCCAGCCCTTGTCGGGCGAAACCTTGTGCTCCCATGTGCATGGTCATGGTGAAGGGGTCCAAAGCGCGAGGCCCCATCCCAAACATGGACATCATGCCCAAACCACCCATAGCCATACCGGGAGCTTTGGCTAACATGCCGCCCATGGCTCCAGCCTGTAATCCTTGTTGGGCTTGGTACATCCCGGAGCGTGGGTCGTTTACTCCCATACCGCCGTGGCTTTGATAACCGTATTGGGCAGAAACTGCGTGAGCATAAGCTGCGGAGGCACTGAACATCCCAACTTGGGATTGGATAATGTTACTGACCTCAGTACTGGTAATTGGCATTCGTTATCTCCTACCCGGCAAGCTTCACAGACAACCTTCTCCCTGGAGGATTGTCTGTCGGCTTGTATATAGTCTTGACTACGTGCTTGGGCACCTTAGCTCCTACATCACCGATAATGGCGTGGCCACGTCCGGGCCATGTGTAATGATAGGTCATTCCTCTGCGTAGTCGCAGCTTCAATAAAGATTTACGTAGTTGGTTGATCTCTTTATTTGAGACCGTGGAACGCTCTTTTGCTCGATGTTCTACATGGCCTAGGGCCTTAGCTATTTTCTTCTTAGATCTCTTTATGATCGCACTCTTCATCTCTGTTAGTTGTGCGGGGGACATTTTATCTAGGTGTGTCTCGCCGGTTAACTGCTTAGACCAGCGCTTGAACTTGGGGTCATCGTCCCAAGGAATTCCAGCCTTGGTAGCCAGCCTATGTATGTCTTTCTTATTAGTCATCCAGCACTCCCCGCCATCGCAGTATATGTCAATATTCCGGTATAAGCACCATGAGTTCTAATACATGGAACTCGTTTTGTTCAACTGTGGAGATATTGTTCTCCACCATTAAAGTAAGGAGTCCCTCATGGACTGGAAAGAAGTAGGTAAGGTAGTTTTCTTTGGCATCGTTGTTCCTGTAGCTGTTCAGGTTGCATCGCAACTGGCGGCTGCGTGGGCAGAAGAGGCAACTCGGAAATCAAGGAACCCTATCCGTATTTCAATGTAATGTTTTACGCATTACTTTGTCTAACCCTAACTCTCCTCTTGGCATGGGCTCTTATGTACCCAGGTGGCCCCCTGGGATTTATTATACTTTACCGAGTATCATACTATGTGGCAGCGAGTGTACGTAGTAGGTCGGAAAACACCACAATTGACCCAATGGGGAAATTGTGTGTGACGATCTCTAATCGCTCATTCTTTATAAGCGTGGAAAAAAATGTCCACCACCTGCTTCTTGACCGACTGGCCGAGAACTTAGCTGAGAAGCTGGGGTTCACCCATGGACTAGCTCTCATCACGCCACAAGTAACAATCTTTAAGTTCTCGTAACCAATTTAAAGACATTATTAGCAAAATATATAACTCGGTAATACTGCAAATCAGCGACTACTTATTGGGATAAGAATGATGGAAAGAACATCTAAATCTCACCGAAGGAGTGTGAACCAAATGAGTAGTACGACTAGTTTGATTGAGAAGTCCCTGGGAGAGTCGAGAGGCTTTATTCGGGGCGGAATGTGTGATGACGACACAATCGAGGATGTGATCGACAACTGTAAGAAGGTTGACGTTCACCCCGAGTTGCCTGACCATTATGTGATTGCAGCAGACGCTTGGCGGGAAATCCGCCGAGGCCGGAAGAACCAACTCAGTGATGAGTGGGGTGCTTCGGTGCACTGTGCTGCAATGGCAGATGGCCGGTGGTTGTGTTGGAACTCCAAGACCGAGAATGCGCCCGCATACTTTGAGGTCAAGGAGGAAATCCCCTTCCGATAGAACTCTCATCCGAGAGGGGAAAAGCGCGGCGGGTAGTAAATACTATCCGTCGCTTTTTTACTTAGTACACCAAGAGTTGTTTACCCAGTCAGGCTTCTCGATCTCCTCAAGGGAGATTGTCTCGTATTCGGGATGAACTTCGGCAAGGATTTCCAAGGTGCGGTCCTCATCATAAGGGGATTGCACTATGAACGTGTGTTCTTTCTGTGTTTCCAGGTCGTTAACCGTGGCTCGCCAAAAATTACTCATTATGTCTCATCGATATTATGATTGATATATTGCACAGGAGGGCTCCTCGGCTTTCGCTTTTTCGGTGGGGCACTAATTACTTCAGGCTTCAGTTTCTTCAGTTCCTCAGGCGGTTCTATGGCCTGACACTCCATAGTACGCTCACTCTTAACCCGGAACCCTGCTCCCTTTTTATATAATTCTTCCACACTCTTATTTGAGGGGTCGCCATCGGTGACCACTGACAACCCTTGTGTTACTTCAATATTTGACCATTGGCAAACATAAGCGGTTGCATTTACAGCATTAGGTAAGGGTTTAGGCGGCGTACAGCAAGCTGAGCCAACCACTAATAAAACGACTAATACTTGTGGCGCTAAACATCTCATAACTAATAATACGCACGCTAATAAGTCAGGTAGAAGAACCTTCTATTTATTTTTAGTGCCTACGCTTATTACGCGAAATGCATTGTCAATATTGGTATAAGACTTATGAAGGAAACATAACCATGGAGGTGTTAAATGAGGGTTCTTCACAGCAGTGACCTCCACGGAGTGTGGAGCAATCTATTTTCGCAAAAAGATTTCGACGTGTGGTTGGACACGGGAGACTTCTTTCCCAACATGACGAGAGGAAAAGCTGGTGAGCGATCTTACCAGCGCAACCTTTTGTTGGACACAGACGTGGCAAAGTATTTGGTTGATTGGCTTGATGGGCGTCCGCTCATCTCTGTGCCTGGAAACCACGACTATGCCGATTTGGCGCTAATACTTAACATCTTCGGAGCAATCACTTACACCATCACCCCGAAAGGTGTGACTGTTGGTGGTCTCAAGTTTGCTGGCTTCCGTGAGGTTCCCTGGTTGTCTGGGGAGTGGAACGGCGAGCAATATGGGTTCGATAAAGTCGTAGCCGAAACAATGGCGAGCGACCCCGATATCCTTGTGACCCATGCACCGCCCGGTGGAATACTGGATGAATGTCCAGACAAGAAGACGGGCGGTGTTAGTGAACTGACCACTGCGCTGACCTATCAGACTCATAAGATCAAGGCCCATTTCTTTGGGCACATCCATGAGTTTGGCGGTCAGACAGTGGATGAGATGGGTATTCGATTTATCAACGGAGCTACGGAGACGAAGCTTCATACTATCTAAAAAAGATGGAAAAAGGAGGAGACTATGAAGGCTCAAGTAAAGGTCCAAGCGAGTTTCAAGGTTATGCGCGATGTTCTCGGGCATCGTCCTCTGATCCTCGACGGAAGTGAAAACATGCACAGCAGTGGTGCAAAGATCTACTACCGTGGTGGTGGTTGGTGGGCAGTCAGTGGGTACCACTACGCTGGGGCTGATATGGACCAGACTGTTGCAGACATCAACTCCAAGAAGGCCGTGTCGCTTTGGTGGCACTCGCACGTAAACATGCACTGCGGATTGATCGACCAGGACGAGGTTCAGGCGGTTGAGAAGTTTGTACTCGATATCGAAGGAGGAAAGTATGACTGTACAACTATTTGAAGTGGGCGGAAGCATCCGCGATGAGGTTCTCGGCCTTGAAAACAAGGACCGGGACTTTGTTGCTGTATGCGACGGTGGGTGGGAAGAGCTTCTTCGGTGGAGCAACGATGTAATGGACAAGGTGTTCCTTGTGACACCTGAATTCTTCACCATTCGAGGCATTGTTAACAACGAGGTCATGGATGTTGTCCTGGCCCGAAAGGATGGGGCATATAGCGATGGACGGCATCCTGACAGTGTTGAGCCAGGGACACTGGAAGATGACTTGGCTCGTCGTGACTTCACAATGAATGCTATTGCTCGTTCAGTGAATCTAGATGGGTGGGCGAGTTTGGTTGGGTATGACGCTGAGGTCATTGATCCATTCGGTGGGCGCAAGGACTTGGAGAAGGGCCTGATCAAGTGTGTCGGGAACTCTTCTAAGAGGATCAGGGAGGATCCACTTCGTATTATCCGAGCCCTTAGATTCTACATTACGAAGGGTCTTCAGATGGATGATGAGCTTCTAGCGATGCTCAGATTCAACCTGTTTCCTGAGGATATCGATAACCCTGAGCGGGATGGGACAGGTGTTGGTACCAGAGCACCAAACTATGTGTCCAACCTGTTGCACACCGTCAGTATTGAGCGGAAGCGCGAAGAACTCCATAAGATGTTCAAGTACAGTACGCAACATGCCGCAGGCACCCTGTTCGGTGGCATGGTGCATCAAAGGCTTCTGTTCGAAATTTTTGGTGGAGACATCTGGCTTAAACCCACAATGGAGAAGAGGTGAACATGGAAATCTATGTCATTAGTAAGTACATGCTCTGGACACTCGCACTAATCATTGTGTTTGGTGTCCCACTTGGTAAATTTCTAAACAAGAAAGGAAGGGAGGATCATGTCCAGGTACAAAAGAAAACTGAACAAGGTGGTCCGGAAGAAGCGTAGTCTTATCGCCCGCCAAATGGTCCTCCGAACGGGGGGTCATGCTGGCTCTCATCACAATCGAGACTACGATGTGAAGAAAGGGAAGAGCCGAAAGGCCAAACATAAAGGGGGAGCAGTCAGTGATGATGGCTGCTCCTCTTTTTTTGATGAAGGAGGCTAATATGTTAGCTAATACAAAAACCTGTGAATCCTTGATATTTATTATCGGGATGATTGTAGTGTTTGTTTGGTTCTCATTAGATACCAACGAGATACTATAATGGAACGCCTACCAATAGTGGCTAGCCCTTGCATTGGCAGTGGATACTGCTGCTGGAAGGTCTTATGTCCTATGGGCGTGGAGAGGCACGGACCTCAAAAGGGTCCGTGTCCTTCTCTTATCTTTAAGGAAAGCCGCCACTGGTGCGGACTGGTTCTGAATGCAGAAACCGAAGAGGAGAAACAATGGAAGAAGAAGTCACTGTCTATCGGGGCGGGATGTTGCAGCGCAATGAACAGTTGGCGAAGAGAGCCGCTGGTGGATCGAACGAAATACCGTTACCCCGACCGGAATTCCTAATCGAGTTCGTAAGAGCTATTATTAAAAATAACCCTAATGGAGACATCCTGTACCTCTCCATTATGGCTGCTGCTGATAAAACAAATGCCTCAAAAGATGAGATTAAAATGCTCACTCAGGCTGTCCGGGATATCAGCGCAGGGCCAACACCCTGGCCGAAAGGGTTCTACCCAGAACTATGAGTCACCGTCTCTGTTGGCCCGGTGGGTGCTCTCGCGCCAATACCTGCCAGCAGGGGCAGGATGGCGAAGACTCCCAATGCGAAGTACATAAAGCCTGGAGGTCCGGGTTTATAGTTGGGTTATCTGCCAGTGGGATCTTATTGACCGGAATAGTTATAGGATTTATTACTGCGTGGGTATTGCATCCATAATTATAGTAGTGCAAAATATACAACGTTTTCTGCTATAAGATTATTGGAAGCTCTTAGTTAGATGCCGACTAGGATTACATCGAACATTAGTATCTTGGTTAACACCTTGCTAATTAAGAGTTTCTTTTAATGTCCTTTGGTGACAAAGGATGTTCTTTCCGGTTCCGAATGCTGAAGTGGTCTACATTCCATAATCATGTAGCTCATATTAATTTATGAGTTTGACTACTTCGTTTAACTTGTCGGAACTTTTTTGGTGATACTGAATGCCGCTAGGGAGTACATAAAGCACAACAGAGCAACCATATAGAAATGGTTGCTCATTATCTCTCTAGTAACAACTTGTCAGTGTTTCCATTTTTCCCTCTTACACTTTTGAATCTTTTGTCAAACCTTGAAGGAGGACTCGCCATGAACCCCGAACTCTTTAACACTCAGACCTCTGCCACTTCTCGTGGCACCGCTGCCCCTGCAACCGACACGGTTAACGAAGCGGGCGGTGCTGCATATGCCCTCAGTAATACTGGGGCGCTGGCCCAGTACGTTTGTACTGGAACTCTCAACAAGACCTTCTACGCTACTGCCAAGACGCAGTTGGAGAAGGTCGTTGAGCTTTGCGAAGGCGTAGACCCTGTGTTCATCGCACAGTGCGCGGTCTACGCTCGTGAGAAGGGTCACATGAAGGATATGCCAGCGTTGCTGCTGGCCATCCTGTCCATCAAGGACACGGCCCTGTTCGCGGCTACCTTCCCCCGTGTCATCACGAACGGGAAGATGCTCCGCAACTTCGCGCAGGTGATCCGCTCTGGTGCTGTTGGTCGCAAGAGCTTCGGCCATCGCCCCAAGCGGGAGATGCAGAAGTGGCTCCAGTCCAAGACACCCAGGCAGCTTCTCATCGCGAGTATCGGAAACAATCCGAGTCTCGGTGACATCATCAAGATGGTCCGCCCCAAGCCGGTGGCGGTCGGGGGGTTCCCAAAGGAGGCTCAGGAGGCAATGTTTGCCCACCTCATTGGTAAGCCCTTCGACATTGAAGCACTGCCAGTTGGTGTTAGTCAGGAGTACATCCGCTCCTGCGATGGCAACGGTCCTGTGACTGATGGCATGCTCCAGAGTCTTCCGCACAGGCTGCTCACGAAGCACGACCTGTCCGAGGATGAGTGGCGCGTGATTGCCATGAATAGCGGTTGGACCGCTTTGCGAATGAACCTCAACTCGTTCGCAAAGCACGGTGTATTTTCCGGGCCCATCGGAGAGTTCGCTGCCAAGGAATTGGCGACGATGCTTCGAGACCCGGAGAGTGTGCGCAGGTCCCGCTGCTTCCCGTACCAGTTGTTGACTGCCTTTCAGAACGTGAATGATGATGTTCCTACTGTCATCAAGAGCGCTCTCCAGGATGCCATGGAAGTGGCTATCGAAAACGTGCCTACCATTACTGGTAATATGGCCGTTCTCGTGGATACTTCCGGCTCCATGGGCAGTCCAGTGACTGGGTACCGCGAGGGCTCCACAACTACGACGCGCTGCGTCGATGTTGCGGCGCTCGTTGCTTCGGCGTTCCTGCGCAAGAACCAAGACGGCTGCACGGTCGTCCCGTTCGATACGCAGGTCCACCAAGCACGCCTCAATCCTCGCGACTCTGTGATGTCAAATGCACAGACCCTCGCGAACTTTGGTGGCGGTGGTACTGATATCTCCTGCGCCCTCAGACACCTCAATGATGAGGGACATGAGGGTCGTCTGGTGGTCATTGTTTCGGACAACGAGAGTTGGTTCAACAATGAGAGGTACAGCTATTACAATAGCGGTACGACCACTGCGCAGGAGTGGGAGCGGTATAAGAGCCGCAACCCTGAAGCACGCCTCGTTTGCGTGGACATCGCCCCGTACGGAAGCACGCAAGTGCCCACGGGTGAAGATGTCCTCAACGTAGGTGGCTTCTCAGACTCCGTGTTTGATGTCATTGCGACATTCGCGGGGGAGAGTGCTCATCAGGACCACTGGGTCCACATGATTGAGGACCACTCTCAGGCCAATTGAGGTTATTGGCCTTTCCAGGGTTGCGCTCCCGCAGGGGGGAGAGGGGTAGATTAGGCATCGGGCCTAGCCCTCTCCCCCCATGCGGTCCCTATTCACAGCATACATACTGACAAAGAATACGCAGCAATAGCTCTCGTCTACGGACGATGTAGTGGCCCTTGTAGTGATTTGCAGGGCCGGGGATACAGGCTGAAACGCCAACCTCGAAATTGCTGCGTATATACCCAGAGGGGGTTAGCTTTCCGCCCTGTTGGGCTGATTACCCGAAACGCCTGCTTTCCTTAGGCGGACAGGTTACGGCCTTTCCTCAACTGGGAGGGGCTCCCCATAGTAAATAAGAAACAATATAGTTTCGACTATGGGGAGCCCCGCTAATCTTGAAGAAACACACGTCTGAACACACCCTGACGGGGAGGTCTTCTATGTCGTCTGTTTCTTCTTATCTAAAGGAGGACCTATCGATGGATAAGTGGACGATGACTATTACTGATGTCATCGACAATGAAAATAAGTGTGTAATAGAAATAGAACTAGATGAGGACTTTGAAGAAGGCTTCATGGCGGTCAATAAACTAAAAAAGTGGAATACCCCCAAGTTCAAGGACTGGCTCAAGAAAATTCTCTGGAGAACTCTTATGACTCTAGAGAAAGGTGGTTACGACACGATCTACGATAAGTACACAGGGAAACCTGTGGGCGACCTCAAGGATGCTGAAGTGGGCGACATAGTGTCATTCTGGAAAGAAAATGGCGGGGAGCATACAAGAATAATTACAGACATTAAGCGCGGCATCTTTGTTACGGAGCCTCTTTGGGAAACCGATAAGTCTTACCGCGTTAAACATAAAAATGTGACCCGAGTTGTCCGAAAGATAACTTAGTCACTTTGCCTGTTGTGGGGTGGGCTGTGCCTAGGGGTTTTATTTCTCATTTTACCCTGGGTGCCACCCATCCCACAACATAAGCATACCGCAAATATGCCAACAGATTACTGCGGTGTACACACCCAATATGGCGGTAATGACCCACCTCTTTGATTTGCTGAGGTTCTTGTCCAGAAAGCCTAAACAGGCAGATACAACAACAACCTTGACTATTAAAAATAGGTGTGGGCTTACGGCGTACGCATGGGCCATCAAAGGGTTCAACTCCTCGACGCCCCAACGAAGAAAGTAAAGAGTTAATACCCCGTCAAATAAATTAAGCACATGAAGGAGTGGTATGCGTAAGTCAATTCCACGCTTCTCACAATGAGTCTTACCACTATTACTAAACATATTAAGTCACCAACTTCAGGTCTGCCTTTCCGTCGTCTCTAAGAGGTGCCATTCCGTCGCTCAGAGCGCTTCTATGGACCTCAATCTTCTCAATGTCATATGGGTTGGCGTCACTAGGATCGATTGATACATACACCTTTGGGAATACGCTCAAGATGGTTCCGGTAGCGCCTGCTAATATCCGCAAGCTGACAAGGTCGCCAAAGTCGCCAAATGGTTGGCCGACTTGGATCTCTTTCAGAAAGCGAACTCTGGTTCCTCGTTCAAACAAATTTGGAGGCTCTTCTCCTCGTTTCCATATTCCTGTCATCCCTATGAACTCTCTTTGGAGCCCTTCCTAATACACACATTACATCGGTAATAAATGTAAGAGGAATACGGTAATAATTAATTTTTTGGGCTTCTTTATTTTTTCGCCCAATAGGTGCTTGAACCCTATTTTTGTGACATAACGGGTGGGCAAGATATACTTAATGACAACGGAGGAACGACAATGGAAAAAATCGCAGTACTGACCACATCAGAGATATTCCGATCTTGGTACCCAAAGATAGGGCTACCAGTGATGGCAGAGATCGAAACCGGGGACGGAAGGAAGGCTAAGTTCTCCTCAACAGGCTCCATAGAGAAAGCGCTGGAGGATGGATACGCGGTCTATGTCGTCAGCACTAGAAGCTCTTTGGATACACACGATGATTGGTGGACCACCCTGGTGAACAAAGACAATATCTTTCTAGCTGATGCGAAATACGAAGGTGAATTCGGTGAAGCATGGCGCTACGAAGACGAGAACGTAGACAAGTCAAATAGCGGGTGGAAAAACCTATACGAGCACCTGGGGCATGAATACCCAACCGATGAGGATGGCCCCGTTCACTGGAATACTGCCAGGATGATGCTGAAGCACAGGCACGGGGTGCGGCTTGGGACAGACTTTCAGGTTAAGTCACCTAGACAACTAGAACTATTAAAAATAATGAAACCAGCGGAGACAACTAATGATGACTGAGAAGCTAAAAAACTTTGGTGGAAAATTTGAGTACCTCGATTACCTCATAGCTCTCTATGGGGAAGACGCCACTACCGGTGAGGTATGGAAAAAAGAAAAGGAGAGGGAGAAGACTTGCATGAAAAAGGGCACCCCCTTCCTCAAAAGTACTATTGGGCAAAAATAACATTTGGCAGGTCTTCGTCCCCATCGAACTGTCTAATAAACTAGTAATAGGAGGCAGTGCTTATGCGGGACCCTGATGTAAAAAACACGCTAAACGACATCGAAGACTACACACTGGCTTCAGTTGCGCCTTTTATGAGGTATACCTTCTCCTCAGCAGTAAAATACGGCTACAAGGAGTACGAGAGCCCCGATAGTTACACGACGTACCTTATGTTCGCCCATGAGGACAGAGTTCTCTTTTACGGAGTTGATAGCCCAAAAAAGAAATTCCTCGTGCCTATAATGGGTGATACCGAAGAAGAGTCGCTTCTTACTTTATTTGAGCCTTGCTTGTTTGCGCGGAAGGGGACGCTTACAGACGCAGAGCTTCAAGATATTGTTTATTCTGATTCCGATCAGAATATAGAGGAGCTAGAAGCCGTTACCCCCTCAGATGAGGAATCGGATAAAGACTTCTTCCTCCGTAATGCAATGTGGCTTCTAAACCCGATGGTGCATTAACCCCCTTCCCAAATATTGTCGGATTAGAAGCTTCCTAATGGGGCGGCTCTGTTAACGCAGAGTCGCCCTTACTTTTTGGAATAAGTATTATGGAGGTGTTTATCATGAACATTAATACTTTTGGATTCCTAGTGAGTCTGCACGTTGTGGCCTTTATCTCGTTAATTGTTTTTGCTTTCTTCCCCACTCCGGAATTGGGGCTGAGGCTTTCTGTATCGGCGGTGGGGGGAATCTCAATATTCCTCCTATTGCTAAGCGATGCGAATTTTCGAGAGGGGTACATCGAAGGACTCCATGAAGGATACGAAGACTACGAGAACGGCTAAGCGTCGATGTGGATTACGAGACGCGAGTCCCTCGCATAAGTGGGGCGGAAAAGGGGGCCAAGTGCTCCCTTTTTTTACCCGCAATAGTCCTAATCTTTTTTGAGATAAGAACTGTGCTGGGGAGCCTTTGGCACCCACAAGGAGGAACAATGTACAACCCCGAAATACACAAACATAAGTATCACAAATTCATGAATCTCAAGGACGGAGAAATCTTCGCGTTAGAAGAAGTCCTCTACTTTGTCTGGTCCCAATTGCTAGCGGATGCAAAGCCAGATGGGAGAATGAGTGATGCTCCTTTTGAGGAAGGGCTGGAGCTAAATCCAAGAGCCCTATTTGAGATGGTGGACTATTTACAAACCTTCATAAAGTCTGAGCGCCGCCGAAGGGAGAAGGGTTCTTGGCTAACGAAAGAGGAAAGAAAAGAGATTGCCAAAACGGGGAGTCTCTAATCCCACAAGAAAGAAGGGCAAGGATTGCCCTCTTTTTTACGTGCAAAACAGGGACTCTTTTTAGGGATAAGAATAGTGAAGGGAGGATTACCTCCTTCCGAAAAACCTATTTCCTTTAAGGGGACTGTTATGAAAACCGAGACTAAAGAAAATCTTGCAATCGCTGGTGGATTCCTGGCCTTCTTGGCCGCTGCTGTTGGTATCTCTGTCCTGGATGAAAAAGCGGGTGGTCCCGAGGCTCGTCGTCTCCAGGCCAAGCGCGATGCGGCTCGTCGTGAGGCGCTCCTCCAGGAAATCCGGGAGCGGCAAGCAGAAGCTGCCAACCTGAAGCCCTCTTTTGAGGGTCTTATGGATGCTCTGGCGGGACGTTCGTCTTCCCGTCTTCTCGTGGACCGCATTGAAGCGATGGACGACGACTACGACAAGCGTCGTCTTCTCCGTGACTGGGTTCACAGCGGTCGTCGTCTTGATCCAATCGAAGCTGCGGACATCCGCTCTTCGTTCGATTGGATTAGGCGAGAGGACAACGACCTGCTGAGCGTTGCGTGCGGAAGCCGCACAAACCGCACTTTCGCAAGGCGGTAGTACCGGCCCTATGGGGGGCCACGTGGGGGAGGTATTCGGAATCGGGGACGCGAGTCCCCCCGAGTACCTCCCCCCACTTGTTTATTCTATTACCGGGAAAAGACACATGCCAACCTACTGCTTTGAGTCTGACGAAGTGTTGAAGTACTTCTATGTGTCCGAACAGGAAAATAATGACATTACGTTCTCAATGAGAACCAATAAGTGTCAGCATCTCTGGTTAGTCCCTAGTTATTCTCCACGGTCCCAGAAACTTTTTCTGGGTTCCCCAGCCCAACCATCGTCTGACCTTGGGGATCTCATTGGTTCTAGACCTATTGCCTTTGGGCATGGCTCTCACAAGCAAACAAAAGTTGGGTGGTACGACAAAAACGAAAGACTCTGTGACTACGACCTCCCCATAGTTGCGTGGCCTGGGGAGCATAAAGAACTATCTATTCTGCCCGTAAGGGCTCTCAGGGAGCGAAAGGCCGAGTTCACTATCAGTACTTGGCTATTCACCCTTTTCACAAACCGTGGACATCTGACCACACAAATCAAAACCGCCTCGACACAGTCGAGTCAATCTATATTCATGTATTACATGGGTAGAAGGAGTTAGTTATGGCAACAGTTATTATTGGTGATGTTCATGGATGTCTGGAGGAGCTTGCTGCTCTTTTGCCGGAAGTCCGCAGGAAGACAGACACAGTGGAGGAGATCATCTTCGTGGGAGACCTCGTTGATAAAGGCCCTCACAGTGTTCAAACTCTTCGATACGTCAGACAGCTATCGGAAGACCTAAAGGTCACAATCGTGGAGGGCAACCACGAGAACAAGAACTTCAGGTTCTGGAAGAAGGCTGAAGCCGGTGACGCGGTGAAGGCTATGGAGATGAAGGGGTCGGATGAGCTTGCCAAGATCATGGAGCACGCTGACCTCGAACTCCGTGACTGGCTTCGGGATAAGGTTGTACCCTATGCGGTTCGGCCTGAACTTGGGATTGTTGTGGTGCATGGTGGGATAACCCCTACCGTCGCGGAGCTTCCTGAAGACCCAAGTGACCTCGTCGGGAAGAATAAGAAGCGGGTACTACGAAGCATGTATATCCGTTATATTAATGACGAGGGTGTGATGATTCCTTTCGGACAGGAGCAATCTGGAGACAAGTTCTGGTGTGAAAAGTATGATGGTCGATTTGGCCATGTGTACTTCGGCCACCAGCCCTGGTTGAAGGATGGTCCTGAGTACTTTGAGCACGCAACGGGAATTGATCTTGGCTGTGTTCACGGGGGTAACCTGTGCGCGGCCATTATTCGAGGCTCGCTACTTTCTCAGAGGGAATTCGTCACAGTCCCAGCGGGCAAGGAGTACTGCCCTCCCATCCTAGCGGACTAACCTCCCCTCCCCGCCTAACGCCCGTCCGGGCACCCCAAGGGGGGTCAGCACTTTTGTGCTGGCCTCCCTTTCTATTTTTTTATTTATTACTGATCTTCTTCATGACTTATTACTTGCTATATCATTTAGAGTATGGGGAGAGTTTTAGTAATAGTTGGAATATTACTGGTCTCGGCAGGCTGTCAGGAGGAGTATACCCTCCATAGTCTGCGCTGCCACCAACCCTGTTATACCGGCCCACCAGAGACAGAAAACGTAGGCGAATGTAAGTCCGGGTACCCCATATGCGAAAATGAACAAATTATTAGCTGTAATAATGAGGTTCTGCCCGATGATGAATATTGTGACGGCCTCGATAATGACTGCAATGGGACAGTAGACGACTACGTTCTAGACGAGGACGATGGGCAAAGCTGTGGTGTGGACATTGGGGAATGCTCTAGTGGTGTATACATGTGTACCAATGGTGGTATTGCCTGCGTGGGGGCCATCGGGGGATTTGAGGAGACCTGCAACGGGTTAGATGACGACTGCAACGGTCTCGTTGACGACGGGATAGCTATTACCGAAACATGTTACACAGGAGACCTAGACGATCTTCTCGCACCAAACACTGAGTGTCATGCGGGTGTTTGGGTTTGCTCGCAAGGTGAGGAGGTATGTGCGAATGAGCAGCTTCCTACAGAGGAAATATGTGACGAGAAAGACAACGACTGTGATGGGTTTATTGACGAGGACCTAAATGAGGGCGAGGAAGTAGATATAGTTTTCGTAATAGACAGGTCCGGTTCGATGGGTACGCACTTCGCAAGCGTAGCAAATGCGGCGCAACTATTCGCTGCATCCTTCACCGGGGTGCCCGAATTCCAATTCGCTGTAGTTGGTATACCTCATACACCCGGAACAGACGCAGTGGAAGTCCTGCTAGACTTCACTGACGCCGCCACATTCGTGACCACACTAGCGACAATGACCACGACTGGCGGGGGCGCTGAGGCAAGCTACGACGCGCTGTATACAGCATCTAATGGTGACCTTGGGCTCTCGTGGCGCGGGGGTGACACCAGGAAATACGTAGTCCTATTTACAGACGAGGCAGCGCAAAGCTACGTGTCCCCAGAGCTAACCGAAACAGATGTAGCGAATGAACTGGTATCTGAAGATATAACATTCTTTGGATTTATTACACCGACATACACCAGTCAATTTGATAATATCGCTGATGACACGGGTGGAGATATCTACTACCTTGGATCTTCAGCAGACATGGAAGATGACTTAGCCACAATCTTTAACGATGAGTGCTGGTAGAAGGATAGTAAACCATAAGGACCAAAAATGCGCCGTCCAGACACAGGCCCAGTGCCAGAAGAAATTATTACCGAAAAAGAAGTCAAGGCATGGATGCGCAAAGCAAGTCTCAGAGAACTAAACATCTTCACGGATAAGAATGCCTTCATTGTCCTTCTCTGTCGGGCTTTACTGAGAGCCTGGAAAGAACTTGGTTGGGACAAAGACCGCCCTGACAAGCCCTGCAAAAAGTAGTAACACCCTGGGTATAAGAGTTGTGCAAGAAGCACACTTACTTTCCTAGGAGGGAAACTATGACTAAGTTTGGAATCAGTTCTATTTGTTCTGCTTTTGGTAATAACGTAATCGGCACTCGTGTCATGAACCAAGGCGACTTTCTCGCTGTGGTTGATGAGGCCCTTCAGTCACACGACACTTCTGGTGACCGTGTTGAGGGGCAACACTTTGTGCAACTCCCCGAGGCCGCTGTCAGCATGGTGTCCGCCGGTGTTGGTCGGGTGGAAGGTCAACCGGTCGAGCACTTCGTTGTCCGTGAACATCGCGGTGAGGTTAACTGCTATCTTCACCGCGCCCATGCGGCTGATGCGGATGGTGTTGCAGCTATCGTCTACACCTGGGATGCCTACGCGGCTGACCCGGAGGTGGATGTGTTAGCCCCTGAGAATGCTGCAATGCAGTGTGACGGGGTTACCCATGTCATCGTCGCCGTTCTCGCCTTCGCCGGTCCCCAGTCTCCGCTGACGACTCACCGCTTCGTTTCCAACCTCGCTGGTGGGAACAAGGAAGCCTTGGAGTGGGATGCTAATGAGATTCGGAGTCGCGCTGAGGTAATCAACAGCTACTGGTCTGAATGGCGAGTGGTTGCTGACCACCACGAGGTGTAGCTATGAAAGAGCTACTGGAGCTTTACCGAGAGGACCCTAAAACATTCTGGCAGGAGCTTGGCGGGGCATGCTTTATCATGGTGGGTCTGTATGTGTTCACCGTGTTGATGTTCTGCATGTAGACGAGCGGTGAGCAGGTCATGCTGCTTATAAAGAACGCCGTTTGTCGGAAGTCGGGGGAGCAATCCCCCGGCTTTTTTTACCTAGCACAAAAAAGGACGGGGCAGCATAAGCCACCCCGCCCCGAATAGTAGAACTATTACTTGGTTATATTACTTCATGATCCAACCCATTGCACCAGCATGGATGAAGGTAACGCAGGCATCATCAAGGTCTAACGTGTACCCATCAGTGTTACCGTCAATGGCAATATTGCCACCAGAAACAGTAACAGAGTAGCCATTAGTCTTGGTGAGCTTCAGAATAATCTGACTGCCCTCAAGATCACATCTTCCCGTAGGCTCGCAACGCTCCACTGTAGGGTCCTTGGTGTAGTCTCTATCACGATGGAAGCGACCTTCATCGGGAAGTCGGAACACAACGTCAGCGGATAGCGGCTGCATAACAAAGTTATGTCGCTCACTTCTGCCAAAGTCACATTCATACTTCTCGTCACCAGAGATGGTTTCCCAACTGTACAAAGCGTCCTCAAGTTCATGAATCCTGCGATCCATGATCTTCAAGATCGTTTTGTCCATGCTCATACTGAACGCTCTGTCCTTATCGGCCTGCGAGGTCACCTGTTGGTAATTACTCTCAATCTTGCCCTTATTGGAAAGAGTGCGGTCACTGTTCAACTGGATATTTGCATCCTGCTGCGCATTCAGCTTACCGGAGTTCTTGATATGGGCATCGACCTTCTTATTGATCTGATTCGCATTTGTCGCAATCTGCCTTCCAAGTTCCGCATCGGCCTCTTTGGATTCAGTACGCACCGCAGCAAACTCAGCCACCGCCTCAGCACGCAACGTCTCTTCCGCATCCTCAAGATCAGAAGCGACAGCAGCAGTAGCTGTTGCAGCATCCTTTCTCGCGGAGTCAACCGCAGCTTTAAGCTCAGCATCAGTAGCAAGCTCTTCACCAACAAACTTGGCAACGTCAACGAAGCCAGTAGCCGGATCACCAGTACTTAACTGGACCAGATTGGAAGCGTCATTGTAGACACAGTTCCCTTCTGGCTGCTCTTGCAAGTCCCAACCACCCTCAGTTTTCTGAGCGATGTACCCAGCGTAACCATTGAAGGGGTCTTCAGGCTGTGCTGGTGAGTCTCCAAGTGGCTTGACGATGAAACGATCACCGGTCTGCGGGGCAGGTGCCTCACTAGCGTACTTGTAAGCACCGTCTACAGATTCGACCCACGAAACTTGTAGTCCCGCGAACCGCTCCACCATTGACGCGCTAAGCTCTTCGAGCTTTTCAGTAAGCGATGCATCAGCGGCTCCAAAAGCCTCTGTAATCTTAGCGTCAGCAGCCTTAAAATCCTTTCGGATCTTAGTGTCCATCGCTCCGCGCTTTTTAGCCTCTTCAGCGACAGCCGCTTCCAGCGTAGACTTTACGGAACCAAGTTCAGTCTGGTTGACTAGATCTAGCCCACCTTCGTGCTCCTTGTTCCGAGCCGCCTGCTCGATTTGTTCCCTTAATACTCTCAATTTATGTGACATAATTTACCTCCTCATCGGTATTGTTAGCGTCACTAACAGTATTCACGTAGAGGGCCCCTCACCATGAGGGCATCAGTGTTCTAACTAGGCTCTAATTAATTAGAACCTTGACGTTCCCACTACGAGAATTCCTACTTATAGTTTTACAGCTACAAGTAACGACGAGGAAGAAGTCCTATAAATTTATTACCGCGCTTTTAAGGTTAGGGCGCTCAATCGCCCAAAATAATTTTTGCCTCTACACGCTTCATAAGATCAGGCAATAAATTTACAGCAGATTTAACGCCAGCTTTGTAAAAATCAAACGCCTCAGATTCCGTGTAGTAAAATTGTGTCGCGTAGTCAGACCATTTATCTGGAGTCGGGGCATATACGATTTCTAAGTCTAACCCGGCTGAGCGCACGTCCTCAATGTCTTCGTGAATGTTTGCCTTTATAGCGGCCATACACCCACGAACAACTATTTTATGGAAAGGCTCTTTCTTAACAGAATGGTTATGCCCAGGTGTTGGATTATCCAAAATAACACCAATCACCAATGGGTTTCGCTTCTCCAGTTCAGGGACAGCTAAAACAAAATCTGCGGGGAAGTACGACGAAACACCACCATCAACGAGAAGGTCTACGTCGAAACGATGCTCCAACGGCATGCCATCCTTAACGTAGTCTGGGTAATCGGCCTCATCAAAAGGAAATGGTGTAAACACGCCTGGGATACAACAGCTTCCTAAAGCAAACTTTCGCCACGCTTCGGGTGAAAGATCTTGGAGATTGCAAACAACCTCTTTCCCTTGCGTTAACGAGTAAGCGTTAATGTAGCAGGGAGCTTTGATTGGTTTTGGGAAAAAATTGGGTTTGCTTATGGCATGCTTGTATAGCTTGGGGGAGCTAATTATCCCACCATCCTTGAGCATGTAATACACGTGGCTTATTACTCGACATATGCTCCCACCAATCCGAGCGTGACGAGAAAGGTTATCCGCCTCACTAAAAATGGTTAGCTCGTCAAACTCAACATCAGAAGCAAGCCAAGCGCCAACAAGGGCTCCTGCCGAGTCACCCGCATAAGCAGCAACCTCAATGTCTCTTTCTTGTAGTGCCTTCTTTATCTCATTCGCTATCGCGTATAGATAAGGAAGCCTCCCTCCAGCACCACTTAGAACTAAGCAACAAGGTCTAGTCATTTTCTGCAAACTTTAGATTCCACGGCCAATACCACGTGGGAATACCGTCAGGGGTTTTCACATAGACACGGTACGCCAAATTATACAGGTGACCGCGTAAGTCAGTCACCTCAAAAGTATCTCCGACAAAGTCACCCTCTACAACTTCTACTAGTTGACCTATTTTTGGGTGGCAAACATCCACTCCGGAAAACCGTCCTGAATATTTCCTAAGTTTGCGGTACTCCGTCATGAAAAACTCCTACCTATAGTTTTAGCAACTACTGGTAGGAGCGAGGAAGACGCAAAAAAGTTGTTAGGAGATCTTTGCCCTCAAGTCTTTGACTTGGACCTCAGCGATAGCTAATCGTTCACGGAAGTTCTCTTGCTCAGCAATGGCTTCTTTCAGCATCTCCCTATGTAGGGAGTGCATCTCCTGCATGCTGTTCAGCTTCTCTTCTATACGCGTAGTATTGATACTGACTTCACCGGCTAATGCCTGAATCCGTGTGGATAAAAACCAGATAGCCGGTACTATCGTACCAACTACGGTAATAAATATTGTGATTATCTGCACCCAGTTGTCGGCATCAGCGGCCATACGTACCTCTTATAACATATCGCTAAAGGAGGCATAATAGCCTCGGGTCTGAATTGATTATATATAAACTCAGACCTATGACGAAGTGTCCGAATTATCTTTTTCGGCGTCTTCAGCACCGTCAGGCACCGGAACTTCTTTGATTCCCCAGTAAACAAGCAGGTCTTCATATCCCTGAAGATCCTTCTGTGCTCGAACAAAACCATCCCAAGTGGACACATCATTGTCTAAAATGATCTTCACAAGAGCAAAGCAATTTGTCTCCAGACGGTTAATTGCGTTACCAGCCATCTGGTAACCCTTTAAAAGCTCCGCAATATACCGCTCAGCCACTTGCAGTCTCTGCTCGGGATTCAGAGCGCCGCCCTCAACCTCGGTTGCGGGAGGTAGTCCAACGAACTCCGGAGGGAGCGGAGGTGCTGGCGCTGCGCCATTACCGCTTTGGTTTTGTTGTGCGCTTTGACTTTGCTGGGGGTTTTCTTGTGCGTTTTGCTGCGGGTTTGGATTTTCCATCTTTAGTCTCCATGGCGTTCAACGCCTTTAGTGCTTCCTCTTCAGAAACCTTTAACTTATTAACCTCGTTGAGGACAAACTCTATGGCCTCATAAGTAACTCTTGGGGTTATACAACTAGTGTCAGTAACTTCTAATGGTTCCGGGTCCTCACCCGTATCATTAGGCAGAAACTCCTCTAAGCAAGCCCCTAACTCTCGATATACCTCAATTCTGTGTTGTAAAACCGTAATTTTGGCCAGTACTTCCTCAATCTTCATGCTATGCCTCCAAGAGAGCCTTAAAGCGCAGGGCTAAATCACCACCGCTTGCAGTATCACCGATAATACTCTTCAGTGAGTAGAAGACACAGTCCCTGTCTCTCCCTAGCTCTAGCGTTTTCTTGTACTTGTCAAAATTAAACCCCGCTTCGCCTATCATTGAACGCGCTTTCTGAAAGACATGGTCTTCTTTTGTGCGAACAAGATACACATCGGCAGAGCCCTGTAACACCGTAAAGAACTCGGCCATCCTAGTAGCGATTCGGGCCGTTGGCATATTGAACCCATACGTATCGGGCAACTCCTCTCGGATAGCGACATTGCCACAGATCGGGCAAAGGACGGGGGAAACGAACCAATTATCATACGCTCGTTGGTACTGAGCAGGCCACTTGCTGGGGTCGTCAATGTTGTCCTCGCCTATTGCTTCCAAGGCGCTCTCGGGAAGAGTGAACGTATCACTGAAGGTCCCTTTGCAGCCCCCTTCCGAGCAAAACTTTAGGAGTTCATCAGCATTTCCAAACCAAGCGCTCTTCTTCCAAATATGAAAAGAGCCAAGTAGGTTCATAGACTTTGGTCTATGGTGAACACTTACTTGTAAAACATAGTCTGCAAGAACTGATTTAGGATCAACAATAGGCATCGTATTACACCGTTATCTAGTGGGGCGGACCCGCTGCTGCATTTCGTCCTCATACCCAGAGCCCTCTACAAAAGGAAGGGGCACTTCGATCATCCCAGGCTCATCGCCGGGAGCCAGTTCTGCGCTAGGTCGAAGGTTCGTGTGAATAGAGAGGAGGAGCTTGCGAATTTCTTGGATAGACCGGTCAATTTCTTCCGACTCAAAAATCAAGACCCAGCCAAAAACAAGCTTCCCTTTACTCATAAAGTATTTCTTACCAACAAAGGAGTACCAACTCCCCTCGTTCTCAAGAAAGTCTGCCAGAACCTTTAGCCAGTAATCGTCATCGTGAACACGACAAAGAAAACGGACATCCCCGTTTCTGCTGGATGCGGTAACAACCTCAATGCACCCACCTAAGGCGGATAAGGTCTCCTTCATTTCGAGTTGAAGCTTCTCTAGCGAAACTGCTGGTTTACTTTTCTGTGCTTGTTTTTTTCTAGCCATGTCATATCTCCTATGTGACGATTTTTAGGCCAAAGCTGACCTCTGTCATTGTTGCGTTTTTTGCCCCAGCCCCAAGAAGGACAACTACGTCTTCGGCTAGAGATTCAACTTCAATAAGATTGAGCCCAATAAAATTATAGGCCTTCTGGTCGTCCAAAGTGTCTACCTGATTCAGGGGGAGCACAGACGGGATGCCCACCCAGTCTCGGAAGAAAGGCACGGAGCCCACAAACAAATGACTCGAAAATAGTTGTCTATGTGACAAAGCCATAAGTGCTTCCAAGAGAGTTTCTTTGGGTGATTTGGATGTGGAAAACTCTTCGAGGTCAATCCGGGCCAAAACAACATCTGCGGAGTCCTCGGGCTCACCGATACGCAAGGAATCCGAAATGGCCTTGTACCAGGAGATCTCTATAGGTCTCCCAGTCCTTAGGATAATTGATTGGACATAGGGCTTGGATAGGACCCGCTTCATTACAGAGAGTATCCCCTCAACAGTAGGCGGTGTGTCTATCTCCTCCACTGAGAGCATCAACGATGCTGACCTGTCCTCTGCTGAGCCGTCCTTCATATCTGCTCCACCTTTACGGTCTTGCTAGACTTCCGTCTGAGGTACTCTAAGTATTGAATAATAATATCCGTCATGGTTGTGTCATGCTTTGCGGCATGGAGTTTTAACCATTTATGTAAATCGGACGATATACGAATTTGCATCATCTTTTTTTCAGACAGCATAGCTTCTGCTACCTCCTCTACGACACTCAACAAACAGATCTCCTGTTCTAAAGTGCCCTTGTAGGTGATCCCATCGAGGAATACCTGACAAAGCCACAACCTGCTTCTTGGGTTTGGTGAATAATCTTTTATGGAGTCCAGTATCTCTCTGGACGGAAATGCTGGCGGGAATTTCCCGTGCCCGAACCGAAGACCCTCGCGGACAATGTTCGCTGCCTTCATTAGCTCTTTTGAACGCTTCGAGTCCTGGTGAGCTATGTCCCCCTCCCCTCTCCGAGTCGTTAACCGGACTCGCGGGGGAAGCGTGGACCTGCATTGCTTGCAAGCCTTTGTTTGGGGGGATTTTTTTCGTCTTGGTTGACCACATGATGCGCATACCCAGTATTTATTAAAATTGCGGTGTCTCGTCAGCTTCTTGTGGTGGATTGCCCGAGCCATCCGCACCTCCCATGCCAACACCAATCTTCCTGGCAAATGCTTCCGCACTTTGTTGGTCCACAAGGCCCGCCAACGCTGAAATGTTAGACGGCTGCGCCTCCTCTGGGGCGGGACCAGCCGACTCGTCTTCCGGGATCATGGGTTCTAAGTGGGCCATCACATGGCCAGCTTGCTCATCAGAAACCGGCAAAGAAAAATCAACTCCGGTAGCTAAATTGAGCAGTATAAGTTCTGTTGTGGATGTTTCTCCGTCAAACAGAACCGTGGAGCTAACCCCAATAATAAGTATTCCGCTGTTTATCTCATTGGTCATCTTCTTTTACCTCATACTTTTCTTTGTCAGACAGATTCTTAATAACAAAGGGCCCCTGCACAAACGCCCTCTCCAAAATCTCTGCTGTACGATCTCGATGGCTTCTTCCGGTTGCCTCGATATACGGATATGCTGCCCGTTTATACGCATCAAACATTTCCTGTTGTTCTTTTGAGCCCTGCGTATGCAGTTGCGCCAACGAAAGGTAAAAACCTTGCTCCTGCCGGTATCGTTGGACCAATATGCAAAGAGCCTCCTGCAAGCTGCCAGGACGGGGTGGAGCAACCACTTTGTCGTAAAACAAATTGGCACGTGCCCAGCCTATAGGAGACTCTACCCATTTTTTAGTTTCTCAAAATCATCGGTATACAAACGATCAACGCGATCATTGAACCAATGAAGGTGGATAAGGAGAAGCTCAACAAGCTTCTCCCCCATATTCATGACCTTCTTGAAGCGATCATTAAAAGCATCGCTGTCAATCTCTCCCTCCTTCACCTCGTATGGGGGGAAGGCATTACCGTTAATAGAATCGACGGACAACACAAGACGCGCATAGCCCATCCAGCTTCGCAGCCCCCAGTCAGTCGCCGCCTCACCTTCTGCGCGACGCTCAATCCAAAAGTTCTCCGAAGCGAGAAGGGACCGATATCTGACAACAAGCTTGTCCTCTAATATGGGTACATGCTGTGATACACGCCCCGTTAGGACGAGATCAGAGAAATCCATCCCAGTACAGTGCTCCTCAATAGCCGCCCTAATTTCGGGGTTGTCTGTTGGGGTGCCTCTATAATAGATGGACTCGGCTTGATACTTGGCGGCTTCCTCTTTTACCGCTTCTGGTAATTCCTCAAGCTCTACGCGGTGCTGCTCCGCAGCAATCTCCTCGTCCTCCTTGCGCATGGCTTCCACGTCCTTGGCGTACGCGTGCATCTGCTGCATTGTTTCCGGACGAATCCTTGGGGCCTCTGGCTCCTCTACGGGAGGGGGTGGCTCGGGTTCTTCTCCCGAGATCTTCTTCTTTATTTTACTTAAATCCGGCTTCTTACTTGATGACATTTAGCGTGCCTCCTCCATAACTCGGTCAAAGGGAAATCCAGCCACATCCCACTTTCTTTTGGTGATATGGAAGTGTGCTAGGTGCCCCTCAAAATTTTCAGGCTCATCAATAACAGTGTTTGAGTTTGGGTGCACCAATGGAATACCGAATTCGTTATATATGAAATTACTTAAAGCTATACAAGTCTGAATTTGAGATTCGTACAATCCTAGGAAGGTAGGAGTGCTGTCATGCACCTTAGCTGTCCATACAGGGCGTGGTCCCCAACGTTTTTCGTAATACTTCTGGTACTTCATATAAACCGCGTCGGAAATCTCGAAACCAAGGGACACCTTGTTCACCTTACGATGCCCAGCGTGCCACCCTACATGGTCATGGAAATCAAGATGTTGGAGGAGTGTCCCGTCATTATCAATACTACCATGACAAGATATACCGCGCTTTTTGAGAATCTTATAACAAGACTCTGCGCTAAGGGCTGCGTCCCAATGCCACACAACAGAGGTTGGTGCCTTTCTTCGGGTAGAGTGGCCCCCGCCAATTAGCGAGTATGCTGAGTCGGGTGTGCACGGGATACTCTTAAATGGGACAGGCTTAAGAATACCCCCGACAGTGATAAACCCTTCAGCGTCCGGATAGCGCTCATGTGCAATAAACTCTGCCTGGGTTTGGAGTCTTCTCCACGTATTCGGGCCACACTTGCCATCAACAACTAACTCCTGCTCTTTCTGAAAATCTCTAACCGCGTCCGAGATCTCTGTAAGAGTTGCAGTGTCTTCTAGCCCAAGGTGTTCCCTGGTCCACCCCAGTTTAGACATGCTCCTAGCGTTATATTCATCGGCTGTCATTTATCTCTCCTACGGACTTCATCCACAAAGCGTCCATGCTGTGTTCTTCTACAGCCATCACAACCAAAGGATGGCCAACGATGTTTAGACGCGTATGATAAACAGGCGTCATAATTACCGCAATCCATATGTCTCGGTATCACGTTATCGTCAACCGATAGTCGAAAAGGCCCCATCTTATTCCGGGCTTCCGTCTCCTTGGAAGTCGCCCTCCCCACGAAATCCCACAGATTCCACTGCTCACCGGCCCGTACCATTATCCCCTCCCCATCAATAAGTTGTACCGCGCCAGAAACTCTTTCTCTGCGGTTTTGGGCAAAAGGGGACAAAACGGATAGTCAGGCTCCTGCACAAACGGGGAAAGAAACTTAAATTCCTGCTCCAAGGCAGTTCGATCCGCATCATGGATGGCCTCAGGAAACGGGTAGATAAGGGAAAATCTAGAGGCAATACAACTCTCTACAGACTTCTCAAAATCTTTATAAGTGGGTAATAATTTCTTAAGAGGACTGACTACGTCCCCCAGGTATGCCTCAGCGGCGTCATGAAGAAGCCCAGCCAAAGCTAGCTGCGCGTCATTTGTTTCTTGTTCAACTATATTAGAAACCATAACGCTATGCTCGGCCACCGAGTAGTGCTCGTCAATGTGCCCGTTAAACCTACACTGTAAAGACAGTGCATGGGCGATATCTTCAATAAAAACTTCTTCTGGTTTTGGGTCTGTGAGGTAGAACCGTCTCCCGGTCCAGGTGTGTACAAAAGGCCCGCGTTCTTTTTCAAGCATATATTTACCTATTAACAAGCACTTTACTGTGATGTGTATATAACATATCAAACATTACAGCAAACATTAACCATATTTCAGTATAAGTAAAGTGATAACCCTATCTCTTAAAGGAGGATAACTATGGGTCTGGATTGGTGTGTGAGAGACAAAGTGAACGCCGGTATGGATGCTTCTGTGAAATTCGCGGAAGCTCATCTGAAAAAGGTAAACAGTGAGATCACAGAGGAGTGGGCAAAATACGCTGATAAAGCATTGCAAGAAAACCCTGAGGTCTCAACGCATATTTTCCCCAACCCGGTGGATGATGCGTTTAGAAAAACGGATATTTTCAAAGAACTAGATAAGAAACGAAGTCATTGGGAAAGTGTGCGAGAACCTAATGTGACAAGCCCTATGGAGACCCTTGGGGCTCCTAGAGTTGGTTATGACGATATTGCTACGGAGTACGCCAAAAAGCAGTACGGGGAGTCAGAGAAGCTTAGGGAGCTATTCCCAACAATAGAGCAGTTCTTGGAGGACAGAAAAGGATTCTATGTGCCTCAATTGGTGTCCTCTGATGGGATTGCCACCGTGACCGGGATTTTTACCGGCGCAGAAAGTTTCCGGGGCAAGGAGATTGCCAACATGGCTTGTCTCCATGAGATGGGTTTTGATGAAGATTGTTATGCGGATAGGAATGCAGATGAATTGTATGAACTAGGGGTTTCGCTAGATAAAGCAGCGGACCACTACGAAGCAAATTGTGAGCAGGTAACTGCGGAAATTAAAGAGGAGCTTAAAATCATAAGGGATGCGGCCAACTGGTGTCGCTTCTGGGGTGAGCGTGGGCACGGGATGTACACGTGGTATTGATAAGAGGATAGTATGGAAACAATTATTAACGGTTATTACCCGCTAATAGCGGATTTAGGTGAGCCCAAATTTTGTTTGGGACAAGTGGTTGCAACGAGCAACTTTATAAGTCGAATAAAAGAAATCGAAGATATTAACGCAGATGAGGTTATTCAATTGGCACTCATTCGACACCAAAGCGGTGACTGGGGAGATTGCTGCCCGGAAGACTCTAAAACAAATGACCACGCTCTAGAAAACGGCAATAGGTTGCTTTCTGTGTACAACTGGGAAAGTGGGGAAGAGCCTCTAAAATTCTGGGTAATCACTGAATGGGACCGCAGTGCAACCACGATTCTTCTGCCAGAAGATTACTAGGGGGGCGCAATGAGCGGAACACACAGCACTTACAAGGGCGACAGCCCAGGTAAGAAGGTTGCTCGGGCGAGACTTTGGCTCAACGCTGGCATGGTTATGACAGCGCTGGATGTCCAATACCGAGGTGCCTATGTCTTGGCAGGTGAGGGTGGGGATGTTTCCACCCTAAAAGCGCTTGGGTTTAAGCCTGAGACAATCACCGCAGTAGACCTAGATCCAGAATATGCAAACTTCTGTGGCGAACTGTACCCAGGAATTACCACCCTGGCTGGTGAAGCTGGGGAGTGGGCAGGCTGTGTTGACTATAACGGAGCCCATCTAGATTTTTGTAATGGAATAACCCTCGAAAACATAGATACAGCCAGAAAAGTAATTTTAGGTGCTGGCACATATCCTATGTGTTTGGGGATCACCATGATGAAGGGTCGAGAAGCCCCGGCTAAGCTGAATAAACACCTACACCCAAACATCCCCAGAAAGATTCGTAAGGACCTTATGAAGGCGGGTAAGAAGTTTGGTCACTCAGCAGGAGATCAACTCCTTATGCGTGGAAAGATGTTTGACCCGAAAGTGTGTATTGGGCGAGCACGAAAGCGCTTGCTAAGCCACGCAAACGGCCCAGGCTGGTATGATGAATCAGACAATTGGTTACGTAGCGCTGTAAAGAATGGGAAGCTTACACCGCTCGGTACCGGGCTGATTAGAATGGATGCTTTCCGAAGTTGTCTGAATGTCCTCTTACTGGAGCATGGGCTTGGGGTCGTACCTGTTATGGCGCTTTGCTACCACAGCAAATCCAATCATAGTAACGGTACACCATTTGTCTGCGGGAACTTCATAGTTGCGAAGCTGCACGAGCTTCAAGTCTATGAGCAGTACCTCTTTACTTACTCGCCCAGCCTCATGTGTTTTGAAGCCATCCCAGGCAGGGAAAGCCAGAGCGCTCTACGCAATTTTGCACTAAGTGCTGCCCACGGCCTCCCATCGAAAACCGTTGGAAATCTGTTCGATATCCCCCCGGAAACAGTTATAGCTTGGCGTGCTCATGAAACTCGTGGTACATACAAAGATATACGGCATAACCGTTCAGGACTTCGAGTAGCCTCAGAGTCTGGTAACGAGTCTAGGCGTATTGAGTATGACGAAGCTTTCAAGGAGGGCACCGAACGTAATCCACTTTGGATTAGCTCGGCTGGTAGACAGTTCGGTGCGCCATTAGACATACAGCCAATGTACTCTGGGTGGGGCAATATTGTGTATACTCCTGAGTGGGAACTCAGGTTGATTAATAGTGAAGAAGATGCCCGTATAGAAGACGGGCTCCATTTGGAGCTTACCGCTAAAGCGGGTAAATAAGGAGGTTCTAATGCCTATAGAAAGATTAATAGCTAAGCAAACAAACAGGAGTTCTACGTGGTTAGCTCCCGAAAAAGTAAAGGCATTCAAAGAGGCTTACGCTGAATGTGAGCATGTTGGTGAGGACTACTTTAACTTTGAAGGGAAGCCTGTCCTCAAATCATATGCGGAATACCTACTAGAATATGTAGAGTCTGAGCCCAGGCCACCGGTAACTAGTCAATGGGCCGAGTGGGCAGATAGTGATTGGCTCTGGTCTTGCCCTGAAGCTTGGGGAATTAAGAAGCGGTAGCCTCTACCAAGAATACATAAGTACATTAACCGGAGGGCCGGGTGGGGGAACCCATCCGGCCTTTCTTTTTTGTGATGCTGGACACGGTGCGGAGGCGCACCGGGGATCTAAAGGGTGCGGTCCCAGCGCACCGAAGGAAAGAAAATAAATGTCATACACAGACAATACACCAAAACTATATGAGGTATACGGAGAGTACTACCAACCAGCGTTAGTGGATGGGAATCTTCCCGAGGGTCAACTAACGTCTTTCGATGTCTATCACAGTAAGGAGGCTTGCCAGGACTCCTTTCCTGACTGTGAGATTGAGACGTACTCTGGTGGGGATATTGAGAGTCCTAGGTTTGTGGACTACACGCCCGTTGTGGTGTGGGTACCCGCTAGGGACAGACCAGAATGTTGGGATTGGGACCTGCGGACTTACCTGCTCGATAGCGTTGCTGCCGCCCACTCATTTTTCACTGTGATGGACCGACACGGTCAACCAGTAAAGGTTGTGGGGCAAAAGTAATGAGACGACGATGAGTAGCCAACTTCCCCTGTGGTTTAATTGGATAGACTCATACCCTGACCCACTTCGGGGAGGGGAGGTCATTGTAGGCGATGGGGTTGGGGCTTGTGTTGCGTCATTCAAGTTCCGTGTAACACAAGTTTCTGCGGAATGGTTCTACGCGGTTTTCAAGGATGGCTGTGATTATCAAGACTCATATATTGTTAAGGAAAAAGTTGGGCCCTACAGAACTGCTGAGGAAGCCTACAAAGACGCCATAGAATTCTGTTGGCTAGAAACCCTAGTTAACGAATATCTATGGTTATGTATGTGTGATCGCGAGATTCAGCCGCCCGGTCATCCGGGTGGGTGCCAATACTGTTTCGGTCTCAAGAAACTAAAAGAAGAATAACTACTAATAGGTGTCCGGGGTGTAAGACCGGACACCTTCTTTTGAGGAGATGCCACATGGCCAATTATTATGCAACGGCTCGAACGAGCTACGTGAAAGTTAAAGACGAGGCGGTGTTCCTCCGGTGGGCTGAGACAATTCCTGAAGCGGAGGTCATCACTCATGAAACAGAGGAACACGGTAGACTATACGGGTTTCTTTTTGGTCCTAACAGCGATTGCGGGAGCATCCCCTGCTGGGTAGAGGACGAAGATACGGGTGAACATCACGACCTAGACATCTTCAAAGAAATGCAGCCCCACATCGCTGATGGATGGTCCATAACGTTTATGGAAGTTGGTGCTGAGAAGTATAGATATGTAGTGGGCACAGCAGCGGTGGTCACGCCCGAAGCAATCGAACATTACGACCTAAACAGGTGGGTATGTGAAACCCTGAACGGCCTTGGTGATCCGATGAGCACCTCGTGTGAATACTGATGGGGGGTCTACATAATCAATGTGTTGCGAAGTACGTGATACATGGACGGAAGGTAGAGGTAGACCTGTGCTGGCAGGGGGATGACCCCGAAAGTGACGGGGATCGCTTTTATGACCTCTATGATGAAAAGGGGTTCTGCCTAAATGAGGGAGAGCCCTGGCATGATGATGGTCGCGGAGTCCCCACCAAAGAAGAGATAGAAGACGCGTTTAGTCACTGGAAAACGGAGGCCGAAAATGGTTAAGGCGACATGTGCATTCGTGGCACAGGACGTGCTCGACATGTTTGATGTGACCGAATCAGAAGCAGAAGAGTTCCTAACTAACAATAGAAAACATATTGAATCCCACATGTGTAAAAGCGGTTGGGAGGTCATCGAAACCCTTGGGGCTATGGATGGCTTAAGCCTGAAGTCGGGGGACGAAGATGGCGATTAAATATAACCACATGATGGACATGGCGTTCAGTATCGAAACCGAGGCTGACGAAGAAGCCATCTTCAATAAAGAAAATATGCCCGCACTACTTGCAAGAGCTAGGGCGAGGCTTGATGACATAGAACGTGAGGGTTGCACAGAAGCCTTTGGTCTTTGCGATACCTATGAGGTGGATGATGTATGAGACAGTCTTAAAATATCAAATGAGGATGGGGTGGACTGACCGGACAACGGTCAGCGTGCTCAGCGATTTTATCGAAACACTCCTTTCCCCGAGCCACGAAGCGCACGAGCGGGTAGAGGAGCTTGTTAACTACATGGAACGAAGAGCCGAGGAAGAAGAAGAATTTGCTTCTGATTTTGATGACGAGTTCCTGGAGGAGATGGATGATGTTTGAGGACACCGTAATCCCTAAGAGATGCCCGGTCTGCGCTAGCGATAATATCGAGAGCGAGGGGCTAGGCAACGATGAAGAGCCTCCTATGACGGAGGCGTATGAGCGATGCTCTTGTGTGGAATGCAAGAGCCAGTGGATAAACCGGGCGGAACTCCGCTGGTATCAGTCAGAAGTAACGAACGAAAGGATGAGTGTATGACAGAGAAAATATATAACTATGAATGCTTCGGGGAGACCCTGGAGTTCGCGGAGTCTCTTGGGTGGGTAGACAACCACCCGGACAGCACAGATAAAGATTATGATGCAAACATGATTGGTGACGCTATAGAGCAAGAAGCCATCGAGTTTATAGAAGGCAAGGGCTACAAAATAGTCGGGTTTGATGATGACTAGATCACCAAACGACCAAGACCCGCCTGACTATGTAACAGGGGATACTCCCCTGGCCGCACTGTACGACAAAATCTACGAGAAGTACCCCTACCTAGAGGACTTCGAGGAGATACTACACAACGAAGTAACCGCTTCGGGTGAGCCCATTGAGGGCATCCATAGAATGCTTGAGTACGTCATCCACGAGGCTTACGCCGTGGGAGTAGATGATGCCAAGTCGGATATGGGTGAGCACCTCGCTCACGTTGAGCGTGAAGCTGTCGGCGCTGTTCGCATGGTCCTAGATGCCGCTACAGAAGAAGGTCACGAGCTTACCTTGTTTGGTAGAAGTCGTTGTAGCGAGATCTGTGACGCCATTGACTGGGACTGGCTTAGAAAAGTAGACAAACAATTCGGAGGAAAAAATGACCGATAACATTAGAGACTACGGGTTTGTAGACAGCAACCCTGTAGGAGTGCCTACTGCTAAAGAGGCACCGGAAGAGCTTCGTAAGGAGGGATGTCCTCATTGCGGATGTAAAGAGGTGATGGAAATCACCGTAGATGTTGAGCAAGAACTCTTGAAGGGTGGCGCAGGAAAAGGTACCTACTTTGGGTGTCCTGCATGTCCATGGGCATCACCTATGATGATGGTGGCCCGTGGGTGACCGCTGCTACTTGAGGATTCAGATTCATCCTGACGATTATCTAATCGCTAAAGAGCACCTAGAGCCTAAAACATACCAAAGCTGGCCAGACGCTCTGGGAGACACCTCCTCCGGAGATTTCTGGGCTGACGAGGTATCCTTCGAACACGGTGCTCTTATTATAGAGGAATACGAGGCCAACTATGGTTGGTACGACGAGCTTGGAGAGATGGGCGTAGCCGGTTGCAGATTCATCGCCTACAACGGTGCTGGTGGTGAATACGGACATGGCTGTACTTTTGGTACTGGGGTGCTTAACCCTAGCCACCCATCTGGAGGGTACTATTACTACGAAATGGCAACCGACAGTGATGGGACTCCTATTGCGCGTATAGACATGAACGGGCTGCTTTACGCGAGAGATAAACCTAAACTTAGAGAAATGATGCGGGCCTACAGTAAGGTCTGCAAAATATTCACTAAACTACGAGAGCAAGCCGAGGAGTAACAACCCCCGGTTAGATAAACGCTAATAACTTGGAGATAGAATGGGACGCGAAAAATCCCGCTGGCTAAACTTGGATGAGTGGGTCTGCCCCAACCACATACCATCACCTAGGTATCCAATAAAACTTGAAAAATGTTGGTACCTAAACTGTGAGCAACGCCCCCCTATGGTCGAACGACCTGTCCCCAACACCGATATTTGTGCATGGCATATGTGTGATAAGGGTTTTGATGGCAAGGGGGCATTCTCCAGGGAGAATAGTAAATATTGCTCTAGAGATTGCTCTAATAAAAATGCTAGGTATAGACACAAAACTCGTAAGGGGGCGTCAAATGAATGAGGATGACTACCAAGCAGAAATCAAAAAGTTGGAGATGGCAGTGAAAACATTACTGTACATAGTTAATGAATATATGGTCCGAAATAGCTCAGGTATTACCGATGACCATGGCCACCCCCTAAACTTCTCTGCGGAGATGTCTGCTGTCCGTACGGCCTTGCAGCAAACAGAAACCTTTAAGGCAAGCTGGGAATAGAATGTACTTAGATAGAAAAACTTATGAAGAACGACGAGATGCCATACTCTGGCTATGCGATAAACTAAACGCTTTCTGGCGCTGGGTTTCTCGCCCCTTTAGGAGAAACAATGAGAGAATGGAACGGTAGCTGTCAACGCTGCTACACAAAGACCAATTGTCATATTATGTCCATGTATTCTGAATTACTTATCTGCATGGACTGTAAAAGCAAAGAAGAGAAGCGTGATGATTATAGAAAAGCCCGTGATGCGGATGTTGCCGCAATCAAATCCGGGGACTACAATTTCAGAGGCGTCGGTGAACCCTCTAGATAAAAAAGAGATGTGCCAACAATATCCGGACTATGAGCAGTCCTTCATATTTGACACTACGCCTCTGCCATTGGACCAGAAAGAGTCCACTGCACAAAAGACAGCGTAGAAAGCATTTTCTCGCAAAAGCTGCCCAATAGGTTGTTATCCTCTAATAGGGCCTTCCAGGAACTTTCATCTAGCCTAACTCCGTTATGCTGGGCGTTCATAATCCTGACTACATCTATGTCCTCCTCAGGCAAGAGAATTCCTTCGTCACCAAAGTTAGTGACACTGCACTGAATTTTCCATGTGGCACCCCCTACGGGGAAATCCACAAAGAATATCAAAGAGTTCTTAGTCATTGGGCGACACCTCGTATACAAGTTTACCTAAGGAGTAGGTAATGGACGAAGTCTGTAATAAAAACAAAGAAGCTAGTTTGGTCAACAAGATCATGTCCTATGAGGCTGACGAGATGTCTCAAGAGGAGGAAATTAGTTTCTTTCAAGAATTGATTAACTCCGGAATGGCTTGGAATCTACAAGGCCACTACGGAAGAATGGCGGTACGGCTTATTGAAGAAGGGCTGTGCCAGACAAAGGAGACGTGATGGGACAATACTATAAAATCACTAATATTGATAAAGAGGAATACCTGTGTCCCCACAAGTTTGGATCAGGTTTAAAGCTAATGGAGTTTGGTAATGACGGGCAGTCAGCGATGACTGGTCTAGCCGTTCTACTAGCAGATGGCAACGGACGTGGTGGAGGGGACCTAAGAAGTGAGCACCCGATCATCGGAACATGGGCTGGCGACAGAATCGTGATTGCTGGTGACTACGCGGACGCAAACAAGTGGTGCCCCAGTACCAAGGAAAACCTGTACGCCTACGCCGAACACGCCTACAAAGACATCTCTGACAAGGTCATCGAGGCCATTGTTGACGGTGAGGGTGATTGGCACGACTTGTCGAGGCTCGAAAAGACGCAATTCGGTTGGCGAAGGATTGCGGGCGGGTCAGCCACATGAAGCTCTACCACGGAACTTCAGAAAAAGTTGCCCGCCTATCGATGGCGGAAGGATTAAAAACCAAGGACAGCACTGGCTCTAAAGGTAACTGGGAGCACTCAGTCGATTCTGCGGGTGACCGCGTCTACCTATCGGTTGCATACGCTGGATACTTTGCCAACTGCGCGGCAGAAAACGGTGAGAAATGGGGTATCGTTGAAATTGATACTGACCTGCTTGACGAAGACTACCTCCTCCCGGATGAAGACTTCTTAGAGCAAGCCAGCAGAAATGAAGTGCCTCCGGACGATGATGACATGGGGCACTTCTTCGATGACCTTAGGGATGCGAATGAGCTACCCGATGGTGCCGAACGTATGAAAGCGCGAACAACTTTCTATAGAGATAACGCGCCGCTGCTTTTCGCACATCTATGGGAACACTCAGTAGAGCACCTGGGTAACTGCTGCCACCTTGGTGACATCCCACCAGAAGCAATCACCCGTGTTGCTGTATTCGATCCGGAGTCAAATTCAGATATCTACTGGTCTGTGGACCCGTGTATTACGTTGATGAACTACCGAATCTGTTCGCCTAAGTACAAAGCTATCACTCGTTGGTTGGCGGGGTACGAGGACATAGACGCTAAAGATATGACATCGCTCTTCGCGCCAGACGCAAAGATTACAATTCCGGATAATGACAACATTCCGGAAGAGATCCGGGCACACATCGATATGAAAAACCAACTGTTCGACGCCAGACAATACTGGCAGGAAGTGGTCATACCGAATCGTGCAGGTCTAGAAATCCTCAAGCAAAGCGCTTGAGATTAAAGTGTGTCCTACGGGGCACACTTTTTTACCTACAGCTTATCAAAAACAACGGTTCCTTCTGTGCTCCCAGGAGAGACCTGCCAATCACCCGGCTCCCTCTTTGAAAGCTGTGTGGCTACGAAACTGGTATGGGATGTGTGCTCATGCCACTCGGTTGCTAATACCTCTTTAAGGATATGGGGCCACAAGTTATCGTACCTATTAGGAGGTAACCTCTCCTTGCCCCCACTAAAGTCCTCGGAGACATATGGGCACCCCTTCCTAAGCCAGCCTCTGTCTTTAGCGTAGTCTGTGTGCCCGCACCAAGGGGCTACTTCCATCCGGTCCTCATATACTGAGCACTGAAATCGCCCTCGTCCAAGGTCCTCCAGTGGGCCTTCTCCGGTGTCTTCGAGGAACTTGCAGTGTAAGCCCTCAACAACCACATCGTGACCGTTAATGTTGACAGTAGCGTGGCACCCAACGCCACATCTTTCACACTTACTTTCATGCTTGTCGTCTGCGGGCCCTGACTTGGCTATTACAGGTAATACCTTTTCGAAATCTTCCATGCATCCCTCTTAGTCTGCTGGCCCGTGGATAACCGCAACAAGGCCTTTGTCTTTATCATGTAAATAAACCGGGAGAGACTTGGGAGCCCCAACATACCCGGAAGCAGCGTGCCACCTGTCTGGTCCGGACAGGCTGGGTAGCTGTCTTCTTGTAACTCCATAAGAAACATCTGTCTCCGTTTTCTCATAATGTAAGTGGCCTGTATAGATAGTTCTATGATTAGCCGACCAGTCTTCTTTAGCTTCTCTTGCCATTAACCCGGCAAGGTCCTTCGTTTTCCCGACCTTATCCCCGTGAACAAAACCAATCAAGTTCTCCCCATACCTTGTGTATACACGGGGTGTCCTGGTCCTGTTTACTGTCACATCAATTGAGGTTCGGTAATACGCATCCAAGTAAAGAAGCAGCGCTAAGCCGGAATGGCGGTCGTGGTTGCCGCTCATAAGCACCAACTCAACCGGGCAAACCTGCCTAAGACGATTCACCCAGCTAACCATGAACTCACAACCAGAAACTAAGATTTCTGCTGGAGTCCCGTCCATGTCTTGGACAGTTCCTCTGGTGGTCGTCCCTTGCTGATTGTCTATTTGGAAGAAGTCGCTCCCAACGGGGACATATAACTTCTCTGGTGCACCAAACTGGGCCATTCTGGACAGAACCTCTTCTGTGCAATCAAAGAGCCTCTTAGCAGCGATTTCCCGATCAAACTGCTCCCAGTTTTCACCTGCGTCTGAGTACTTGCCCCAGTGGAAGTCGCTAAGCCCTATCACGGCTGCGTAAGGTCTTTTTGTTGGCTTTAGGTCTAGTCTGGTTGGGGGTGTGTCGGGCCTATCCGACATAAGAGAGAGGAATTCCCTAAACAGGGTGTCATCGAAGTTACGCCATTGGGCTGCGTCCTTTCTTACTTCCTTCCATCGATCACCCTCGATACGCCTATAAATAGCGGCTCGCCTAATCTGTAGTGCTTCCTCCGCTAAGTCGTCTTCCGACCTAGACATGATCTCCTCAGGGGTAAATGGCTCTCTATCATGAGTAATGCCATGCACCCGGAGGTACTTTGTTAGGGTGTTCCTGGGTAATTTGAATGTTCTAGAAAGCTCGTTTACCGAGGCAGGGTTAGAGTCGTAGTTGCTATAGGCGCGGCATATCTCTCTGTGGATAGACCCTGGGATGGCTAAAGCATGTGGTTCCCCTGGGAGGTAGGTGGTGTACACGTCTGCCTCTTCGTCGTACCAGACCCGCTTATCGGTTATAAACTGCTTTAGCTCTACCTTCTCTGGTTTTTCTTCCTCTGGCTTCGCCTCCTCCGTGCCTTTCCGAGAAGACACAACCCATTTACCCCACTTAACAAACTCCTCGTAAGAAAACCCAAACCGCTCCCCGTACCGAGAGTGGAGCCTTTTCCAGTCGCGTTTCTGAAGCTGCGCTAGAAGGCGGTCCCCGTGCTCCTTCTCAAGCCGCTCCCAATCTTCTGGTATCGTAACCTCGCTCAAATTCGCCTCCGTAAAAATACTACCTCCGTATAATGGTTCTAAATTTAGATCTGTGCTGGCCTTCGGGAGGTGGTAGTCGTCTACGAATACACATTATAGGTAATAATTTACGGAGAGTAGCCCCCCAGGATACCCTGGGGAGCCTTCTCTGCTTACCGTTTAATGTCTGTAGGCCTCAGCGCACGGGTACTCCATAATTCTTCAATTTGGCTGTATGGCCCCGGATCATTTGGACTTGTGTCCAACAGGGGCAAAACAGCGTTCACATCAGTCATATCATACTCGCTAGAGGCAAGGAGGTCGAAGACCCTTCCAAATGTCTGTTCTAAAACGTCGTATTCACGTTCGCATCTGATTCTCGCATTTGCAATAACGCTACGCCCCATCCGATAAGCTGAATCGTTGTTCCAGCGATTTGTCTCTGTAGAGCCGTAGGGCAAGGCGTACCCCGCATGGAAGCTCCCCCCAATGTCATCGGTAATAGCAATCCCAGAAGGTGCTTGGGGAGATGGGGCATAGCCTAGCGGGGTTAGCGAATTACCATAGAACGGGGCTGGCGTGATGTATGACCGTATCATCTGTTCTGGCAGGTTAAGCTTAAAACCTTGCTGAGACATTAACGACAAAGAACTTGCATAAAGTCTTCTTGCCATAAATGGTGTATGGAATACACAGAGTGTATTAACAAAATTTCTGGAGAGGAAGCCTCCAGGAGTTGACAAAAATTTTCTCAGTGATGGGAATGATGCTCCCATAATAGCTCTCCTCAGTGTATGTTTGCGCGGATGATTTATTTAGGATGTAATGGGGACTCAACTTGCTTATACCAATCTCGCCCACAAAACTGCGGCCATGTCGGGTATAAGGATGTTGAATGAGATTTATGAGCATATCTCCCTAGTAAGACACAGAAAAGTGTTCGGGTTGAGGCGGTAAAGGAATTCAAATTTTTATCTTATAAAGAGTAATTAGCGACAGTTAACTAAGGAGGTTTGCTGATGATATTAGACCAAGTTTCTTCATCAGAAGGACGAAAAGTACGCACCTTTTCATTGAGTGCGGCTTTCACACAAAAGTTCGAGGGGGAGCAGCCCTTGTGGGGGCCCTTGGGGTACTTCACGTATAAAAGAACCTACGCCCGACCAAAAGAGGATGGAACAACAGAGGAATGGTGGGAAACTTGTAAAAGAGTTGTTGAGGGAGCCTTCAACATACAAAAAATTCATTGTCGCCAACTGCGCCTTCCTTGGAAAGAAAAGAAGGCCCAAAAGAGTGCTCAAGAAATGTTCACTCGCATGTGGGACTTTAAGTGGCTCCCTCCGGGACGCGGCTTATGGGCCATGGGCACAGAAATGATTTTCGATAAAGGTGGCGCTGCCCTGAATAACTGCGCATTCGTGTCTACCGAGGAAATCGACGTAGACTTCGCGGCACCCTTCACATTCCTGATGGATATGAGCATGTTGGGGGTAGGCGTTGGTGGGGACACCCGTGGCGCTGGAAAAGTGAAAATCGAAGTTCCTAAAATGAGCACTGAGCCTTACGTGGTTAAGGACAGCCGTGAGGGGTGGGTAGAGCTTGTCCGAGATGTTCTCAACAGTTTCGTGGGGAGAGCCGGTAACCCTCCTTCAACTGCATACCCAGCTAACCCTGACTACTCCCAGGTAAGAAAGCGGGGCGCTAAGATAAATGGGTTTGGTGGGGTTGCCTCTGGTCCCCAGCCACTAATAGATTTAGTTGATGAGCTAACTGAGCTTCTGATGCCCAAGGATGGGGAGTCTTATAAGATCACGTCAGCTATTATCGTTGATATCTTCAACTTAGTTGGCAAGTGCGTTGTCTCTGGCGGTATCCGGAGGACTGCTGAAATTATGTTTGGTGACCCAGACGACCTAGATTTCATCACCCTGAAGCAGGATGAGGAAAAGCTTAGGAGTCACAGGTGGGCCTCCAACAACAGTGTCTTTGGTACTGTCGGTATGGACTACTCGGGAGTTGCCGAAAGCATTGCTGTTAATGGCGAGCCCGGTGTGATCTGGCTAGACAATATGCAACACTACCGTCGAATGAACGGGGAACGCGGTCGTTACGACATGCGGGTAATGGGGTCCAACCCATGCTCTGAACAGTCACTCGAAAGTTTTGAGTTATGCTGTCTCGTAGAAACGTTTCCTGCGCACCACGAGGACCTAGAAGACTACATCAGGACTCTTAAGTTCGCTTACCTATATGCCAAGAGTGTTACGCTAATCACCACCCATGACCAAAGGACAAACGCCGTGATGATGAGGAATCGTCGCATAGGTTGTTCTCAGTCTGGGATTGTCCAAGCAATCAACAAGCTGGGCCGAAGAGAATACCTTCGATGGTGTGACGAGGGATACGAGTACATTCGTGAACTGGACAGGACCTATAGTGACTGGTTGTGTATCCCACGATCAGTCAAAATGACTAGCGTCAAGCCCAGCGGGACTGTCAGCTTGTTGTGTGGTTCTACCCCTGGCATTCACTACCCCCATTCCGAGTTTTATATCCGAAACATCCGTGTTGCCAATACGTCTCCTCTTGTGTCCGCTGCCAGAGAGGCTGGCTATGTGGTTGAAGACGATACGTATGCTCAAGACACATCGGTGGTTAGTTTCCCTGTGAAAGAGAAGCACTTCTCAAAAGGGAAAAGGGATGTCTCAATCTGGGAACAGTTCGCTAACGCGGGAGACCTGCAAAAGCATTGGGCAGACAACCAAGTCAGCATAACTGTTTCATTCCAGAACGGGGAGCATAAAGATATCAAGACTTGTCTAGAGGTGTATGAGACAAGGCTGAAGTCTGTATCTCTCCTTCCTCTGAATGACTCAGACCACGGATATGTTCAAGCCCCATATATAGAAATCACAGAGAAGGAATACGAGAAGCTCTCCAAAGGGATTACGCCAATCGATTTCACCGCCTCGATTCATGAGGTGACTGATAAATTCTGTGATGGCGACAAGTGCGAGATAAAAATTGGTGAGTAACCAAGTGGACCCCCTGGATTTTCCAGGGGGTCTCACTTAGCCACATGTTTTTACCCGCGTCCGTTAAGCGTGTTGAGCATATCTAAAGCAGACTCTAGGTTATTAGAGACCTCGTAATTAACGTTGTCTCCAGGAGAGTGCTCCCATGCGTCCTCCGAAACTCGCTCGCTCGCGTAGTCTGATGCGCAATCCGCAGCCACGGAAGACGCTGCTGAAATCACATCGCCCACGCTGCTCTCAACCATCGAGTCTACTCGTCTAGCCTCATCTCTTGCCTGTTCCAGCGTAGAGATAATGTCTCCCAGGGAGTAATCCGGGGATGGGGCGGCAAGTGGTTTGCCATTGTTAATCTGATTCTCAAAGGCAGAGAATACTGCTTGGAAGTCCAAGCTTTTCCCGTCCAAAGAAAGAGTAAAATTTAGTTTGGTCATGTCATGATCGGAAATCCGTTCCGGATCTGCCATCAATGCACAACTCAAGAATTTTCCGAAAAGAGTCTCGGACACTGTCGTTAGATTGTAGTTCATTATGAGCCTCCTGTTTGGCTACTAAAAGAATTAACAAGGTATGTAGGAATGGACAGTAGGGGGGTTCTAAATAGCTTATACCAGGAAAGGCCCGATATCTACGAGAGGGCTGGATTGGCCGCGTTAGATATACAGGCTCCATAAAACCCAATATGTAACAACACTTACCAAGTATCACTGTGTACTTCTTTGTATACCAATATTACGGATAATACGTTGCGCTCTGGGTACTACGACCCTACCCTCGTTGAGGGATATGATGCAGTAGGTGTCTCCAACGATATGGGGTAAAATATGGATGATGACGGAGATAAAACGGCAACAATAATACCCTTCCCAACAAGGAAGGTTGAAACAGAGAGCATGCCTGATAAGATCAGTCTTTCAGAGGGAGACGCGTATGACCTTATCATTGCGATGTCCTCCATAAACATGGCCACCAAATACCGGGGAGAGTTTGATAGCAACTGCAAGAAAAGCCTGGAGACCGAAAACTTCCCCTGCACAGAAAATTGTGGTTGCTATCTCCACATGCTCTCCTCTATGGCATTAGAGGTTATTTTTGATGGACCAAGGAAAGATGAGGCTAGAGACGCACTGCGTCACGAACATGAAACGCTAAAAAGAGAAGGGCCTAAAGAGAAGGACGATGAGTAGACAAGCAGAATATGTGAAAGATGTTTACGTAGACGATCCCGATACCGGGGAGACCGTGCGGGTAGAAATATATAGGGACCCCGGAACATCTCGAATTTTTGGTCTTGAGGGTGATTACCTCGAAGATGCTTTCGCTAGTAACTCAGATCCAGTTGAGCTACGCTCCCCGTACGCTGGTGGAACGGTCGCAATCGTGCCATGGTAACCCACCGCAAAATAAACACTTGTGCGGGTATAAGAGGTCTGAACAGTTAGCCATGACACAAAAATTTGATATGCGAGAGCACCTGAAATCGCGGGTGCCAATATTCTTATTTGCTGCTGTATTAGCAGTAATTTTAAAACTAATAACCTTATTGTAGCCAACCTAGGCTCGTAGCTCAGTGGTTAGAGCAACCGGCTTATACCCGGTGTAGTGTCTGATAAGCACAAGGTCGTGGGTTCAAATCCCACCGGGCCTACCAACAAGGAGAGGGGTCACTTATGACTCAGGATAGTAAAACACCAGAGGATATCAGAAAGCTGATAGAAGAAGTCTTGCCCGGATTTATGGACTTTGTAAGAACAATAGAAAACGAGAATGAGGAAGACGGTACTTCCGAGTTTGTCTTGAACCTGTTTAAGGAAGCCACGACATTCCAGAGCGAGTACCCCCTAATCTCACACCTTCTTATGGACGCACTAGAATGCCTTAGGTGTCATGAGCAGCGCATCAACTTTTTGAAGGACGTGCTGAAAGATACGGGGGTCATCATAGAAGAGGCTCCAACTCCCTTAGATAAACGGTACATTAACTAGTACGATTTTGGGGTTGTGGCGGAACTGGTATACGCATCAGACTTAAAATCTGACGCCCTATGGGATTGAGGGTTCGAGTCCCTCCAGCCCCACCAATTCTTGTATGGGCCTCTAGCTCAGTGGTTAGAGCCCCCGGCTCATAACCGGTAGGTCCTGGGTTCGAATCCCAGGGGGCCCACCAACTATTTTCTTAGGAGGTTGCTGTGTCAAAAGGTGTACTATCTCGCTGCTAAGCGAGCCCTATCCAATAAGCAACGATACCACATAGCCGCAATCCTTAAGCGGCGTGGCAAAGTCGTACGTATTGGTGTTAACTCAAGCAAGACCCACCCCAACTGTGGGCGGCTATATATGGATGGGCATGCCTCCTACGCCATGCACGCCGAAATGAACGTTCTCCGGTTTTCTGAGCCGGGTGACACTTTAGAGATAATAAGGTTCCTGAAAGATGGAACATTCACTATGGCAAAACCCTGTTGCCTATGCGCAAAGAAGATAGCCAACAAAAGAATATCCGAGGTTAGATTCACTAACTGGCATGGCAACTGGGAATTATTGGATATTAGAGAGGAGAACACATGGCAGAAAGCAGCCAACAACATAAAGGATGTCTTTTTCTGATCCGGGGCTTGCCTGGGAGTGGAAAGACCACTGTGGCCAAGAGGCTGGTTGAGAGCAAGATGGATATGTTTGCAGCAGATGATTTCTTTGAGAAGTCAGGGGCTTACATATTCAACCCAGCGCTTCTTCCGGAGGCACACGAGGAGTGTAGAAACAACCTGGAAAGCGCGATGGCAAACAAGAGGACACCACTCGCGGTGCACAACACCTTCTCTATGAGATGGGAAGCAGAGCCTTATTTTGTGCTCGCCAAAAAGTATGGATATGCTCTATACGTCATTGAGTGCCAAAACGACTTTGGCTCCATTCATGGAGTCCCTAAAGAGGCAATCGACAAAATGATTTCTCGTTGGGAGCCGCTCATATAACAAGCGCAATATGCACCCGCCTCCTGGGTATAAGAACTTTGATGGGAAACACCCCACAAACTAAGGAGGATCGGATGCGTTGTATTCTTTGCGAAAAGCCGCTAATGGTTGGTAATATGGGAAGGCACAGGGTTATGTATTGCTCTGAGCAGGATTGTAGTGAGCATAGTCTCACCTACATTAATGGAGGAGACATCACATGTTCATTGAACTCACGGCCTACGATGACGAGGAATGGGTCCTCACCCTGGTTCGAGCAGATGACATTGTTCTAATTTCCGAACCAAATCAGGCGGTTGCAGAAGACTTCTCTATGGGAGGTCCTGTTTGCTGCTGGGAAGAAAAAGCTGATTTGGCCAAGGTGTTGTTGTCCAACGGAAGAGAAATTCTTGTAACTCAATCAGTTAAAGAAGTCTTCTCAAGGGTGATGGCGCTTGAAAAAAGCAGTGTGGGTTATTCGGTGACTATGGAAGGAAATGGTTTTTCCACAACAACTATGGTGCCGAGCAAATGATCCTGTATTATCATCCCTAATAAATAACCCTGTCCCCGGCCCAGCCTCTGGTTGGGCTGGGGTCTCAGGGTAAATTTATTACGTGTGTATTATAGAACAATGGGACTTAACTGACTCCAGGGGATAAGAAATGATTTGTATTGATTTAAGCAGATTATACTTCGCAATTCGTGATCTAAACGTCACGATAAATTACGAAAAGCTGCTTACCGTCTTAAAAGAAAAGACAAACAGTGAGACCGTGGAGGCCTTTACGAAGGCTGATCCAAAGAATGTAAACCAAAGTAAATTTTTAAAGCGTTTAGAGGACCTGGGTTACAACCTACATGTGTATGACGTAACAACCCAGGCAGACGCCTTTACAGCAGAGATCTCGGCTATGGCCGCTCTCTCTGAGGATAAAGAGATTACCATCCTCTCAAACGACCAAGCCCTTTTGGGCGTCTTCCGCCTGTTAGAAGAACGGGGAAGAAGTATGACTCTCTGCTTTTTTAGTGAAAAGCTGGAGAAGCAATGGACCCCGAAAGTTCTTTGTGGGGACATTAAATTTATAGACTTATCGAATCCGGATATCCGAAAGGACATCACGAACAAATAGGAGTTGTTTTGAGCAATGGAAGACCATCGCACCAAATATCGTTAGACTTTATATCTATGATCCCAGACCTCGATAAAGCTATCGAGGAAGTACCAAAAGAGAATATCGAGGCAAGCGGCGAAAAGCCCGCCCTACAAACAAAATTTGAAGCTTTCCACAGACAAAATCCACATGTCCTAGGATCGATTGTGTCTCTTGCTAAGAGGACTCGCGATGCTGGTAGAACCAGGGGATCAATAAGCCAAATTTTCGAAATACTGCGTTACTCCTACTCGCTTAGAACTGAGGGTGACGACTATAAGCTGGCGAATGCCCACAGGGCTTTTTACGCTAGGGTGGTCATGGCTCTTCACCCCGAGCTATCCAGTAAAGACAAGCCGTTCTTTCTTCTTAGTAGGCAAGCCGAGCCATACGTCATAGATTGGGAGGCGCTAAACCTGAGCCCCGGTAGCTCAGTTGGATAGAGCAACGGCCTTCTAAGCCGTGGGTCATAGGTTCGAATCCTATCCGGGGTGCCATACATAACAAGGAGGTTACTTATGGAAAAAAATGGCAAATTAGTAGCCAACTTCTCAGCAACAATTGATGAGGATAATTGGTTAGTATTGGAGCAAGCAGAGTATTGCTTTGAAACGTTTTTATTCGAGCCGCTAGCCGGAAATGATGGCGAAAAGCTCGGTCTAGGTACATGGTCAACCGACACTGCTACACACTTTCCCCCAGGAACTTGGACCTTCGCAATGCTAGAAGGGCCTAAGAAGGGAGAGCGCTTAGAGATGTGTTGGGACGGTATCTACTTCACGTGTCTCACTGACGGGTGGAGAATATCGTTCGGCCCAAATGGAAAGCCAGAGCGTCTTGAAGATGTGATTGGCGAAGCGCATTAATAAATCCAAGCTTAAGCTTCCCTTTGGAGGCGAGTGCTAAAGCTGCTCGGGTAAACTTACGTGCCCGATTCTTAGACATGCCCGCAATTGTGGGGACTGGGCCGGGTTTGTGCGTTAGGGGCTCTCCAGCTAGTTCTGGAAGCCCCAGCGCTGCCCGTTCAGCAGGTAAATTTTTCTTGGTCTCAGCTACAGCTTTAAGGGCTTCTTCAAACTTGGGCTGCATTGCCTTGGTAAGCTTAGCCTTCTTTCCTTGAGCCCTGTACCCAAAGTCTCGTTGGATTCTTTCGGGTTGTGCGGTCCTCCAGGCCTCTGACCTCGGTTTTGGGGTCGTGTCCTTGGTTTCTGGGACAAGCATATTTCTAAACTTGTTCCACCCCATCGCAACAGTGCCTTGCCGAAGGCCCATCTCCTTCGTCCTAACGGTATTGAATGTGTAGTTTGGTGGTAACCCGGCAGCACGCCTGTTCTCCAGGACGACATACCCATCCTGACCAGGGAACCTGAGGCCAATCTGGTTGGGGAGCTTGCTCACATTTTTTGCGCTTGAGGAATAGATCTTACCGTCTGCACCCGTAAGTCGGATGGATTCGGGTCGGGCACCCAATCTTTGGATGAGATCCTTTACCTGCTTGGCCACATCAGAAGGATTAGAGGAGTTTCCCCTCTGCATTAATCTCTCTAAAGCGTGTGCAGCAGAATCCTTTGGACCCTTCTTAAATTGGTCATCACCAAACGCGGCCAGCTTGACGTGCGATTTTCTAATTAGATATTTATTGAGTAACTCAAACATCGTGATACCTCTCACGCGTATGCTACAGCAGAAGGCCGGGGCGTGGAATGAAGACTATAATACACGTTAACCAGCACGTGATTAAAAAGAATGCCAAGAAGGATCTCCGAGATCCTGTTCTTACCGTAAAAACTTATAAACAAAACGTTTACGGACATGAAGCTATCCTATTTGACCAAGATGGTCGAGAGGTGGCCAAAGTAATATATCGACCGGACAAACCCCTGGGTTGTGGGGCCAAAGTCTGGATTGAAACACACAACCCAGTAGACGTTATTATACTCGAAGACGAGGAGGAAGACTAATGCATGTATTACACTTAATAGCTGTTGAAGCGGACAGCAAAGAAGAAGCAGTAGAGATGGCGGAAGCAGCCATAGAGCCCTACGGAGACGGACAAGTCTGGGACTGGTACTCAGTCGGAGGGCGCTGGAAGGGGCTGTTCGGTTTGAATGAAGACGGAACCGATAAAAACGTATTACAGTTCTCAGAAGACCCTGAGCAATTCAGGAAATCCCTTGCTCGTGTGGCCGAATCGCAGAACAGGGAATTCACAGAAAACGTTGATAAGGTCTTTGGCCGAACGATCACCGAGGCGGATGTCAGGAATCTGTGGGGCCTGGAAGTCCACGACAAAAAAGGTGCTGCTGAACGAATCAGCGAAAGTAACAAGGAGTTTGGGGAGAAGTTCTCCGCACTCAAAGACTTGGATAAATTGCCCGAAGACGATGGCCCTATGGGGTTTGGTATGTTGGGCTTCTATCTTATAAAGATAGGTCAGTCTCTGAGTGGAAGGTACTGCTTCGAGTCCTATTTTTTCGATGCCGTTATTTACGGAACGCGAGTGCAGGATACAATGCACCGTTGTGAGGAAAGCCCAGAACACCAGTATCTGGTTGCTGTAGATTTACATAACTAACTTAGGGGTTAGACGATGAGAGACAATAATTCTGTTTACGAGGACAAGCCACTAACAGTGTACCTCGGAGAAAGTGGGGAGGCGCACGATACAAATCGTATTGATGTGTTACCAAACGAAAAAGTCGTTAATAACAGAAGAATTTCTGTTTCTGTTAGTAATCGTGGTATCACTATTACAGACATCGAAAATCAAATAACCCTAATGAGCGTGGACTTCAATGACCTACCAAATAAGTAACGACGAGCTTGGTTGTATGCTCCGCGAAGTGCGGAATACAAGCCCAAGTATTTCTACATTCACCATGTCCTTGCAGCAGGCCCGGTCCCTAATAGAAGAGGTCTATAGGGAAAGAAACCAGGCCCCAGAGAACGCTAGGAACAGACATATTGATGTCTTCGATTTGTCTTCGGGCACCATGGGTGTCTGGGGGGGATACGAAGATACTGATTAAGGAGAATCCATGCCAAACTGGTGTGAAAATAATATCGAGATATCTGGGCCAGCCGACAAGCTGGCCCTTTTTGTTTCTAAGATAAAAGAGGGTGATGGGCTGTTGTCAGCGCACTACCCAATGCCCGAATCAAAGGTTCAGCAATTAAACGAAAGCGAAGACTGCTTTCTGCACGAAATTCGAAGAAGTATTGGGACTGATAAAGAGCCTACCCTGGATAAGGCTTGGTACTATTGGAAGGTCCATAACTGGGGAACCAAGTGGGATATCCCGAACGAAGACCTCAGTTATTGCGACCTAACCCCAGAAGATAAAACGTGGACCGTGAGCTTCATGAGCGCGTGGAGTCCGCCAGTGGCGTGGCTCCACAAAGTTTCGGAGGACAACCCAGACCTAGAGTTCTGCCTCGAATTTGTTGAATACGGGTGCTGGTTCGCTGGGGCGATGACTTGGAAAGATGGGGGAATGCACGACTGCAAAGAGGGTAAGCCGGATGAATTTGACTTCTGTGCAGAGCGAGTAGATTACCTAGAGCAAATGGAGGACGATAATGAGTAATGAAGTAAATAAAGATACACAAGAATCTAAAGAAGAATTAAAAAAATTTTCAGAGTTCGCGCAAGTGCTTGATAAAGCTGGACTATTCCCGAGAGCTTATGATATTCCCAACCTAGAAAAGCTGTACTACGCAGCGGAACAGGTACACAAGCATTTGTGTACTCTGGACACGGGCTACTACAAAGAAGCTAGGGGGGTTAAGCTCATCTCTCTGGCCAACGCATATGCGGAATGCCATAACGGCTTGCGCCAGCTTGAGTAGCTTAATCTGGAGGAAACAAAATGAAAAAGCTCTTGAAAATTTTGAGTGTAGCCGCCCTTCTCGGCCTGATTGCCGGGGCCGGTGCGGGAGCAGGAATGTTCTTCGGTGTTATCGATACACCAGAAAGCATTGCTAAGCTTTCCGGAGATGATGATGACTCCGCTGCGAGTCAACCAGACGCCGGAAGCACCGCTGGGGACGTAGGTAAGTCTGACGCAACTGAAGGCGACGCTGCCTCTGACGAATAGGAGCCCACCGTGAAAAGGCAACTTCCGAAAGCAATCTCAATTGGTGGACACACTCTTAAAGTACTACGGAAAAAGGGACTGCTGGACGATTTTGATGCTTATGGGATCTTCGATGGGGTTGATCTAACGATCACCATCGATGCATCCCTAAGCAACACCATGGCGTGGGAAACCTTATGGCACGAAGTAGTTGAAGCTATTAACTTCTTCTCAGAAGCCGAGATGGAACATAAGTCCATCCAAGTTTTTGGTTTATTGCTCCACCAAACGATAAACTCGATATTTACAGAAAAACGTAGTAAGAAGACTGACAAGAAAGGTTAGCTCTTTAGCTGGACCATTTTTTGTATTATCAGTTATACTGGTGGACAGTATGTTATCTCATGTTGAAAACGGTCGGATAAAGCACAAGCGGTCCCCCATCGATGGGACCGGGAGCTTCAGTGTGCGCGGCCACAAGGCTGGGGAAGTCCTCGGCGTTGCCTTAATAAGAAAGAGCGGTAAGCCCACGGGTGATGTTTATAAGGACTATCACCAAACCCTTCTGGGGGATTACTTCAACCACTCACCTGTGGCCAATGTGGGTTTACGGAAATCCGGCAAAAAACTTATTGCCTATGCCACTAAAGATATCGCTCCGGGCGAGGAAATGGTAGCTGACTATAGGGAGCCGCTCTCACCTGTAAAAGACGAGGTGACTCCTGAGTGGGACCGAAAGGCGTTGGCTGCTATGTCTAAGAAAGCCTCTATGTCTATAAAAAAGTCCATACTTATCGGCGGACTCAGGTTTACGAGGCCCTAACACAAGGAGTGTGCGTTCGCCGGATGTAGTGCAAATTACAGAATTACTAAGGTATAATAACACTGATGAAGGCTAATTTACGTTAGTTCCTTTCATGATGACACGGAAACCGAGGTCACTGTCACCAAAGTTGTTTTTACGCTGCCATCCTAGGTAGGTGGCAATTCAAACAACAGGGGCACACCTGTCAGGCCCTAGGTTCATCTTATGATCGGATGTTAAAGAAGCTTCATTGTCTGCGCGTAGCCAGTCCCATTCGTGGGAAAGATACGCTGACAGTCGGGAAAAGACCGCTCTAAGAGTAAGTAGGTTTCAGTGTAAATCCAAAGTTGGTTTCACCATTGTTTCTGAGAAATGCTTGACTAGGCTGGCCCGCCAAAACAGGGCCTTGAATCCTGTAGCTTCGCACCGAATGGAAAGTTTCTTGTTGGGATACAGCAAGAAGCAATAGCTTGTCTGTGCGGACTGCTGGGGGCAACGGAAACGTAACCAGGAGAGTATAATGAGGAGAACTTTACTAACACTTTTTGCGTTCGGTTTTATGAGCGCTGCTTGTTTAAGTATTTCTATGGCCCAAGTAAAAAAGGCCAAGTACAGTGGTTCCGGAAGGAATCCCCCAAAGTCTCTGAGCGAAAGACATATCTCTCAGATCAAGAGGGTTCTCCCGCTTATTCCTGGCGAGTATGACGCATACGAAATTATCGGTATTGGGATGGTTGAGTCCGGTCTCACTGATCGGGCTATTAGCCACACCGGTGATTATGGGCTGATGCAGGTTAACTGCCGCATCCACAGAAAACGACTAAAAAAGGTTTTCGGATTTAATGACTGTGAGAAGGACATGCTTGTCGTAGAGAATAATATGAAAGCGTCTCTTCTCTTAATCTCATTATTTCGGAAAAATTATAGGCAGTGTCGTGGTACCAAAGTGTTTGCCTGCTACAACGGCGGGCAAGGCTGGAAGTATGTCCAAAATAAATGCCTCGACAAGTGTGGTACCGATTCCCAGTGTAGGAAATGTACTCGACCGGCGAGGTATTCAAATAGCGTCAAAAAACATATTCGATTCCTAAAAAGAAAATATTCGGTTTTATTTAAGGACCACCCCTCTCAGAAGCGATAGCCGAGCAGAAAAAGAGGATCAATGGTTGAGAGAACTGACACTCCGGAAACTGGGCGTGAAGATTATTATGCGCTAATATCTAAAGTTTTGGAGAACCGAAAGAAGGTTAAAACAGCGTCACACAAGGGCTGGGATTTGACCTGCTATGTGGGACGGAGACCATCCTTCGAGAACGATAATGTGACATTTATAGAGTATAGCGTTTACGCTACAGCAGGCGATATCGGCAAAAGCCAAACGCCAGACATGTCTAATGTACCACGAGCAATTCGTGTAGATTTTGATGATTCATCAGTAGTTACCCTCAATGCAGAAAGCATGGAAGAAATAACGGGTAAGCTACAAAAGATTTTCAACGGTTTCCGTTGGGATCTAGTCTAAGGAGACTAACTAGTTATGCAAAACATTGATTACTTGAACGAAACGTTGGGGTCAGCAACCTCAGCACGAGATTCTTTCGTTGCCAACATGGGAACAGACTACAGTCGAAGCAACCTCGACCGCTTGCAGGCGCTCCAGTCTGCTGTAAACGAGGCGCAAAGCCGACTTGAATCAGCAACGAACAGCAACGGAACTAATGGTTCTGGTGGTGTTAACGGAGGAGGAAACATCTCCTTCGCCGCCCCGTCCACAAGCACAGTCAGCGCCGCTGACATGTGTGTTGTTACGCTTATCCGAAATGGTAAGTCTGACCGTTGCCTTGAAGTTCGCACTGACTCCACTCTTGGAGACATCGTGAGTACGCTAAATACGCAAGAGGGCGGCTGGGATATTCGCAGCCTCACCTTCAAGCGACGAGTTGGCCCTGGCCAAACCGCAGACATTACGGACCCGAACAGCACCGTTCTCGGTGAAGGGCCGCATGAGATTTGGGTTGGTAACAAGGTTGCTGGTGGACGACAGTAGTCGTTACTAGTCTCCTGACCCAAACTCGTTATACCTGACCAATAATATAACGAGTAATAAAAGTGGCGGGTGTCCCCTTCGGGGGGCATCCGCTATTTTTTTGTGGAGAAACTATGGCATCAACAGCAAAAAACTACGAACTAACTTTTAATGGTGACGACGCTCTGATTGCCAAACAACTTCAGACCATCATCACCGACTCAGAAAGTCTTGCTTCAAAAGAGCTTATAAAATTGTCTGCCGCGCTAGAAAGAGAGCGTGCCGCAGAACGAATGCACAACAATAAGGTCTCTGCTAGGTCGGCTATCTATACCCGAGCCCAGCAACGCCTTGCTGCCAAGGAGGCAGAGTACGACCGTGCCAGAGCGAGAACGCGTGCTGCCAGACAAAAGCTTATGGACCGAAGTTCAAAGTCTTCTCAGGCAAGAGACCGAGCGGAAAGGTGTGAGCGAGCTATTGCGCAGATAAAAAGGCGCTTGGAGTTGAACGGAGAAATCTACACAGAGGATGGTTTCGAAAAAAGAGCGTTGATGATTCGTTTCATTGAGGGTCTCATCGATACGCGTGTCCCAATCAAGTTCTCCACAATCAGTGCAGATGAGCAAAAACTAACTTGGAGAACTAACGATATCTTCATAAAAGATGGTTTCGGATCTGTTCTCCCACACAACTTTGGTAAATTTGATTGCTCTGTAACTTACAACGGTGACCCCGTTCGAGGAAACCGAGTCACTGTATACTGCAAAAGCGTTAACCCGGATGAGGGTAACAGGAGAAACTATCCGCACCCACATCTAAACGAGCATGGTGCAGCATGCCTAGGCAATATCCAACCCACCCTAATACAAGATATGGGTGTTAAGGATATCGCTAAAGTAATCGAAACGCTCACGGACTTTCTACAACATTATAATAGAGAGAACCCGTACGTACACTTATCTGCGTGGTGCCCAAACAGATGGGACAACGCTGTATGTGAGTCAGGGAACCACATCATGGCGGATTGTGAGTGTCCTAGATGCAACGAATGCGGAACTATCCAAGAACAAGAAGACCTTAGCGGCTGTGGTCACTGCCATAGCTGCTGCATGGTTCATCACGTTCATCCGATAAACCCGCCAGCATCATATAGAGGAATAAACGGAACACCCTGCATCTCAAGAAACGAGTATGCAGCCCGTTTCGCTCAACAACAAACCAATCCAGGAGGAACTAATGACTAAAGTTCTAACAAAGCCAACCGTCCGATTTACACAAAAAGCATATCAACAAATGACAGCATTGACTGATGAGTGCCCAATTGAGATATCAGCAATTGGTATTATTGCCACAGATGCTCAACGAAATGAGTGGGGCATTAAAGAGCCTTTCTATGTTCTAGAATTCTATGTTCCAGACCAAGAGTGCACTGGGGGCAGTACTGTCTTCGATATGGACTCTTATGCAGATGTGTCTTTGGAGCTTAGGGACCAGGGGATAAGTTCAGACCAAATCTGTGTATGGTGGCACTCCCATGTAAATATGGATACCGGTCATTCCGGAACAGACGAGAAACAAATTGAAGAATTCAATTTTGATAAGGTCTGTATTAGCGTAATCTCCAACAAAAAGAGAGACCTCAATGTCCGGGTAGATATGTACAACCCGTTCAGGTTTTCCTTTGAAAAGTGTGGATGGTCTGTTGATCAGGTAAGCATCTTGGAGGACGGCTGGGCAAAGGAGATGGTTGAAGACCACGTCTCTCGACCCGCGCCTACGCAACTAAATGTTGTCAAACACACAAGAAAGTACACTACCGGTTCATACACGGGAAAAGTAAACGGCCACCAGAGCTTCTTCGGCCACTGGGACGACGACTACATCGGCTGGGACGGCGGTCATCAAAGCAAAGAAGCTGGAGACGACAAAAGCGAAAGCGCTTCGGACGAAGATGACTTGATCGCGAATGTTGAGTACGTAAAAGAGTCTCTGCGGTTGCCCGATGAACTAGAGCTTCTGGCAGAACTCTACGAAGAAAACATCGTAGATCTTACAGAGGTCATTGAATATCACTCTAAGTGGTACGCAAAAGAAATGAGCACAGAGGAAATTTTGGATGAGTTGTCTGGACTGTACTACGACGTCGGAAGCAAAAAGGACGACGAAGAACAGGACGATGAAGTCCAGAAAATCCTAGCAGCAGAGTTTGGAGAAGACGACGAGGATGAAGATGAGCCGGTTGGGGTGGCAGTATGATTGATACCACACGCCAGTCCGGAATTATCCCAGACGAAATCGTACAGAACCGCTCTGTAGCTATTGTTGGCGCAGGGGCTATTGGGTCCCATGTTGCTGAAGCCTTGTGCAAGATGGGTATTCGAAAGATACGCATCTATGACTTTGACGATGTCGAGTCTCACAACGTAGCCAATCAAGGCTATTTCGTGACCGAAATTGGGTATAAGAAATGTGAAGCCTTGCAGCAACGGCTATCGGAAGGAACCGGTGCGGAAATCATCGCTGAAGACAGGAAGTTCGAGGGGGGTGAAACCTTCCAAGAAGACTATGTAATCTCAGCAGTGGACAATATGTCTGCTCGCTCAGATATCTGGTCAAGCTTTCTTGTAAGCAGCGGAGCAAAGTATTTCCTGGACGGTCGTATGGGAGCGCGTGAAGGATCTGTCTTCTATGTAGACAAATCAAATGCAAACAGCGTTTCCTACTACGACCAAAGTCTGTTTCCTGACGAAGAAGCGGTGCAGCTACCGTGCACAGAAAAAAGCACAATTTTCTGCGCATATGGCATTTCAAGTATTATTTGTGCTCTCGTTGCCAAAAGTATTATCGGTGATGAGATAAATTATTCAGTGGATGTAGACTTCCTCAACTTCCACTTAAATCGCAATTCTGCGAGCTAGCTTATAAAAATTTTATAAGAGGAGATGTGTTATGGCTACCAACGATAACAACCAAGGTCAGAAGACTGGCCCAAACAAGTCCAAATGGAAGCTTCCCGGTATGGGGCAAGCTATGCTGAATCTGATTGACCCGGAGCGGGCACCAGATGTTATTACTATTACTTATAATAACGTTGTCACGCGGATGCTCCGTGTGGTGGACCCCGATACCAAGGCGGTTTACTACTCAGGTGTTCCAGAGTACAGCGATGGGAAGCGGACTTGGCAATGCAAGTTCGGGTTCACTCTGTCCTGCGATGGTTACTTCGACGGCTCTGCCGCGTTGAACTTCATCACCAGGGGTGGGTGGAAGCGTGGTTCCAAGAAGCCTACCAAGGCTGAAAAGGCCCGAGCCCGTGAGGAGTTCATCTGTGCGTTTCTTTCGTGTGCTATCAAGTACCGAGACGCCAAAGAGAAGCCTCACAACTTCGAAGCCCTGAAGGACTTGGTTGCAAGCGGCACCGGCCTCTCTGTGGAGGAGGGGGTGATGGATGAGACCACCACAAAGGCGTTGGGCCTGATGGGTGTTCCATTCTATCTTTCCGACCTCGCGGAAAAGCGGGGCCTGAAATTGGTTGTTGATGTTCCTGAATACATCGCTCAGTTTGTTCAGCCCACCTACGCCAAGTGCGTTGAGGGTGCCTGGGACAGCGAGAGTAGTCAGGTAGCCATTACATCTGCTCTGTCAACTGCACAGACCTCTTTGATGAGGGAGCATGGGTTCAGGTTTAAGAAGGTTCGTCAGTATGCCGTGAAGGCCGCTGCACCGAAGCATTCCAAGACCCCAAGCAACAATGTGGTTGAAGGTCAGTAATATTCTATGTTAGTGGTGGGGGCGTGACTTTTGTCGCGTCCCCACCCTACTCTGTTTTTTATCATTAATGACAAGTGGGTGGTTGTCAGTGACAACCCCAAAGCTGTCACAGAAATCCAGGTTTAACGGCTACTTACAGCAGATATCTGGTATAAGTGTGTTGACAACCAAATGTCTGTCACCCTAACACACTTATTCCCCGAAGGAGGTTTAATGGCAGCACATGAGCTTTTGAACATCCGGGCTGAACCTCACATCCAAGTGGTTTGCCATCCTACCTCAAATACCAGTCGCTGGTCTAGAAATGATTTCATAGACCCTGTAGATGGTGCTCCCTGGGATGAGCAAGATTTAACACCAATTGAACGTGGGCACGTATACCTTTGGAAAGAGGACAACGAAGCCTGGGTACATATCTATATGCCTTTTAGAATAATGGATGCTGAAACAGCTACCCTTCTGAAGGGATGTAAAACATACCGAAGTACACCACCCTTCGTAACAGGTAAACAATATGCGCTAGACAAGTTAGCCAGAAACCCTAAAAGCTGCTTACATACATTTAAGTTTACTAGAGAGTTTCTGACTACCTTTAGAAGTCGTATAGCCAGTCTTGGTGGGTTACTTGAGAAAGATGAAGTAGATGTAACTTCACTCATAGGTGGTATCCAAGAAGCTAGAGCAACCGTTCAGGAAACATCCAACGGTATTGCACTGCTAAGAGAAAAGTATTGTTCAGCATCAGGGGACCCTGTTGACTCAAATGAAAAACTACAGGAAGCCCTAACAGCATTCTCCAATTCAAGGGAGAGGCTGGTATCCATAGGAGAAGAAAGAGTAATCCTAGGGAAGATGCTTGGAAGATTAAAGTTAGAGGCTGGTAGAAAGACAGCCTATATAGAAGCGAATGAGTGGTTTACGACTCTAACAACTGAAATGGACACCCTAAGAAGGACAGACTTTGACAGGTTAGAGAGAGAAGCTATTCACAAGCATAGAAGAGACTCTGGAGAGATTGCTACTACTGCCAGACCCTCAACCTTAATGGCTCTGGGAACAGAGCTTCAGAACCTGAAGCAGTACTATCCCAGTCTACAAAAGTTGACGGCAGTCTCTGACCAAATCTGGTTAGAGCTACCAGGGATTAAGATACAACTGCTACCAGATGGTTCTGTAACGGTTGTTGGGGACCCTGCGGCATTAAAACCTTTCATTGATGGATCTACATCAGTAAAGGCGCAGGGTAGGAGGAGAAGAGCAATCTATACAAAAGGAGATGAGTAAGGATGGGTGACAATAACTCTGTTGTCACCTACCGCCGAGCGGAAAACATCCTCTAAATATAGGTAAACACTATGTTTTCAGTTGACAGGCAGGACTTGTCATTGACAATAAGTATGTTGTCAAAAAGCATGTTTGCTGAGACCTTTGGGTGGATATTGCTACAAAAGGTAAAACTAGAGGATTATTACTATTGCTCGGCTATTGCGGTATTATCCCGTAGTAATATCAACTTAATAATACAATCACTGAGATCGAAGTAAGGAGAAACTAATGACGCAGCGTCAACTACGTCTGAAGAAGTTTAATTTTGACGACATTGAGAGAAACGCAGACGGCTTCCAGAATTGTCGGAAGGCTAATGCATTCGAGGTCGCAGAGCTACGCGACTCTATTAAGCGGGACGGCCTTCTGAACCCGCCCATCGTCCGAGTATATAAGGACGAGGATGGGGCTGAGAGGCTGGTTCTGCTCGCAGGTTATCGTCGTTATCAAGCTATTTCTGAGGAGCGTGCTGCTCTAAAGGAGGCGAACGAGGATACAAGTAAATTCTATGACCAAATCCAGTGCTCGGTATTTACCGGGTCCTTGGAAGAGGCTCTCGCGCTAAACCTGAGTGAAAATATGCAGCGAAGTTCGCTGAATCACGCAGACCAGTGTGAGGCGATTGCCAAGCTCGTTGATCGAGTTGGGCATCAGGAAGAGGTGGCAGCTATGCTATCTGTTTCACAGCCTCAGGTAAGTGTCATGACCTCGACCTACCGAGGTTTGTGCAAGGAGGCTTTTGAAGCTCTGCGACACGGGAACATCCGACTTACCCAGGCTAAGAAGCTGTCACGGGTATTGAAGGAAGATGGAACTCCTGATGTTGCTAAGCAGACAGAGATTCTTGAGCAGATCTTGACTACGGAAGACAAGGGAATCCCTGCAACCGAGCAGCGGAAGCGAGCAAAGACCTACAGGTCTAAGCGAGAAGTTGAAGAACTTCGTACTCTCTTGGCGACCGCTGATGCTGACGGTGTTGATGAAGAACATCGTCGTTCCTTGGCCCAAGTAATCCGTTGGTACTTTTGTGAGCTAGATACGGAAGATATGTTGTATCGAGTTGACGAGGCCGATGGTGTGGTCGTTGAGGAAGAAGCCCCAGCACCCGTGAAGAAAAAGCGTCGAAAGAAGATTCGAGTAGGCGAATAAATGAGGTCGGTCGAAGAACTCGACCTTCTGATTCGTGCTGCCTACCCGGCCATCTTTGTAGTTTCCTACGAAGAAGGTCGGGTAGAGCAGTGCTTATCAGGAATAATCGAGAGACGGAACAACAAGCAGGGGTTGAATTCCAAATTACATGTTTGGTCAATCACTGAAGGTTGCCGTTGCGGTGAAAATGTTCTTTCAGAACTCGACGGACCTCTAGATGTTCTGGATTATATCCAGGGGTATAGAGAATCCGGCGTATTCCTATTACGAGACTTTGCTAATTTTCTTAACACCGGACCAGAGTATTTGGTTCAGCGTAAGCTGAGAGATACCCTTTCTAATCTAGGCCCAGGAATCAACATCGTTATTGTTGACTCTGAGCTTGAGATCCCGCCTCGGTTAGAGAAGCTTATTGCAGTAGTTGATTTTGATCTACCAAGTATTCAAGAGCTAAACGGGACAGCACATCTTTTGATGGCCGACTGTGCAGCCACGGCAACCTTGCAAGAGGACGCTAGAAACAACATGGTGGACATTGGGTCAAACGCAGCACTCGGACTAACATTGGCTGAAGCCGAAAACGTCTTTGCGAAGTCTCTAGCCCATGCGAGCATGCTCGACCCCCAAATAATCATTGAGGAGAAAAAGCACATCATCCGAAAGAGTGGGGTGCTCCAGTTCTACGATGTTGACAGAGACATGAACTCTGTTGGGGGGCTTGAGAATCTGAAGAAGTGGCTGCACCAACGGGGCGGCTCGTTCAGTGAAGAAGCACGAGAGTACGGACTACCTAACCCACGCGGAGTTCTTATTGTAGGAATCCCAGGAACAGGTAAAAGCCTTGTCTCAAAGTGCATCGGACATGATTGGGGTATGCCCGTCTTAAGGATGGATGTAGGCTCGCTATTTGGCTCGCTAGTTGGTCAATCAGAAGCGAACATGCGAAAAGCCCTTAAAACTGCTGAGGCCTTAGCGCCTTGTGTCTTGTGGATTGACGAGCTTGAGAAAAGCCTAGGAAGTTCTACAGGAGTCTCCGATAGTGGGACGACCGCAAGGGTCTTCGGTTCCTTCCTGAGTTGGATGCAAGAAAAGACATCTCCGGTGTTCGTCGTTGCAACAGCAAATGATGTATCGGCACTTCCACCAGAGATGTTGCGTAAAGGTCGCTTTGATGAGCTGTTTTTCGTAGATCTTCCGGGGGAAGAAGACCGGGAGTCTATTATCAATATCCATCTTGGTAGATACGGTAGAGACCCTTCCGTTTTAACTGGGGATTACCCCGGACATGACACTGGAATGGCCGCACTAGTCGATGCCACAGATGGTTTCTCTGGCGCTGAGCTAGAGCAAATTATTATTGATGGTATGTATAAAGCTTTTCCTGAAGGAAGAGATCCTACAGCAGACGACTACCTATCAGCCGCTGTTAACACAGTTCCACTTTCCGCCACTATGGAGACTCAAATTGAGGGCCTGCGTAAATGGGCGGCTGGTCGAGCTATAATGGCAAACGACAACTCCCAAAAGGAGATTCGTAAACCATCGAGTAAAAAGACCAGAAGGAGAATCATGAGTTGAAGAAGTTTCGCACTGGGGTATGCCAGTTAGATGAGGCACTGTTTGGGGGGTTCCCGATTGGTGTGTCTGAGATTGTGGGTGGTGATGCTTGCGGCAAAACCTCCCTATGCCTTAGTGTGATGCGTGAAGCTTCAATTGATGGTCACCCGACTGCTCTTGTCTACACAGAAGGCTTGCCCGACAAAGTATATTTTAGTGACGCTGGTCCTACGGACTGCGTAGTCGTGTCACCAAGGTTTGGGGAGGCAGCTATTGAAGCTGCTTTCTCTGCCTTGGTGCACGGCGCTAAAGTTGTCGTTATCGACAGCATTTCCAACCTAGAAACATTTACTGAATTGAATTACGCTGTAGGCTCAAGAGAGCCTTATGCACAGAAAAAGCTTGTTTTTCATGGCCTCTCCACCCTACGTGAAGAAGCTATTGCGAAGGAAGCGCTCGTGCTTGTTACAAGCCAGCTTCGGGTTCCAATTGGTGCTCTGGTGCCGACACCTGTCTCATCCTTTGAGGGTGTACTTAATAATATATGTGACACCAGGGTTCGTAATCGGAGGGACCAGATAAGAACAGAATATGGGGAATTGGCTTACGCAAAGATAGAATTTTCTGTGTTTAGATCGTTGAGCGCACCGCCAGGAAGCAACGCATATGGATTCATATTTAACCAGAAAGGTTTTGACCGGAACTTTGAGCTTCTGAGGGCTCTGATTGCTAGTGACACACTGCGTCAATCTGGGGCTTACTTTGTTGATCCTGAGGGAAATAACTTAGGTCCAGGGTACTACGAAGCCGCTGAGCAAGTCGGCCAAAATTTTAACAGTTACTGGAGGAGACTCTATGGAAGTCAAAGTGATAGTGAACCCTGACGGGTCAACCGAGATAGAGGTTGATGGGGTCAAAGGCGCGGGGTGTACCAAATACACCGATGCAGTTGTTAAAGCTCTAGGCGGAAAGGTTACTTCAGATACGAAGAAACCTGAATACCATGAGCAAGCAGATGACACTGTTAAGGCGGGGTCATAATGGAAGGCATCGCCCTGATACAAACGGGCGACACCGAGTATGAACGTACTAAAGCACACGAAGGTGCACGGGTCTGGATAAGAGTTACGAGTCCTGACGGTGAAACATCAGCCGACATAGGAATCCTCACGAATAGTGAGGGCATCTCTATTGACGTTTGGGCCCCAGATAGTGACGGGTGCGCAAGCCCTGATGATGGACCAATCATAGCCCCTTGGCTGCTGTGGTCTGATGTTGAGGAGGCCCAAGATGAGGATAGCGGGGATAACTAGAGACAGTTATGTCAACGGTCCTGGGCGTCGTAATGTATTACACGTTCAGGGATGCACCATAGGCTGTCCTGGGTGCTTCAACAAACACACATGGCCAGAGTCCGGGGGTGAGGAGATCTCTCGTCTAGACGCCGCCAGTGCGCTCCTAGCCGGTAACCCAGACGGGGTCACGATCTCTGGTGGAGAGCCTATGGAGCAGTGGTTGGACATCAAGCTGATGATTAAAAGCATGTTGACTTTAAACCGGGGTCCTTCAGATGAGTTCAAGGAACTATCAGTAGTAATATTTACTGGGTGGACAAAGGAACGGCTAGAGAAATCTGGCTATCTGGAAGACATGCGGATGCCGTACTTTATGAATGAAACCCTTGTTTCGATGGTCATTTCTGGGCCATACGTAGAAAAGTTGGCGTGCAACAAGCCTCTAATTTCCTCATCCAACCAAGAGATTATATACATAAATCCTGCTTATGAGCAGACTGATTTAACCAATCTGCCAAGAGTAGAAGTCTCGTGTGGGGAAGACGGCCTTGTTAAGATAACAGGGCTCCCAGACAAGAGTACCTTGGACGAATTAAGGAGGGTGCAATGAGTGCTCTAATTACTTGTGAGACCTGCATGAAAGATCAGAATGCAGTTATCACAGCCCTTGAAAAGCTGGGTGTCCCCCGTGAAGAAATTCAGGTCGCTAGCCCTGGTGAGCTACTTGATCTTGTGGGGTACGGACGACAGTCCGCAAAAGTAGAAATTCTAATTAAGAAGTCATATCACGGTGGTTACGGTGACGTTGGGTTCGCTAAAGGCGAGAACGGGAGTTACCAAGTCTACGTTGATGATCTAGATGATGGTGGTCGATTAGGCGCTAAGGTTGGGACTAAATTCTCATCCGGTGTCAACCAGTGGTATGCAGCCGTTGTTGCTCAGAAGGCTTTGAAGAAACAAGGTCTCGTGACTAAAGTAAAGAAAGACGGTAATAAGATCGTAGTTGTTGCAAAAGGGTAGCCTTGCAATAACTACAGTGCGGGGGGATTTCCTCCCGCACATTTTTAACTAGGAGGTGTGTATGTTTTGGTTGAACCTGTGGAGTGGTACTAAGTCCGCCGCAAAGAAATCGTGGGAGGCGATTAAAAAACTTCCTCATTGGGCCATGGTGGCATTTTTTACCCTAATTGCGGTAGCCTATTGGCTAATCCAGAAGTACGCTTCTAGTCAGAGAAAGCTGAAAGTCCGAACAGAGCAGGTACAAATTGAGAAAAAATTTGCAGAAGCGATGGAGGAAGCATCTGACAAAAGAGAGTCTGAGCGAGCCAAGATTCGAGCGGACTTCGAAAGCGAGAAGAAGAAACTCGAACAAGTCGATAAAGAAATCGATGAAGCTGCCAAGAAGGGCCCCGTGGGGATTGCTAATGCTTGGGCAGAATACCTAAAGGGGAGGAAAAATGAGAAGTCTGATTAGTGTTTATTTGTCTGTAATGTTGATCGTCTTGTCTATGCCTGCAACGGCATTCGCACAAGAGTGTGAAACCCCTACCGCTGTTACGTCACCATGTAAGGGTGTACTTCTCCCAACGTCAGCCGCAGAAGAAGGTCTTCGCTGTCTGCGCATGGATATTCCGAAACTCAAGCTAGAGCTTAAATACAACCAAGACCTCTTTTTAAGTCAGAAAAACTACTATGAGCTTGTCTTAAAAAGCGAGAGGCAGCGGTCTCTAGACTTGTCAAATCAGATAGACGTTCTAATGGCTAAGCCGATACCAAAACCATCAGTATTTGAAAGCCCGGTATTTTGGACCATCGTTGGGGTTGCTATAGGCGCAGGTGCCACAATTGGTATAGCGTATTCTCTGCCTAGGAATTGACCAGCAGTACGGACAATAGATATTTCCGTCCGATTGGTAGAAGTAAGACTCGCAGTGGTTGCACTGTCGGGTCATCTACTTTCTTCGGCGTTTACTTCAGCTTCCCTAGTAGCCCACTAAACTTATCTTTAGCGTAACCAAAGAGTTTGCCGATAGCGTGTGTGCTGCCTAGAAAATAAGAAATCGGGGCCACCGCTGCGGTGGTCCACATAATCGTATCAAACATAATTTACCTCTTAGTCGGATTAAAGCTGCTTATGATTGTTGATGTCTGCTTATACAGAGCCACATTTAGAATGGCCCCTACTAACCCAACAGAAGCGCCCCACGGCCAGTGAATAAATAACATCCCCGTACCGGCCCCAACAGCTAATGGGATCAACCGGAATATTAGTTGCCAATACCACGGGTCTTTTGAGTTGATATCTGGTCCGATGTACTTCCTGCACGGGATTTTCACAACTTGTGTGATCCCATAGGAAATAACACCACAAAGAAACAACACAATAAGAAGGGTAGAGTACTCCGGTATAGTGCTTGCTGTTTCGAGGGCCTTGTCCATATGTACTCCGAGTTAGTCTAGTGTTCCGCCAGCAGGAGGCGCGAACCCACCTGTTGCGTCTTCTAGAATAGGATGGAGTAACGAAATTTGAGTCTGCTTAATCGGCTGCATTCTTTCGTATTGAATGCCTACGGACTCCTGAACAATGAGACCCTGCGCGTCAACAGCGATAGAGTGCTGAGGCACATAACACTGATCAAGGTACACAGAAGCAACGTTGTTCTCTGCGTTATCCTTAAAGATAAGCATGAGACCGAGCGGCTGACTGAATAGGTCCGAGGCCAAGTTCAGGAACATGTTCCCGTAGCCAGGAGGAACTTTCACAGAGTGAAGGGAGCTACTGACACCAGAGCCCGTGGTAGTAAACGGGGCAATACCCGCGCTAGTCGGAGAGCCTGAAAGACTATCGATAGCATAACCACCGGGGGAGTTATCATCGGCTGTGTTGTAGTAAGCGTACAGAGCCCTGAGAAGGGAGGGTCCGTGGTACACAACGCGACCTAGAGACAACTGACCAACACTTCGACCGGAGATGAAATAGCTTCGATCAGAACCAATTTCAAAGATACGGCTGATGGCCTTGTTCTGCGAGAGAGCGACATTCTGCGTTAACCCGATTGGGAAAACTGCCGCATCTTCTACAGACGCCAATTGAGAGAAAAATGGGGGTCCTGCACATACAAGGATAAACTGCCCGTTTAGGAAGTTACCTTCTCGCAAGCCACCCTGCACATGAGTTTTGTACGGTGACCAATCACTTAATCCGGGCATTTCAAATCCTCCTAAACGGGTTTATTCCCTAACTATTCAAAGAAAACTACCGTGACGGATTCTGTACCATCAGCGGTAAGGCTACCTGCGTCTACGCCAGCGCCAATATCGATTATATAAGCCGCACCACCGCCGCCGCCTGCGTAAGTAACGGCGACGCCCGCAGTGGCAACATCCACGCCAGCAGCACCGGACACAGCGATAGTATGAGTCCTAGGCAGAAAGGGTAAGACCCCCTCAATAGTTCTAGGCGAACCTGCAACAACAGTCACAGCGTCATAAGTCACTGGGCCAACAACACAAGATCTTGAACCTGTTTGCGTCGTACTGGCTGCGGGAAGAGCAGGGAGATTAAACTGGTCGCCCCCGTCACTAAGGTTGTCCGCCAGGACAATATTGGCAGCGGGAAACCCAGCGGTCTCTGTCCCATCTGGGCCGAGACATGTAATGGGCATGTCATTAGCACCAGGAGCGAGCGCCCCAATGGGCTCAGTACCATTCACAAGAGCGCAAGGAGCGGTTCCAGCATTATCTAAAATGCCATCAGTTGCTCCGGTTCCAGCGCCATTAATAGCGTTCCCCAGGTTGGCCAAGCTTGTCTGAGCATCGCCGCCAATAAGAACACCGATGAAAGCATCGTTGCTCATCTGTCCAGCCGCGCCACGAAATTCATAGGTGTCCGCGCCAATGCTTACAGTGTCACCAGCCGTAGGAACCACGTCCATATGGAGGTTTGCTCTAAGAGCAGCCCCGGTAGTTTCCGCTACCGAAAAAGCTCCATCAATATCACTATAAAGGTCATCTAACGCTTCCGCGATAGTCCCATCACGAAACTTCTTTCCTGACGGTCTTCTTGCTGACCCAAAACTGCTGCTTCCCATTGTAACACTCCTTCGACTTATACGACGATTGTAATCTTGATTCTATTGGCCGGGTAAAATGGCGTAATAGAAATCGTTGCTAAAATTTCATCCGGGCTATTAGCGGACTGCTCTAGAGAATCTAGAGTAGCTCTCGCCACCACGGAGCCTGCCACACTAGCCAAAGCCGCTTGCGCTGTGAGCGAAACAGTCTCTAGCAATTGTTGTGTGATGTTGTTTCTTCCGATGTAACGACGAAGCTGGGCTCGGATGAGCTTGGCCACGAAATCAACCGCTTTAAGAATAGACAACTCACGCGACTTCAGAGAAGACACGTCCGTTGTAAGCTGATGGCGTGAAGCCATTGGGGCTCCAGGGGTATCCTGAATGACCCAGTAGATACCGCCAGCCGCAGCAGTTGCCATTTGATTCTCGCTGAAAATATCGCTTGAACCAACAGGTCTTGTGAAGCCAACCATCGGCAAATTGGTAAACGGTTGAGATGGGTTCTGCTGGCCAATCATGCCAGCAATACCAGCACACAAGAAGTGCCCCGGAACCAATACCTCTAGACCATTTACGGTGGTCCCAACCTGCTCGGGTTGAACCATAACCATTCTTCGATTCTGAAACCCGGTAGGTCCACCAGCAATCTCTGCAAGAGTCTCACAAGCCTTGAGCTTCCCAGCGGTTCCGCTCATGTCAATTGCCGCCTGACGAATCTTAAGGGTGCAAAGCTCCCCATCGGATTCAAAAGTAGACAGATTCGCAAGAGCGTCAGTACCCGTTCGGTAATAACTATCATCATTACCGGAAGTAGCTGGACCAAAGAGGCCAGGAACGTAAACATCGCCAGTTTCAATAACTACCGTGTCCGCTGAGGGCGTCCCGGTAATCAAGTACCTAAATGCATCACCTTCGCGGTCTACGTAGATACCGTCCGAGGGGAGGTATGAGGAACCATTCCCGCCACCAAGGACACTACCGCCAGCATTTGTCTTTCCATCAATAGCCATCGGGATATTGAATGCAGCCGCAGCAGCCTCGTCAGCGATGGTGAGTTCAAACTTACCGCCACCAATGTCAGAGAGCTTGAAGTCTGCCGAACCAACCAAGGAAGATCCTTCTTCGGTTGGGAGGGAAGGACAGCATAAGAACATTCGCTCATGCTTGGCCAGAGGCTCAGACGAATCCGATACGTGAAGACTAAACTTCTTGAAGACTTCCATGTCGTCCGTCATCGGAGCAAGAGCATAGACTTCGTTGAGGGCCAAGAAATCAAGGGCCTCCGCGTATGCCTCTAGCGTTCCGTTTGGAGCGTCTGGAGTCACGTTACTAACACCGAACGCGCTAACGTTAATGTTAGAGGTATTCAAGAATGCGAGGTAGAGACCGAAAGCCAACGGGTTAGAAGGATCAATAGGACCAATGAGGCTTTCAACCTCGGAGGCACTAGAGAACACCAAAAGACCTGGGTTAGCAGTATCGGCTGTAACATCCTTACGGAGAGCCTTTACCTGAGCATAAACAGGAGCACTCGACCCCGCTGCCGCGATGCCTTGAGCATTTCGGTTAACACCGGGCTTGATTGAGTAGACCTGGGTTAGATCATTAAACTCTGCTTCTGGTTCAGGTCTAATGTTGTTACCAGCGTCATCGGTGGTTCCACCAATAAGGTTCTCTGCAACAACATACCAACCATCAAGATGTACGCCCTTTTCAGCGGCGAATTCAGAGATGACCAATTCCGCTCCAGGGAATCCGCCAGCAATTGCCCAGTTGTTAACTTGAACAACTCGACCTAGGACGGAGCCCTTATTCCAGAGCATATCACTCGTCATAACCCGATTGCTTCGACCGTGGAAAAGACGCGAGGTATACGAAGGAGAAGACTCTCCGAATGCACAGGGCCAACTTCTTGTGTAAGAAATCGTTAGCGCAGAAGCGGGCGTAAGAGCAAAAGAGCATGGGAGAGCGTTTGCAGGAGCGCCGTTTTGGTTCTCACCAGCAAACGTAACAGCCACGTCCCCCGTAGAGTATTCAGCCAGACTTAGATCAAAACCACGGTTAAGCGGCGTTCCAAGCTGTGCACCACCAAGGAAGTACTCAGACATGACTCCAGCGGAAGTTGTGTCAGGAGTGTTCGCTGGGCAAGGACCAGTTAGGTCACTGGTTGAAGACTTCACCTGGAAGGAGTTGCCTGCGCCATCATCCTTAATAATAAGGGTGGTTGCTTCAGTCACTGCCGTGACAGCCGTTCCCGTGGTCATGCCTGCACCCAACAGGGCAGACAATTCAGCGTTGGCTGTTTCAAATGAACAATCTTCTCCAGCAGCGTGGGTAGTAGAGGTTCTGGTAATACAGATCCTACCGTTTGCTTCGTGACAAATAACTTCGCCACCAGTGTTTCCTGCCGCCTGAAGCTGGGTGTCAATCTCTACGATCAAGTCAGCAACGGTTGCGCTCCCACCGGAGACATTTCCAGCAAGGTCTAGGTTGATTACATCGTTACCCGTTTGGGTTGTAATCGTACAAGGTACTGCGGCTCCCCAAGTCATACCGGCAGAAGCTGCAAGAACATCTGCGTCACTAACTTGGCCAGAGCGGAGAGACGCCAATGCAAGCCCATCGACCATCATGGTCAAGGAGCCATTCTGGATGGCTGTCTCACCAAGTGATTGGGCAAGAAGGTTGTAGTCGTTTCCGATACCACCCGATACCAAGAATCTACGAGAGGCGTGAGCCTGTGGGGGCGTAGCCGCATTTGCGAGTGCCACCTGCGCAATGGTGTCAGACCCACTAGCAAACCCACTCCACAGTCTTTCAATGACTGCTGCATTCGGAGAGGAAAGCTCGATTGTGGAGTCGTGACCATTTTGAGACACAGTGTTAATCCGCAAAGCACTAATCGTCTCGCCCAAGGCGTTAACGACGTTTTCATTAGTGCATCCACCGATACCGGCTAGAGCGTTATTGATAGTGGTGTTTACCTGTGCGCCACCCGTAAGAGTGATTGCCAAGGGGACTGCACCATCAATAGATACATTGAGGATTTCACCGCCTAGGCCCAAAGCATCTGCGGTAAGGTTTCCTACCTCGACAGCGCCACAAACCCAAGCCATCCGGTCGTCGTCGCCACTAGCAGGCCCACCGGCATTGTTGCCGTCTACCCCAAAGTTGATTGGGTCGGCTCCACCGTGAAGGTTCAAGGTGTGAGCACCGCCAACCCACGGAGCGGGAGCCTGACCAGCAGCGAAGCCTCTAAAGGATTCTGCATCTGGTCCGGGCGCATAAGTGATAATAAGGTCAGAGGCAATCGAGGCCGTAAATGCCGGGTCCTCTAACGCAGCGCCCAATTGAGCAAACGTATGTGTCTCATCACAATTGATTGTCAATGTGCCAGCAGGGTTCCAAGCAACGGTCAAATTCGCGTTCTCAGCGAAGACAACGTTAATGGCATTACCAGCCGCACCAACCCAGTTCCCGATATCTGCGGGGGTTTGGGTGGCAAGGTATGTTTGGAGCCCAAGAGCTTCAACATGCAAGAAGTTTTCACCACTCACATCAGGCCAAGCAACAAGACTGGACGGGTATTGTGCGCTCAGGCTGTGCGCCAAAGGAATAGTGATGCTGGCAGGGGTTCCTGGGTTGCACAATGTGTTTGTCTTAGAGCCAGTTCCAGGCTTGCCCCAAAGGACAGTCTTACCATTAGCAATCACAGGCTGGTGAGCACTGGAGGTGGCGTTACCGCCGCCATCCGTGGACTCGCCAAGAGTAAATGCATTCCAATTGGTTGCACTATCGGTCGATAGCTCGGACAGACTATTAGCAAAGAATCTATAAACAGTAATATCGTCGCCTGCCCAGACGCACTCATCAGCGCTAGTCATGGGGGAGGGCATGCTCGTGTAAGGGATATTGTAGGCGACGTTCGTGTAGTTCGTCTGTCCCGTAATATTAATCCCCTCAAGAGCGTTCATCTGAACGATATCATCGGGTCCTGCGCCATAAGCGGAAGACGCTGCGCCAGCAGGGTGCGCCTTTAGCAGTACAGCAGCGGTTGGTCCCTTAGCGTTCGTTCTGAACACAAGCCTGCTTGGTTGAGCAACACCGTCTACTACGCCGGGAGTGATTTCAGCGATAGCACCAGTAAGTTGCTTATTGATCGTGTTGACGACCAAGGCAAAGCTCATGGAGAAGTCACCATTAACTGCCGCAGGCATGCTAATGATCTGATCTGCGCCATTATTAACGGAAATAATGAACTCACGACCGCGAAGATTCAGCGGTTCGTTCAGATCAGCAGTGCTGACTGCACGGGCAGCAGTTGATACTGATGCCTGTGGGTTAAGAGCCCCGTCTTCATCGATTGGGTCAACAATCTGAAAGCAGGGCCCAACGATGCAAGGCACCAGTGCTGGTGTCAAGACGGTGGGCGATTCTACGATGATTTCCTGGGAAATCTCTACGCCGGGTCGTGGAAGCGTTGCCATATTTATCACTCCTGTTGGGGCTCTATTCCAAACCCATATGTAGATTAACCGATCTCATTAATGAGTAGAAGTCCTTCTCATCAGCAGTTACTACATCCTGAATATAGAAAGGTATAATTACTTGAATCATCTTCCATTCTGGGGACGATGATCCTGGAACTAGGGCTCCCTGCTGACTTTCTTGTGTCAAAGTTATGCTGTTACTAATTGCGTGTATTCTTCCAAGCCTCTGAATGGAGGCCTTAAACACAGGGATCATACGAAAAATAAAATAAGCGAGGTTTTGGGCCTCTAAACCCTCTCTGGCTACAATACTTAGTGTCATTGAGGTACCAATAATATCTGTATAAGTCTTCGCTGGGGAGTCCAAACTATGTTGGATTGATTGCCCCATTGATGTGCCTGCCCAAGTAGCCGGTCCTCGGGCTGTGGCAATAACTGGACGAACATTCGTCTTCTCGATCTTATCAGGGTTTTGGTCGGTTATAACAATCTCTGTTTCATCCATATTAGCACTCCAGCGGTAATGACCACTAGGTCGAGTGCGAAACAGTCCCTGCAACCAAATAAGCCACGCTCTAGTTGCCACATGAAGACAATCATCTGGCACTGAGAATGGGGTCGGATCGGTATTTATTTTTGTGACAGACGAAGTCATAGCGCTACCTGCCCCTTACCGAACACATTATCAAGAACATTAGAAAGCTTCGTGCTCTCCATTGTCTGTGGGTTTGTATAATTTCTTTCGGGCGAGGCTACCAAATCTTTTATTTCTTCGTCAGTCAAGTTTAGCGGAATTCGATATTCTATATCTGAGGTAGGTACACGATGGATAGCCACTTGCTGCCGAATTAGTGCGCGAGACTTCTTCACCTTTGCAAGTGTTGAAGCGACTCTCCATCTAATGTTTTCGGCCTCAATAATCAAATCGCCCTCTGAGATTTCCGGGTAGTTGCCCAACATGAGAGTTGTATTCTCTGTTTGGACCTCTCCAAAGTTCGCATGGATTGTTTGTTCATTTGGAGAAACAATCATTCCATAAGTTTGTACAGGAGCATGATAACCCCCAACCCAGCTTGTGTCGTAGCACGTAGCGCAACCTGATCTAGTTCGTCTTTGCGCAACACGGTCCCAACATAGCGCACAGCGCCCTCCGGACTGTTTTTTTGGAAAAACCCAGATTTTTCTTCCTGAAAATTCTTTCAATTTTAGGTTATTTAATCTTGCCATTTCCAAAGCAGCGAGATCCGGCATAGCCGCTAATTTTACCCCACCCACTTCTGGGTAGACGGCCTGCTCTGTGCTGCCACGCTTTTGAACCCGGACACGGTAGTAAACTTTATTATAGTAGTTTTTGTGTCCGCGAACTGATGTGTCTCTTACGTGGTACCGGTCAATAATTGGGACGGTCAGATCATAGTACGGCCCAAACTCATTGTCGGATCTCTCGACAACAAATTCATAATCGCTAATATCTTCGAAACTAGGCTCGATGTCCCAATAGACATCTAGATGACCTAGGTCAAAGCTGCGAATACGTATGTTTGTGACCTCTAACAATTAAGCCGCCTTCTTGCTCTTCTTATCCTTAAGAATTTGATTAAGTGCTACAGCACCGCCTGTGACTCCACCCCCAACTGCGAGGGGCTTCTTGTGTTTACGCGCCATGTCCCCAAGTCGCTTAGCAGCGGACTGAGTTCCTTTGATGGCTGTCTTTCCAGCAGAACGCTTACCGAGAGCTTTTGCTCCGAGTCCTAGCCCAGCTAAACCAGCCAAGCCAGCAAACCCGCCAGCTACCTGCTTACGTGCGCGAGACGAATCTTTGGCTGCTTGACTCACACCAGCCTTGGCGCTTTCTACGCGTTCGTTCTGGCCAGCGATAATCTTCTTCTTTCTTTTCTTCTGCGAAGTAGTGCCTTTGTTGGCCTTAGGTCGATTCTTCGCAGCCTTCTGAGCTTTCGCTAAACGTTCAGCGGCATCGGACTTATGTTTTGGTCCAACCTTTCCGATGAATTCAACAAGCTTTTCGGTAAGCTTTTTCTTGGCTGCATATTTTTCTAGTGCGTTCATTATAACCCCTATTACCGGATAACGACTTGTGCGTCACCGCTGTTTTTTCTTCCCTTAAGTAGTGCTAATGCACCAAGGCCAGCGGCACCACCACCGATAAGCATATTCCGATTGTGTGCTTTTGCTGCGGCACGAGAAGCGCGTGTAGCCTTAATGGCTCCAGCAGCACCCATGCCCATACCCAATAGTTGTTCCGGGCTAGTAAGCCCGAGATTCTCCAGACCCTTATATATGCTAGAGGGGGAGATCTTTCCGTCTGCGCCTTTTACTGCGGTCATGATCTCAGAAGCCGTGCTTCCAAGACCTGTAGTTCGATTCATACTTCTTGATTTTTCAAAGGCCTTAACAAGAGTGTTCCGTTTGCCCTCAGCCACCGCCATAGCATCATCCCAAGCCTTGAGCGCTTCAGGACTTTTCTTGGCTGCTGCGGCCCTAGAACCCTGCTGAGCAATAAAATCGTCAATATATCCTTGGCCCTGCTTCCGGGCTCCCGCTAAACCTGGGTCCCAAAAGTTTTGCCATTTAGTAGCGCCAGATCGGTATTTCCTAGCAATAGCCCCACCAACGTCTTTTACGGGCTGTGGGACAATCTTGCTTCCCGCGCCTTTCAATGCTTCGCCTATTTGACTCCACCGAGATGCCTGGGGCTTGAGTCCGAGCTTTGCTCCCTCTGCGGCAGCAGAGCCAACAGCGTGTGCCTTGGTCCCCGCACCAACAGCACCCTTAGCGGCTCTAGCGGCTGCGCTGAATGGGTAGAACGCCTGTTTTTCTAGTAGGGCATTGGTGAGAATAGCGGCTTGATCAGACTTTGTTACGGAGGAGGTCTTCACCTTCTTCTTCAGAGCGGGGAGTACCGCAATCTTCTTGTCCGGAACCTTTTGGTCTTTTACAGAAACTTCTTTGTAGCCCTTGCTCTTTGAGGGAGCCCGAACTGGTGTTCTTGCCTGACCAGAGAGGGATACAGGCTTTACGGCCTTAGCGGAAGCAGGTGCTTTCTGAACGGGAAGTTTTACCGAAGTAGCTTTCTGGCTCGCTAGTAGCTGCCTAATTTTATCTCGGGACTCCGAGCGAACCTTCTTCGACTGCTGCTTGTTTTGGGCGTTGTGTCGGACCTTCACGCCAGCCGTCTTCAACTCAGTGAAGAAGTCTGCGGCAGCAGCGAACTTTTCATCCGTGTCTGTTTCTTGCTGTAGTAACTTTTCAAACGGGTCCATCAAAGCCTCCTACAGTCTCGCACTAAATGCGGAGTCATACATCATGACGCCAATAGACATTGATGCGGTTGCGCCACCATTTGGATTTACAAATCGGAGCGCAATCCCTCCCGGAAACGGGACCAGTGTATCGAAAATGTTTGTCTGGGATTCCGCAAGATCAAACAAAATCTCCGAGGCGTTCCCGGAGCTAATTCCCTGGCGCACTATTGGGAGAGCCGTTTCGTCCACTACCGCCCCGTTGTTAATGTCTGCGTTTGTCCCAGGAATTGCTGCAACAACTGAGATAGTACAGTTGGGGGCTACAGACGGGATAGAAATAGCAAACTTCGTATAATGCTGTGAGTTGGGGACTACAACATCAGTCGTGTCGTTACCCGGAGCGGTAACAGTGACCGATACTCTTTGTTTGTTAGGAATAGTTGGCATCGTTATCTCCTAAGAATCCAACTGAGAAAAGTACCCGTTGACGAGCGCGTATTCAGAGGAAACAGCGGAGCCATTCAAAGCCTCGCCAAGGTTAATAGCCTGCTTCAGACGAAACTTCTTTTGCTCATAAGTTTGTGTGAAGAGATTCATCCAGTTCATTAATTGGGGCCCCTTATCGGAAACACTTACCTGCACTCCTTGGCCGTCTGAATAGGACATATGATTCCTAGTCTGTAATAGCCCAACGGAGGTAATAATATTAATGATTGAGCCGTTTATTAACAATGATATTGACGGAAAATTGGCCACAGTAAAAGTACCTAAAAGAGGGGGAGTCATATTGAAGTCGTCTATGCACTCCATTATCGCAAATGCGATCTCCCTGTCGGAGGTCTCTCGGCCCTCAATTAGTCGATTAAGCTCAGGAAAGTCGCGCATCTTGGCGCGGATAAGCGAGATAGTATTAAGAAGCTCCTTAGGCAGACCCTCGGACACCGTCTTTTCCGGACCCGTAATATTGCTGTTTGGATCTTTTGGGTCATTCGCCACTTCTTACTCTCCCCCGGCCTCTTCGATTTTCTCGATAAGAACTGCCTTTGTCTCGCTACCTGTAAGAGAGATTCCCATATTATCAGCTAATGATACAAGCTCACTTTTCTTTAACCCGGATGTGGAGACCGGAGCTTTTCCGCCTTCCCATGCCTCATCAACATCTTTCGTCTCTGGGTCATCTGGAACAAATTGACCATCTTCGGTTCGCGCCCTCACAGGCTCGGGTACTGTTGATGCTGATTTATGCGCCTTTCGACGCTTACGGTTTCCTTCAGGGTCCTTTGTGTGGACAGAGATAATCCCTAAGTCCACAAGGGTTTTCAGTGAAGCAAGTACTTCTTCTGAAACCTCGCAAGAATCCCCAACGCGAAGACGTTTATCTCCTAGCCTAAAAGATCTAGTGAGGCAGCGGATATACATTATTCATCCTCAGACTTTCTGCGGCTTCGTCGGGAAGAGCGCTTCTTGGGCTCCTCCTTCTTTTCCTCAGTCTTCTTAGAGCTAGCTTTCTTCTTGGCTGGCTTTTCCGGGGCCTCTTCTGGGGCCTCTTCGGGAGCCGCTTCCAATATAACCGCGCCTTCATCCGACTCGTCACTTTCCGGGGCCATCTCAATTACGATGGGGCCTCCGGTGTCCTTGGAGTCCTCGGGTGGGGATGTAGGCACGGGCGGCTCTGGGGAAGGGGCATGTAAAGGAATCTGAGACTCGACTTCAGCAGTCCCCCCCGTTGCCTGCAATGCGATAAGGCCCTCTAGGGCGTAGGTGTCGATGACACTTTTGTGTGCGGCGTAGAAGCTATCATTAATAATAATGGACTTGCCGATTTGTAGGCGTCGCCCCCCGATCTTAAACCGAACTGCTGCTCGTCTAATATCCGGGCCTCTTCTTCCCCGATTCCGCTTATTGGGGTCTCTACGGGAATTAACCAGATTTGTAACTTTGTATGGCATCGCCTATCTCCAATAATAAAAAAATATGAGGTGAAGTGCCCCCCAGCCGAAGCCAGGGGGCACCCACCAAAGTAGCCTAGAACTGCGCTACAGCAGGGAACGTTTGCCCCTCGTTAACGAGGTGGTTACGCCCGCCCATGTCAGCTTCCGCAACAGGAAGACGTGCAGCACGCGTCACCGCGTTAGTTGCACCACCACCGGCAATAGTCTCGACGGAACCAGTGTAAAGCTCAAGCTTACGAACACCAGCCACGTTTCCGACATACATACCAATGTCTTCCCAAGCCTCAAACGAGATTCGGTTCCGTTCCTTATCGGCGTAGAACTTAGTCTTGTTGAGAACAAGGAAGCCACCCAAATACTCGGGTGCGGTGAAAGCATAAATATTGCCAGGACGAAGAATGTCCGTCTTCAGGGTACGAATGAACTTACGGCCAATAACCGTTTTGTACTTGTATCCATCGACAGTAGTCTCGCCAACAATCTTATCTCCCATATCCGCATGTGCCCAAGCATTCAGGTCCTCGAAGTCAGTGTCAGTCATGAGGAACTGATCACACCGCAGTCGAGAGCCACGAGCACCGCCGCCTGTGAACGTCTGGAACAACTTAATAAAGTCATCCTTCTGAACAGGGAAGACGAGGGCTTCGTCAGCGCCAGCAACATCGTTTGCAGCAACCGTAAGGGCAGCGGCATCTACGCCTTTGACCTTACCAACTTCAGGGATGCCGTTCACGAGCACATTACGTGCCGAGAAAACAGTTGCACCACTGTTGTTGTATGCAGCACCGAACGCGAGGCCCTGTGCATCTTGCTGTAACGACTGGCAGGCCGATTCCATGTGAGTCAAGAACACGCGGTCCTCAATCTCTTGGATATCGTTAACAATGTTACGCTTGATGATCTCCGTGATTGGCATCACGTAGGCCATAAGCTCCTGCTCAGTTTGCTCATAACGCTGCGAACCAACCGTATGAAACGGTACCTCAAAGCGCGGACCAGTGTAGTATCTCACCGTGGGCTGTGCCCGGAATGACATACTCATGGCTCGGCTTTGTGGCTCCACTTCAACGACCTTCACGAGGGTATCGTGATTGACGCTGACCTGGAGGTCCGAACGACTGACGGTCTTCGGGGGGAGGACCTTGCGAGCAAAGCTCTCCTCACGCAGACGGTCTCTAATAAAATCACCGCCAAGAGCAGCAATCTTTTCTTTTCCGGCCTCAGTATCGAGCTTAGAGACAAAAAGCTCGTTGAGGACTTCGCTAGGTACGCTAGACATGATTATCCTCCTTTAAGGCTAGGGTGCACCAGCGCCATCGACCTTGCGGGGCTTATCATAAAGATAGACACCGATAGCTCGATCAGCAGCGGGTAGTTGGGCAGAAGTACGAGTCACATAACCTACCGCCCACCCAGACGTGCCATCGGCAATCGGGGTAAGAAGCAGTCGAGAGGCGTTGCCTTCGACAGCCATTGCGGTATTTTCTGCGACAGACACTAACGTGCCAAGTGGGTAGTTAGCAGCGTTGTTCAACGCCTGAGTGTTATCGGGTGCGATGTAAAGCATACAATCGATATCGATTCCACCATGCGCGAGCACAGCTACGCGAGTATCACCCAGGGCCTGACGATCAGACCGTTGTGCGGAACCCCACACCATAGCCAGGGAAGATCCCTGAGTATCGGCGGCGGTAATCGCAGCATTGTTAGCGCCATGAAACGCTACGCCGGTCGGACTATCACCGTCCTGGGTTACAAATTCACCATCCTCGGGAGCAGCCGCGAGTCCAGAACAATCCACATCACGTGTTTGAACACTTAAAGTAGACGAAATTGGGCTCACGTTCCTACGTCGGGTGGCACTAAAAGCTCCAGCAGCCATTTTAGTTCTCCTTAGTTAGTTAACGTTTACTCATTACTTCCGAGAAGAAAGTTCTCGAAAGCGCTCACTGCACCATCACCGGGCAAATCGGAAACAGATGCAAACGACAGATCGGGTGGGGAAAGAGCAAGAGCTTCCTTGACCACGTTCAAATCCTTCTTAGAAGCCAGCAATGCTGCCACCTTCGTCTTTAAAGGAACTGTGCGATCCGAGAAACCACGAGCATCCATCATGGCCACAACTTCTTCCGCCTCTTCCCGCTTACGGTACTCCTCAAGAGCAGACGCAAGTTTGGTATTTTCCTCCACAAGCTTCCGCAAAGTTTGCGGGACCTGCTTCAGGACTTCCTGGGCTGAGTTTTTATCAATTGAACTCATGATTATGCCTCCTTACCAATCTTAGCCAACAACTTCCTTTTCAGGCTGTCGGTGGCTTGTTTACGAGCCATGGGCCCTTCGCTACCGTGAACATCGCCGGTCTCTGCACCTGTTGAGGCACTCTCGTCAAATTGTCCATCAGAGCTAAGTGCTGCATTCAGCACCTCAGCAAGACTTTGGCCAGCCGAAGCTGCCTTTACCGCCATCTCGCCGTCAACGTCACTATTATCGTCCGTTGAATTCTCCGTGTCGTCAGTCGCGGTTGAACCGACGTTAAAAATTTCTTCCTCAGACACAGGGTCGTCAGAAGAACCGCTATAGAAGTTCTCGCTGTCCTCTGGGGTATCCGCATCAGATTGATCGGACTTATCAGATTTAAGCTCTTTAAGTTTTCCTAGAACACTCTGTAGGAGTTCTTGTTTCTCCTCCTTAGAGTCCTCCATTTTTTGATCTTCCTCAGCTACCGCCTCTTGTTTTGCGGTAATTCGTGCTCTTAGTCGATCTCGTAGCTTACCAGTAATGTCTGTGACATTACTTTCGGGCTCCTCTGGCGGGGCCTCTTCGGCCACCTGCTCGGGAACAGTTAAAGTCGGGTTTCCATCAGAAACAAAACGCCCTGTTACCGGGTCACGGGCAATAGCCTCTTTAATAATTGATACTTTGTCTTTCTGACTGAGTTCTTCAGTAAAAGTTGTATCAATATTATCAACAATAAAATCTACTGCTGAAGCTAACTTCTCTACATACACCGGATCAGTAGCATTCTGCGCGATAGGTGCAGATTCATCGGTCTCGGCCACGGTAGATGAGTTAGACCCAGCAAGTTTTTCAATCAGTTTATTTAGTGAAGACATCCAATCCTCCTGTTGAGAGACTGGCCCCGCCCGGTTGCCCGGACGGGACCTGTACTCAAACTTGCTTAGTGGCCTTACCGTTACGCCTCTTTATAATATTAGCAGCTAATATCGTAAAGAGTGCAGCCTCCGCAGGTCTCTTTTTCAAGAAAGACCAGCTTTTTTCTAAAGACGATCTCCCAACCTTATTACTAAGCTGGAAATGCTTCTTTAGTTTTTTGACTGCATCGGCCTGCATTAATTACCCCTGCAACGCTTGGGCAATTGCATCAACATCGTAACCAGCCTCAGCGAGAAGCTGTCCCGCACGCTCAGTCACGTCAGCGTCAAGCTGCTCGTCATCAATTGCTGCCGAAGACTGCTTAACGGAGCCGGTGTCCAAGAACTCAAGAATTTCGTTGGCACGCTCAATAGCGGTTTCTTCGAAAGCTTGGGCAAACTCAGGATCAACGGTTCCAGCTTCTTCGTCAGAAGCGGTCTTCAGGAAAGCGTCACTGGGACGACCACTTGCGGTCTTCTCGGTGCCACCATGCTGAATGCCGGTAAGTTCGTCGTAGAAAGCGTGCGCCATGGTTCGACCAAGGAAGTCAGCTTCTGCAAGCTTAACCTGGGTGTCCTCATCTTCGCCCGCAGCTTCTACGCCTGCGGTTTTCTCGACACCCTCACCACCCATGGCTTCGCCAAGGATTTCGAGGATATCATCGTCACTGAACTCATTAAGGTCGATGCCTTCGGCCTGTGCAACCTTTTCGAGTTCGTCAATTAAAGCGGCCTCAGCGGTCTTCTCGACGCCTGAATTGGTGTCAATGTTTCCCTGGGTACCGTACGCTTGTGCTAGCAGTTCGTTCATTTTGTTCTCCTTAGAATTAGAACGGTTTCTTGGTTTAACTGCGTCCCAGCATCATCTTTGATAAATGTATTCATCTAGATACCCACGGACTACTAAAACTTAGCCGCTAGGTTGTTCAACGACTTGTTGAACGCCCCAGACGTTTTTAGGTTCATACCCAAACGGGTAAGGCCTACAAACACCGAAGTGGCTAAGATTGGATGTTTCTCGATAAACCGATCAAGTGGGCCTGTGGACTGATGGGTACGCCGTCTTTTAGATTTTACGTGCGCACCGTAAAGATAAGCCATGGGAAGAACACCAACCAACGCTAAAGGCAGCTTAGCTGTTTTTGTTAGTTGTGGTTCCAACATGAATTCATCTTCCAGTCTTTGACCATTAATGGTCGAGAGCAATCCTATATCATTACTTGTAATATGAGCAACAATGGTTCCTATTTTCTCCATTAGCTGCTCGCGATAACCATTGTATCCTGCGGAGATTCTATTAAGAAGCTCCATTTCGTCAGGACTAATATCAATACTTCCAATACTACCTTCTTTACGCAGACCTAGAATACTAGGACTTAGTTGGTCTGTGGAAGTACTTGGGCGTCTAATAATCGTGATCCTCTTCGTAATAACTGGATCGAACATACTACGCTTGGGAATAATGTCCATAAGCATATCTCTAATAGATGACGAAAACTGGTTAGGTGCGCCTATCCTAACACTCCTGTCTACATCATTAGAGGGTGAAAATGTGCAGCCAGCATTATCCAGTCTGTCTGCCAACGGTTTTTTCCCTATCCGAATCAGAATAATTCTCTGGTACTCGCGGGGCTTTAGCACAATACCTGCGGAAGCGGAAGTTGTTAGCGCATTGGCCACAGGGCAACATGCCATCCTAGATAAAACATTTCGAGAAAGGTCTGGCTCGCTTTGAGTGACGCGGGGCATAACCCTAGCAGACATGGCCGGAACCTCTTTTAACATATTAGAGATTTTATTCTTAGCGGCCATTTTCTCTTTTAGCAAATTGACCGCGCTCCCATCCCGAATGCCTGCTTCCTCTGCTGCCAAGGCAGATGAAGAACCGTGGATAGAGGCAACCTTAGCCATCGCATAACTAGTTCTATCAGCACCAATAACAACAAAGCTCAAGTCAAAGAACTTGGGGTTTGGGTTATACACGAAAACCTTTCTGCCATCTGGGAACACTTTCCCCATCATTGTTTTCGTATGGTGGCAGTAGTCAGCCCTAGTTTTAGACTTGTGACCACAAATGGAGCAGACATCATACTTGACTCTACATCCCATGCTCACGGCTGGGTTCTCACCGGCGTCCAGCCTTCTTACGAGATCTCCGGACCCCTCTAACTCTGCTTTTTCGCGGCAAATCTTTAAGATCAATTCCACCCTATGCATCACAGGGTTATACACCGCGTGACAAATTTGCCCTAAAGACCGGTTAATGTCCTTGTTTTTATGGTGTCTGTAGATCCCAGCATTTAAAAAAGTTTGGTGTCCGAAGCCAGTATTGCTCTCTGTTGGGTTCAGCTCCTTCTCTTCGAAGAAATCCCCATTAATATTACTGCCGTAATACTCACCAGCCCCTAGGGCATTAACCAAAACATATAGGTGAGTGTCCATGGACTTAAGCCCACCTATGTAAGATTGAATTTCTGGGTGGAGCGCGTCATGAGACGCAACCTTAACCAAACTGTCAGACGGGTTAATCGCCTGAACAAAGATATTTCCTTCGTCATCTGACCCAGGAAATGTAAGTAGCTTCAGCATCTTACTGCCTCCCTCCCAAAGTTCTGAGGAGGCTCTCTTCTCCCTTGGTTAGCTTGTCTCCGCGCTTGGCTCTGGCTGATAATGCCCTGGCCCACATATGTCTGCTGGCCGTTGTTCCAACGCCTCCGGACAGGCCTTCCGTGACAGCCCCCGTTGGGCCACCAAACAGCAAGCCCATAGCGGCGCGACCCACAGCGTGAGTTTTTGGGGTTATGTAGTACTCGGAGAAACCTTTTTGACCACCCAGGCTCCCCTCATCAGCCGCCTTACCAACAAGCAGGTTTTTTTCTTGTCTTGTGAACCCGCCTCGCCCTGACTCAAGCTTACTCTTGAGGGCTTTTGCATAGATGTCTCTTTCCATATTGGCGAAGATACCACTTAGGCCCCCAGACAAAGCAGCCGTTGTTGCGATTGCCTTATTGCTTGGACCAGCAGTGTTCCTGACCCCAAGGCTTTGTAGAGTCTTATTCTCAAGAATTTTCTTAGCAGCCTTGGACCGCATCCCCTTTCTAAGGGCAAGCATGAGGCCACCGGTTGCTGCCGCAGAACCCAAAGCTTTCCCAGCGGGACTCGTTAAGAATCTCGAAACTGGGTAATCTTGTGAGGTTTCAACTTGCGCCATCTCTACCTATCCTGCGTAGCTCAGAAGTTCCGCACCGGTTCCAGCAAAAGCTCCGCTAAGAAGCCCATCGCCTCGCTTGGAGTCCTTCAGTGACTTCGAGATTTCCGCCAACGTCTTAACATCTACAGGCTGGATTCCCTCGTCCTTGAACTGTAAGGATCTTCTCATGAAAGACCCTGCGACTAGTGGGTCGCTGGCCATTGTCGGATTGAACTTATAGAGCGTTCTAAAAATGCGCTCTACGTCCCTTTTTGGCTCTTTCTTCAGAGAGGGGTTTTCGTCCATCATATTATTGAAATACTTCTTTTTCTTCAATGGATTAGACACAGCATCCCCAAGTCCCTCAACAGCTTTTAAGCCACCAGCGATACCAGCGGCTCCCGCACCAAACGCCAGAGCCTTCCGGCCAGGAGTGCCTTCACCAAGAAGCTTTTTCATCAGGGTTGGCTTCTTCTTAAAGTACTTAGCCGCAAGAACCCCACCACCCAAAACAGCGCCTTGGGAAAGGGCCTTTCTTAACGCTGAGCCCAGAGCTTTTGGATCTGCTACTTCTTTACCGACACTTTTCCCCCAATTCTTGAGGACGTCCTTTGCCTTGGGCTTCATGCCTGGAAGCGACTGCTGTGCAGCAAGTTTTTGAATAAGCCGATCTTTTTTATCTTGTTCCATTATCAACCCCATGCCCGTCTTTGGAATGGGCTAACCACGTCAGGCTCTTTCCATTGTCGGATAGTTTCTGGTGAAATATCTGAGTTCATTTTGGGCATCATTGCACTGGCCATTTGCCGGTTTTCCGGGCTCTTCGCTAAGTAATACGCAAGAAGAGCGCCACCACCAGCAAGAAGTGGGTGCTTCTGCGCAAACCCTACAAGTCCACCAGGAGTATATTTCCTCTTGTAAAACTGTGGTAGGGCATGACCGGAGATACGACCTTTATACGCCTTACCTTTTTGGAGGCCCTGCTTAATTTCATCGTACTCTGCTTTTGAAATATTCTGTAGACCGTCGAGCCCACCAACAGCCTTTAGTCGTTTCCCATACATAGGGCTCAACGGGTTCCCCTCTTTTGCCCCAAAGAGAAGCCCACCCAAAGTATTATGCGCCATACGGCCTGGGCTAGCAGCTAAAAAAGACGCGGGCCCATAGAGAACGTTCCCCACTCCTCGACTAAGTTTGGATTGGCGACCAAGAACCAAGTTGTCCGGGTGACCCTCAACAAAATGTTTGTTGAATGCCGCGCCTAGTCGGTCTTTGGCAGCTTGTTTCTCAAACCTATTCATTACACCAATCCTGGGCCTTGGGGTCCTTGCGGAGGCATACCGGGAGGTCCCGGCTGCGGAGAAGGCCCGCCCGTTGGTGGAGCGGTCTCAGGGGCTGCTCCCATTGGTGGGGGTGCCGCCTGAGGACTGCCAACTGGAGCCATCTCTGGCCTAGGGGCACCCATAGGAGGTGGTCCCATGGGCGGCTCAGGGGAAGGCGTTCCGCCTCCGAATACCTGCGCGGCCCCGCCAGACATATCCGGGCCCCGAAGAATTGTTAGCAATTCCTGCATGGCCATCTGTGTTTTCACAACAGCTTGTTGGGTCATTGTTAGTTTTTGTGCAGTCCCCTCAAGCTCTTGAGTCAGACCGCTTATTGGGTTTGGCATCATCATGCTCATCCCAAGCTTTTCTAGTTCTGGGCCGTGACCAAATTCAACTAAGTCACCGAGCGACTCGGAGATTACTGATAGTAGCCCCTCAGACGGAGACGCCGCCTCAATGGCATAACCAATAATGCCAGCACTGTTCCCTGCGCGGGAGGCTTCTTTACACAAGTCGCCTAACGCAGACATTCTGATTTCAAAAACGTCCCCTAGCGCTTCTTTGGTGGCCTCAGCATTCTTATTGGTTGTATGAGCATCCAAAAAATTTCTTGTGGCCTCACTAATGTCAGGGTCCGCGTACTGGGCGGTCTTCTCTAGTTCTTCGCCCGAACCAAAAATATTCTCTAAATCAACGCCCTCTTGACCAGGGACGTACTTCATTCTTTGGGGGATGTGGGGCTTATTCACAGACGCGGTCTTCACCTTCGGCGCATTGATTGTTTGTGAAACAGCGATTGCATCGGCCATAGGAAAAGTGATGTTCTTGGCAAACCCAAGCTTAAACATGGTCGCGAAGGTATCATTATTTGCGTATTCCGCCACGCGCTTAATTTGTTCAAGACTAAGACCAGCCTCCTTCGCAAACTCACTGATTGAGTCATTCAAGGGGGTTTCGTTCTGAATGTAGCGGACTGCTGCCTGCTTCCCAAAGTGACGTAACTCTGAGCGAGTCACCCCTGTATCATCCTTGTTTAGCAAATACGATTCTAAGTCTTCCATGTTTAACCTCTTCTAGCCCCTTCTTCCCGATCCCCTATTGGGGTGATAATATCAGGTCTTGGGTGCTTTATCATAGATGCCAAAAAACAATACGCCAATGAGTGCAATGTATCATCAGTTGTTCCCGGCGTTCTCTGGATCACCGTTGTGCGCCTAGCCTCATTATACTCTGTGAACACAGATAACATATCGCTTCCAAAAGGAAACTCAATCTCTTCCCACTTGGGGAAGACAAATTCGTCACCTCTGTTTATAGCGTTAATAATAGCCATTAAGGCCTCTGTCCTGTTCACCATAAATCGGTGAAGGCTCTTATCAAAATAAATCTTTTTTGTGTTTACGTACTGATACCTTGCTATCCGGCGAATCCCAAATGTTCTAATAAGTTTGTCATTTCTGTCAAACCCACCACCGTAGTCTACACCAACTGTGTCTACCTTAAAACGATCAATATAACTACTAATAGTGCTCATCATCTTTTCTGGCTCAGCTTCCTCACCCTCAAAACGTTTGAATAAAAGGACGTGGAACCGATCTTTTATATACGCACCCACAGTCATGACCGTGTAGGAATTTTCAGCCGTTCCCCAGTCAATGCCCATGAACACTTTATTTCTTAGGGCAAACTGCTCCACTTGCTTCATAGACCTTCCTGGGTCACAGCAAGCCATAAGGCTCTCTTTCGTAAGAGGCTTGGAACCGGAATCGTATGGTAACCCCAGGCACTCATTGTAGAATTGCGCCTTAGAATACCTCTTTCTCTTATCCGAAATTTCATCCCAACTCACCCAGGGGGTAATAACTTGCGGGATTCTGTATCCCTCGAATGGCTCAGCAATTGGGGGGTTGCTCAACCACTGGGGAGAACGCATCGAAGCCCATTGAGCCTTAGGGTGGTCCGGATGTATTTTTGAGTGACATTTCGAGCACATAAGGAACTCTGGGCCGACGTTGTCTATCCCTATAACGTTCCACTTATTGCAGCTATCACAAGGGATGACCCACTCATTCATTGTAGAGAACTGGTTCCAGTAATAACTAATCGTGTTATCAACACTCTTGGGTGTCCCAGAATACCTAAGAAGCTTGATAGGGGAGTGAGACAGGGCTTCTTCGATTACTGGGATAACCTCTGTGAGGATGTCCTGAATCTCATCCAGCAATAACATGTCAGCGGAAATACCGCGAACGCGGTCAGCGTGCAGAAATGCATACCGCATGGTCAGATCGGACCCGGTAATAAATTTCTTATATAAAACGTTATTTTTTGTGTGGTCACCCCTAGTGAAAACTTGCAAGTGGGGCGACACCTCAATTGGGGTTGCAATCCTATCCCTAGAGAACGTTTCAGTTTGCTGCTGGGTAGGGCTCACAAACAAAGCTCGGAAATGGTGTTGAAGCATTGTGTGCGTCAGCATAGTATTCCCAAGGGTCGTACTTTTCTCTACCTGACGACCGCACAAGAGCAAAACCCTACGAGCAGGAGTGTCGTAAATGGGTAGAAGGTACTGCCGTCCTTTAAAACTGAATTTGCTCAGGTGCCCGCCTGAGGCAATATTCACAAATGAGCTAACGAACTCAGACGGGAACATCGATAACGGTGTCCATTCTGGGTTGTCACTATCGTGAACTTTAATCATGGATGACGTAGCCTTCAAAAGAGTTATTGCCTCACTTTCCAGAGCTATCGGTAACGATCTGTTGTCGTACGAGAGTCATGGGAAAACCTACACGCTTACCGTGTGGGCCCCACTAGACCCACAAGCTAAAAAATTACTAGACGCCTTCCTTAGAGATGCCTTAGGCCCCAAGGGCCGAGTACGTATTAACGCGAAATACGGGAAAATAACAATCTGGTATGGCAAGAGACGGGACTGAATCTGGCATAAGAAGGATGATAGGAGGCTAACTATGTATATTCCAAACTCAAAAGAAGGGATGGAAATTACCCCGATACCTGAGAAGCTTTTGGCTCTATTCGATGATGGCTTGCCCGTAGATGATAAGCTCAATGAATGGCTCAGTATTCGCTGTTTCATGGGCACCCCAACGAAGCCAGAGGCCCTAGCTTTTATAGAAAGATATCCCAAAGACGTCACATGCAGAATCCCTGCCAAGGTCCGTGAAGCTGCGGGCCTGGAAGAGTGAGAGGCTTTTAGCCTCCCATTTTTCTTAGCCACAAGTCGTGTCTTCATCTAACGACTCCTTAGGGGGGTACGTGCGGGTTGTGTCTTGGCAAATGGAAGCCCCTTCGGAACTGTCGCCCCGAAGGGATTTATCGGGGGGAAGGCGACTCCAGACAGGGCTTTAGGGCTCGCAGGGTTGGTGGCCCCTGTTGCGACCCTGTTATGCATGGCCCTAAGCATCCTTTGGTTGCGAGAACCAACCTCGTCAAGCATCATCTTTTCATATTCTGCTGACCTTGGTGGTCCTGACCCCTGAGGTTGCTTTCCTGTCCACCGGCCCTTGGTTGTGGCTCCTGCTCTGGGGGAGCCGGGACCAAGCCCTCTCAAGGTGTTGACTGTATCAGCACTGCGGAGGCCTCCTGCTGCGGGGACATCTGCCACGGTCGTGTTTGCGCCTGGGACGCGGTCACGCCACGCCGCTGCTCTGTGACGAGCAAGAATTCCGGGGCTCGGTTTTTTAACCAGGGCTGGGGAGGGCGCTTTCCCCCCTCCCTTAACTGTGCGAGTACTGGTCGAGGCTCTAACGGCAGATTGGGCATGAAAACTGTCTTTGGGGGAGACATAAAAATCCACAATCTTGGGTTTCCCGGAAGGGGTCACCATGATGTTTGTTGCGTTGGATTGTTCTAGGGCTCGGTTAGTTCTAGACGCTCTTCCTTTAAGCGCGTCTTTGATCGTAGAGCCGGGGCGCTTTCCTAGATGAGATTTACCGGCCAAAACAGAGGCATCATGAAGCCCTGGAAGCCCAGCCTTTGTGGCTTTTGGTAGCCCCCGCGCTTGCATCGCAGTCTGGTAAAGGTCTTTCCCAGGCACATACTCTGAATGATAGTACCTCCCCCCTGTTGGGGTTTTGTGGAGCTTATTACTCACCAGCTTCGCAAAGGAGTCGCTGCCTTTGGATAGTTTATGTCCGCCATCAGCAGCCGGATTAGCTCTCAAGCGGCGTAGGGTGTTGAACTTGGTAGCAGCCTGTTCTTTACTGAAGATGGCCCCTCTCGGGTCTAGCATTTTTCGTACAAGTACCTTGCTTGGTGCGTCTTTAGCGCCAATGACTAGGTGCGCAGGTCCCTCGCTACCAGACCCTAGGAATCTAAGTTGTGAGCCCTGTTTCGATGTTTTGAGCGCCCCCTTGGAGATGAGGTTTGTCGCCAAAGCTTCAGCCTTACCTATCTTCCCCGCATTAACCAGCGCACGAATAGCTTTGAGGGCTGCTGTGGCGGCGGTCTTTTCTAGCTCCGCTCTATAGTTGGTTAATATGAGAGGCAAATCCATAACTACTCCTGCACCGGTTCAAAGTCATCGCATACGAAGTCTGCCCGGACAGGAGAGCCGCCGTATTTAGAGCAATCACCATCACCCCGCCAGCTTCTCCCAGATTTGTAAGCAAAGCTACTGCACCCGTCACATTTTACGTTGCTATCCGACAGTCGTAGGTTTGGGGGCTTGGATTGGGCTAGCTTCAGGAGTTCGCTTTCTAGAGAAGATCCGAGAAAAGAGTCCAGGGGATTTTTGTTTGGTTTTTTTGGCGTAGACATATCTAGTTTTCCCGCTTTGGTCTGTGTATTTATACAGATGCTTTTTCTGCTTATAGGCTTTATAGAATTGCTCTTGCTGCTGGTACTTCCGGCTAGCAACGCTATCCATCCATTGATCTGTTGTTCTTGGGGTGGTCTTCCCAAACACTCGACCAATAAACCCAGGCTTTGCACTGTCTGGCGCGACACTCTGGTAGCGCCTTACATTCACAATGCGGTCCTCTAATGCGCGATGTTTTTGCCCACCAAGTCTTCTAGCCCTACCCTCTGCTTGTAAAACGCGTTGTGGATTGAAGTGCCCATCTAAAGAGAAAAATGCCGTTGAGTTCTTAAGATCGAGCCCCTCAGCCCCAGCACCACTGATGACGATTACCCGCTTTTTCCCGGCCTTATACTCCTGAACTCCAGCCTGTCTGGAGACGGCTGTAACCTTATTACCACCCACCTCTGTGCCTTTACCAACGAATACAGAGTGGGGGATTCCTCGTTCTTTTAACCCGGCAGATAGAACATCCACCCCACCACGAACAAGGTTCGAATATAAAACAACCTTGTTGTCTGACTTATCTGCCAAGTGTTTTTCTGTGTCGTTTAGGAGCCTGTTCACCTTCGGAGTTCTTCTGGATGACTCGGCAAGGGTCACATCACTTCGCCCAGTTTGGAGAGAGTTAGCGACTTGTCGGGCTTGTGAAATCTGCCCAAAAATCATCTTGGCTTCTCGCACAGTGATGTTTGGGTCTTTCTTGGTTATATACTTCTTAACTGGGCCGAGCTTGTTTAGTGACAGTTGATACAGTCGATACTGTTCCTTAGACATTGGGACAGGGACTGTCTCAATATCTTTTTTAGGCATCGTCTTGCCTTTCAAGTCCTTGGTTTCGACGTAGTCTACTTTTGTCCCTGTCCGCTCCCGTAGCTCATCAACATTTTTCATCCCAACGATCTTTTTACGACCGTCATTAAATCCTTTGGTGAATCCAATCGTTTGGGTATATCGGCGCTTAAATTGCCTTGGTGTTAGGTCCCGCCTCCCCTCCGATAAGGTAAGCAGGGTCGCCAACTCCGAAGGATTATTATTAATCATCGAGGCGGTCAGCCCCATGAAGTTTGTAGCCAACACACGAGCAGAGGCCAGGGCTTGGTATGTGCTAGCCCGTTCATTCCTAGTCTTGTGGAACTCGTCCGCGATAATCGTATCTGCGCCTGTTCGCTTCATGTACCCAATTGGATCACGCCGAAACATCGCATAGCTTATTACTGTGTAATCTTTGTCGGACTCTTCCCCAGGCCTGATATACCCAGCCTTCTTAGACTTCTCAGAGGAAGAACCAATCGCCTGCCAAGTACTATTGGTGAACTTCTCAATACCGTTTTTGGCGAAGTTGTCTCGAAGACCGGAAGGCACAATGACAAGAGCTTTTTTCGCCTTACCTTCATGCTTCATTTTCTCAAACCCATAGATACTGGTAACGGTTTTACCGGTACCCATCTCATGGGCGAGAATCATCTTCCCTTTGTTAGCGAACAGGCGGTCAATTGCGCTTGCTTGATGATCGTAGGGCTTGAACCATTCTTTGAGCGAAGGAATCCCTGTCCCATGCTTGGGGGGAGCTTCTTCCGCAGATTTGGTTAAGTAATCGCCCAGACTCATGATTAGCGCTCTCTATTAGCTTTGTATAGGCCTGCCGCCCCTGCACCAGCCAGCATCGGCATAGTTGCAGCGTCAGAAAATGATAGTCTCTTCGGAGAAAACACTCTGTTGAGTTTTCCTTGCGCACCGCCGTAGAAAGCTTGGCGTCCTGTCTCCGCGCCTCTTCTGGCGAGGGCACCAATCATTTTCCCGAAATCGCGGGACGCAGGCGAGACCCCGTAATCTAGCACCTTCTCCATAGTTTTCGTCCCGAGGCCCTTCCTCATCCCAGGCAAGAATGCTTCTCGAATACCTTGGGCAGCAGACTCGCCAGCCTTGTTCTGAATTGCTTTAGTGCGGACAGCCAACCCTTTTAATCCGCTCATTGCTGCATGAGACGCCATGACTGTTGCAGGTATAACCGCTGCCCCTGGAACAGCGCCAGACAGTAAAGCGGCCATCCCCCCAACACCGCCACCACTCAGAACTAAGTCTCCAGCGAGACCCTTGCTTTTTGGATCTTGTGCTAACGCTTTAGGTAATCTGCGGACTGCGTGACCCTTTTGGGTGTACGCCCCACGTCCCCCGTGCATCACGGAATTCCATGCCCCAGCCAAGCCAGTCCTCTTGAAGAGCGGGTCCTTACCCGTTGCCTGCTCAATTGCTTTTCCCAATTGGTTGAATACTGGGACAGGGTCCCCGCCCTTGGTTTTCTTCATTATTGGGGTAATTTGCTTTTGAACAAATGCTAACGCCTTCGGCCTAAACTCTGGAGGAACACCTCGAAGAAGTTGTCCAAGCTTTATCCCAACCTCTCGGTTGAACTTAAGCTCCGGAATAGTCATCCCCAGGCCGACATTTGCGCGGAACCCTGCGTTTGTTCTCCCTGCGAGTCCTTCTCTGATCCCAATGGCAAGCTGGCGAGTCTTGAGGTTTTGCATACCCCCCTGCACCCGCTTACCAAGCCAAGGAATTTTCGCAGTCAAACGCCCAGCGCCGCCGTACCCCATAGCCCCCTTTGTGGCTCCATGAATACCGAGCAAGCTGGCCAAGCCCTTTACACCAAGCGCTGTTCCCGTAACCGCTGCGGCCTTCTTCTCTTTCCCGCTTTTCAAGGCTTTCATAGCACCATCGACTGCTGCGGATAAGACGACCCCTCCAACAAGACCGCCTACTGCTCCACCACCAGCCGCTGGTAATGCTTTCTTAAATACTTGTGAGGTGAGTTTTGCTCCACCCATGCCTTTCTGAACAGCGATGTTTTCTGCGCCACGGGACAAAGCGCCGATGGCAGCACCGGATAGGGCTGGGGTGATATACTTAGCTAACGGCCCGCCACCACTCTTACTCTTCTTCCTTCCCTGCGCAATGCTTAGGCCAAGCAGGATCGCTGAGGGGGTTTTATACGCAATGCGTGTCCCCCCAATAATAGCACCCTGTCTTGCTGCCAGTAGCTTGCTAGGTGTTCCGCCTGCCTTGGCAGACCTGTAACCTTCAATGAAGCCTTTCTGCCCTTGGTAAGCAGCAGCGGTAGAGCCCAGTAGGGCGAGTCCGAGTCGCTGTTTTTTCTTGTCTTTAGAGCTAACGAAATCCAGGCCCTTCAAGAAAAGAGGGGCTGTTGCAATCCCAACTGCTGCGCCGGTGGCCCTGCCCACGCCACGACCCTTCATGCCCTGAACCAAGAGGTCTTTTAGTTTGGCCTTATTTCCGCGAAGCTTCGCTTCTGTAGCGTGCTCAAGAGATGCTTTGGGTAAATCACCAAGAATGGCCTTCAGACCGAAGGCGGGAGCTACTTTGGCAAGGGTGCCCGTATAAGATTGTTTTTCATTCTTTGCCATTGTTCTCTACCGCCGTCGCTATTTTGCTAACAATTCGCTCAATGAGCGACGAAGTTAGTGTGTTTACATTTTTTACTTCGCCATACCAGCTATCCACCTCGGGCACGTATTCAACGATAATGTTTTCTTTAGGAAAAGCGGCGAAGGCCTCCATGAGGCTGGTCTCAAATGTTTCGGGAAACTCAGGGTCACCCCAAAAATGGAACTTGACCCCATTTTCATATTGGTAATATTCGGCACGAACACCCATGACTGGCGTTTTCGCTTCCGTGAACGTGACAAGCTCAAAGCCAGATATCGGCATACCGCCATTAAAAACATTACCACCCGTCATTATAGATCCTCAATACTGCTAATATCTCTTTTCCCGAGCTTTATAGCCACATTCTTCAATTCATCCAGAACCTGCCTAACCTCATCACCGGTTCTGTTTAGCTCCTCGGTTGCCTTAAAGATATTCTCAGCCCACATCTTGGCTGTCATTGCCGTATCACGATTATTTGGGGATGAGGATGTCTCAAAAAATCGCATAGCCGATTCATGGAAAACTCCACGGAGAACATCCTGTTGAGATAACTCTACCCGATACCCTATGCGCCATAATGCGTATTCAAGCCCCTGCTTGTAGCATTTCTTAAGGATGTCCCCATTAGGGTAGGTGTCTAAAAAATCTAACCATTCCTTAGAGGAGAGAAGCTGCCTGTTCCAAAAATAGTGTCGATACATATCTATCGACTTCTTTGGTAACTTGGTTCCGGTTAACTCCTGAGTATACTTACTAATATCCTCTAGGGAGGCGTCGCTAATAATTAAGGTCTCAACTATCGGCCTAATTTTCGTATCACCTAGAATCTCCCTAGCCTGTAAGGCGTACTTCTGCCCCACAGCCATAGACATAATCCGTTGGCGTCTTACCCAGGCCTTACTTGCGCTGTTAGCTATATCGAACCTAGGAGGCTTCGTCTCCTGAAGCTTGTCAGCTAACGAGCCCAAGTAAGAAACCGAAGGATCTGGCATCCCGAACATGCACGCCGACTCGGCAATCTGTTCTTGGGATAACCCAGAGAACAGAAGCATGTACTTTAACCAGTATTCATTCGGTTGCTTCATGTGTTACGCCATTGAGACGCTTGCTCGAATCTGAAGTTTCTTCAGACCCTGCACTGCCCGCTCGATACCACGCAAAGAAGTCGATACCGCCGCCTCTGGTACATCTGACAGCCCCAACCGAACCCCAACAAGCATCTCAGCCAACTTGGAGCCCGCCTCTTCTAGAACCGGGATCGCGTCAACATACCCCTGGATATTCTCCGGGGTAACGAAGTTCAGGGATAAAACAGAGTCAACGGTCTCCGAGCCTGTTAAAGCAGAGGACTCTTTTATAAGGTCAATATTGATAACCTCTGCAAGTCTCTCGGCTTCTCCATCAGCCGCAACCTTTTCTTTCGTGTTAGGCCCCAATACACGGGCCGCAACAAAAGAAGTCTCGAATTTTTGAGCCGCAGACGCAAGCTTCCGCATTGCCCCTGAGGGGGTATCACCAAGGACGCCTAACAACAAAAGAGACTCAACAGCATTCAGCCCAGCACTTTTAATCAGGCCGTCTACAGGTCTACCGCTAAATGAGAACTCAGACCCGTCTGAGCGGAGACAAACTTCCATCATCCGGTCTTGTCTGGAGGCAATTTTGTCCATCGACACTGCGTCGGTAGCGTATCTGCCGCCAAAAGTGAGCGGGACAAAAGTTGCTGTGTCGGGGATTAGATAATCGTTACCGCTTGTGTTTAGCGGCTTTAAGACGCTCGCAATCTTGAGCGTTCCCTTCCCATGAAGTGGGTGCTCGTACAGATATGACGTAGCATCATCCGTAACAACTTTATTTAGTACGGTAACAGGTTCCGTTACGACACCTGCTTCTTTGAGAACGAAGACGCCCCCGCCCGATGGCTCCGAGCCACGTAGGGCTCCGAGGTCTAAATCGCCACAATGAACGCCCGCCACCTTGTCTTGAAAGGCAGCACCGGAGTCACCAACCACCAGACACAGGTCCATCTTGCGACCATCAAGAGAAACGATATCGTTAACCACTGCGGCTCTTTGTGCCTTACCGGTCTTAGTCATCACGGAGTAAATACCGTTGGAATCCACGGTTTTGAGGCTTGCGGTCTTTTCCACAGAGACCAGTTCACGATTGTCTTCAGGCACCACAAGCGTGTAACCATCATTGATTACGCTCTGCCGAACCTCAATTGGGATGCTCTGACCATCCACATTTGAAATAAATACGTCCTGCGCAGACCCGTCAGCAGAGGCCATCTTAATGGTGTAACCACCGTCTGTTTTCGCGATAACGGTTGCGTCAAACTCATCAAGCTCTTTGACTTCCTCAGAAGGGGTGACCTGAGGCTTATCAGCGCTTTCTGCGAGTTTAACAACAGCCTTGCTAAACGCGGGGTTTAATTGAACAGCGTCCCGTAAAGACTGGTCACCAGCCAGCTTCTCCAGAAATGCTGCTACTTCTTGTGAGTGAATATTTGGGAGGATTGAATCCAACACCGAGGCCTGCTTTACGGTTTGATTTACCGCTGAGGCAGAACCCCCTAATGCGCCCGCAGGCTCAGTAGGGCTGAAGTTTGCACCACTGCCGCCACCACCAACTGCGGAAGGGCTGGGTGCGGGCAAGTATGGGTTCATATCAAACAGTGCAGCAGACACCCGCTGCTCATTCAGAGGCAAGAAGCGTCCGTCCGGGGAGATGAATACATCAAAAGAATACGCCTTTTTATTTTCCACAATAATTGGGATGCGGAGGGCGGTCTTTTTTTCTTCAGAAGTCGGTTCTTGCTCACCTTCCCTGACCACCTCACCCATTCTCTGTGTCCCAGGGCCTGCGGGGACTTCGGGGGAGTGTGATACCGTGAACACACCATACATATATCCGAGGCTCTGATCTTGCCCCTCAATAGACATATTGACCTTATACTGGCCCAGGTATGAGTGCTGCTTATACAAATGGGCGAGTAGCTCACTTGGGTGAGTGTTTGGGTTATCACCCAAAATAAATTTAGACGCTGTTTTTTCAAACGTCGGTCGTTGCAATTTTCTTACGAGTTCCATTTTTTTACCCCTTAAGACCAAGGCACTGGTGATGCCGGTGGAATTGTTTGTGTGCCAGTTATGGCCCAAGCTAATAATATACCGTGAAGAGCAGTTGTTGAAGGCAGTGTAGATTCTGATGGTGGTAATGCTGCCAAAGGTGCCAAGCTCAGTGGCGCTGCCGGTGGCGCTTGTATTGCGGGAATGGGTGGAAGCACATTACCGGGAACAGCAGCTAGTGCCGCAAACACAGGAAAAGCGGCCTCCATCGCCGCCGCAGACATTTCTTGTGGGGAGGCCATAACCCCTAAGGCGGTGGCGATCCAAGCCGCCTTTCCTAGAGCAAGGCCCGCAGGTGTCCACGCAGGGGACACCCCACCAGCAAAAAACGCCTCAGCTACCTCGCCCCATTCCTCTGCGGCATTCCAGCTTTGGAGTTCCTCTTCTGATTGGGGAAGCCCATTAACTATGTCTTGGACCTTTGAGTCCATTGTTATGGCTGTTGTGGCTAAAGGCATTATGGCTTCACCTTTACTTTCTTGGAGCCAACATCCGGGGTGAATGACGGAATCATGGGGCCGCTAGGTCCCCAGGCAGTCACACACTGGAAAGCAGACTTCATAAAAGTCTCAAGGGACTCAGTGCGACAAACCATATTATCGGCACCGTCCCCAATATCAACATTATTACTGGCTTTTATGTTCATGTCTTTGCAGGAGAACTCCACACCATTCACAACTTCCATAACAACCTTCTTACAGGCCATCTTAAATTCATTCGAATTCAAAAGCTGTAAATAGGAGTCTCCCTCGCCTTCTTCGGAGCCCTCACCCCAAGAAACCTGGGTGTCCCCTTGAATAACAGCATTAAAATCTTTCTCTACTTCGTAATGAATGCTGCCCTTTGTAAATACAAAATTATCGCCATCTCTGTTTAGTTGGAAGGCGTAAGTAACTTTATCTTTATTATCACCATCATCGTGACTATAAATAGTAATACTTACAATACCTTTATCTTCCGGTGCGATACCGGTACCTAAGATTTTTTTGGTTTTGTGGAGATCTGCGTTGGCAAATATGTGCTCGGCGTCCACCTCGGTATCTAAAGTCTCGTCGGTTAGTCGCCCTGCCCGCAACTCAATGGTGTACTTCCCTTTGCTGACATCCTCTTGGCAAAGGTCTTTAATGTTATAGCGGACAAGGACAGGGGTTTCTTCTGCTGTCTTCAAGGCGTTCTTCTGCCCATCATCTAAAAAATAATTAGATGTGGGGATACTCCCTGTTCCCCCTGATGGATCTTCCCCGTTCACTAGAACAGCGTGTCCCCACTCAATCTCCCCCACAGGGCTAATGCCTTGGTAGCGCTGAAAGTAATCCCGAATCGTATTCTCTACAGGGATATAGAGTCTTTGTGCTAGCCCGGTTGATCCAATCTGGATCATGCCCCCTCTCCGAACAACGATCTGATTTTCGTCTACAGTGCCCAACATAATATCACCGGGCTCTAATGGCATCCGGTTACCGCGAAAGCTGGGGTCTACAGTGGCAGAGGTCTCGTCATACTTCTCCTCTTCCTCGTCAAACTCAGCAGGTGCAGTTGTCACTGAGTTTAGAACAAAGGCAAAGGCAAAGGTGGTCCCATCCATGCACTCGGCTATATAACAAAGTGAATCGACCTCGGGGATATAGTTAACACCCCCGGCATGGTCTCGATGACAGTAGGGGGACGCAAAAGGAACCCCTGGCAGGGGCTTGAGGGTGTACACCCCCTCCACATCGATGGTCCACTCCCGCATGTTGACATTAGTTACTTTGGCTAGCCATATGTTAGCTGGGCCAAGTGAGGCTTCTGCTGATTTACCGTAAGCGTCCTGCATTAGTAGGGCCCCCCTGTAGTTTTACCCTTCCTACCAAACTCAGCAGAATAGGCTAGTCCAGGCGCTGGGTGGAGGCCGTGAATATCACTCTCCCACCCCTCATTTGCGGCCCTAATAAACGTCTCTTTTAGTTTTCTGTATTGTAGTCTCGCCAACCAGTCTGTGGTCTGATCTAGCGGCAGGGTCTCTACACCACGCAGTACAGGTAATGTTTTTATGGGGTTTTTCAAAGTTTTGTTCACAGCGCTTGCATGAGAAAGCGAAATGTAGTCACCCCGAATAAACTTAGAGGAGTCGCCGGGGTCCATTACCCTGCCCAGATTCGTTAAAGCCTTTGTTACCACCTCAACGTTTCTCTTCTTGATGCCCTCTTTCGCGTAGACCTTGTGAATCTCATCCGCAAGATACCGCTGAACTGTCTCAATGTTTGTCTTCTCAAGAAGATCGTGCGGGTTAATGACCCCACTAGAAATTTGTTGACCTCTGCGTACCTTCTCGCCCTTCTTTACGGAAACCGATAGATTGCCGGGGATGTACGCCTCTTGGTTGCCGATAACCACATCGTGGCCACCAATCTCACTCTTTGTTACGGAGGTCACCTCTCCAGAAACCGGAGACAGTGTCGCAGAGCCAGCCAATAGTGCAGGCATCTTCAGCAATTGTGAGACCCGGTCAATACCACCAACAACCGAGCTTCCTCCCCCAGCTACACCGCCAGTATGGAAAGCCTTCATAGAAAGTTGTGTCCCACGTTCACCAATTGACGTCCCGGCAATTAATCCGATATTGGTTCCCTTAGCTATGGGAGCCCCATTATCGGTAATACCGTAACACTTGGAACACAGCCCCTTGGACTGCTCACACTTAAGAGGGGACCTGACAACCACCCTGTCCACCTTGGACGCCTTCATTTTAGAGAGAAGATTAGGGGTGATAAGAGTCCCGGAAGATACCTTCAATCCTGCGGTTGAAATCGATTTCGCGGTAAACCGGTCAACTAAATCTGAATCAAATACCGGTAAGGATATCCCCTTCCCAGTCCCACAGTCATCATTGTTTATTACGTATGATATTGTTGTATTAGCGATCTGCTTATTAAGCGCCCCAGGCTTCTGAACGGACTGGACCTTTTTGATAAGGCCCGCACGAGCGCCCGATGTAGTTACCCAGTAGTCCGAGGACTTCAGCCCCTCTGAATAGGAGCTAGTCACGGGAACAGGTATGACCCTTCCCTGCGCGTTTTCAACTAGCATCGGTGCCATGATCATTTGTTTAAGCTGTGACCATGAGGGCTTAACCCCCGCAGCCTCCATAAGCTTAAGCTTGTTCCCGCCCTTATCTAGTAAAGCAGTAGCATCAGCGGTCATGGCCGAATCTGCGGATTCATATAGTTTTACAATTTTATCGTTGGCAGCTTCTTTGGACAACATCTTCATCGATAACTGCTTTCGAATAACCGCCTCTTTCTTTTTTGCGAGGGTCATGTGCTTTTCGCGAATGTCCCGCAAAGGTGCGAAGTCTGAAAGAGCGAACGAGAACCCGATGTTGTATGCGTGGCCAAAACCAAGGTCTTTGACCCTATCCGCTGTTTGCGCGAATTCTTGCGGGGTTTTGGTGGCCACATCCCTAAGAACCCCCTGAAGGGTTTTCTTATCAACGATAGCTTTCGGGTCTGTGAGGAATTTATCGGATTGGACTTTCTTTGGGAGCATATTATTGAATAATAATCTTCCCGCAGTTGTTTTAATGTCACCTACCTGGATGACATCAGTCATGCTGATGTTTCCTTCTTTGGCGTCAGCAATGGCCTCTTTCGAGTTCTTGAATGCCTTAGATGACTTCTTCCCCCATCGAGAGAGGAGGTAAAGTCCCAACTGTCCCTCAAGAGTTGGTTGGTACATCACGTGCCCGGTAGCCGGGTTAAACAGGTTCTTTGATGGCATCATCTTATATGACTCATCCACTGCTTCTTGCGATACAGGGACAAACACTGCCATCGTGTCTCCATCAAAATCAGCATTGAACCCACCAACAACAAGTGGGTGAATATGGATTGCTGACTCGTCATGAAGGCGTGCCTTGAACGCCATAATCCCAAACTTGTGCAGAACGGGATCTCGCTTGAACATAACGGGCCGCTTCTCAACCGCAATGTCCAGCGCCTTGTTTGCTAGGCTTGTGTTCTTCTCTACTTCAGTCCTGGCTTTTAGGGGTGTGTACCCCATCTTAACAAGTTCCCGAACCACAAATGGTCGGAAGATCTTCATCGCCCCTTTTCTAGGCAGACCCAGTTCATCTAAGTGCAGGTTCATGTCAGGGACAATGACCGAACGCATACTTATGTCTTGTCTCCGGTCTACCAGTCTTTGTAGAAAGTAGCTCTGCTTAGGTGAGGATCTACCAGCTAGGATATGCAGAATCCCAGGAGGTCTGGGTTGACCGTCTGTCGTCAGCCCTCCCTGAGTCATGGTCTGAACGCCCATCAGTGCTTCTGTTGCGGAGTATAGATCTTCCCGAAGTTTCATTATTGCTTCTTCTGGCAAGACTCCTTGGGCCTCCTTCAGCTTCTTATTGAGCAGTGCGATGTCTCTATAGAGCATATTCACACCATCAATATTTAGGTCTCCCCCCTCCATAGCTGTGATGGGTCGAAATAGCGGAGGAAGAAGCGGGACGTTATCAATAACGTATGCCTCTTGTGGGCTGATTTTGTTCTTTTGAAGCATCAGGCAATACTTGATCTTCTTGTTGACCTTATCCAGGTCATTTCGCCTGACTGTCTTTATCGCCTCTTTTGCTGAGGCTAGTTCGCTCTCTACGTCGATACTTTTTAGTCGAGCGGCCATTGCAGCGGGCCCAGTAAGTACGCCGTCCCCGGCTGGCACCAACTCTCCCTCAGCATTGAACCCGGACTTACCTGCTATTACAGCATCATATTCTTTACCGGTTATCCCTAAAACTGAGCGGATTCCTTTCTCGAAAACAGGGTTTGGGAGCGACTCTGCGAGAGCGATATGTGCCCAGTTCTTGCCTCCGGGACCGCCCGTGATCGTTTCATCAAATAGGCCACCTTTCTCAGGCTTGAGGTCCTTCCCACGAATGACTCGGCTTCCGTCTTTTATTTCACCGTTAGACATACTCTTGATCTGTTTGTCTGTAAGTGGTGAGACGATTAGGCCATTGCCGTCTTTTTCAACATTTAGCCCTAACGCATTCATGTAGGCGAGAAACTTTTCGTACGCAAAGGATGGTTTAGGGGTTGGTAAAATAGCCCCAGTCTGGACTGCTGTCCAAACCTCGTCCTGCTGCTTATCCCCTTTATATGTTAACGCGTCTCGGATGTTTGCCGTGGCTCCGTGTGCCAACATTGCGTAGAGCCCAAGCTCACCGAATCTTTGGGCACCGCCAGACTTCCCCCCGCTTTTTGGGACTAGGTTGGCGTCGTAATCATGCCCATATCCGTGGGAACGAGCACTCAGCTTTTTGTCTACTTGGTGCATTAGCTTGAGGACATACTGATGTCCCACGAGCACGGAGCCGAGGCTTTTCCCTGTCTGTGGGTCGAACAATTCTCTTGTCTCAGATACCTTCGCGCTTTTTAGGGCAGCGTCAACAACATCCCGGTAACCAAGTTCTCGTTCATGTTCCTTAACCTCTACGGTCTTAGGCCCAGACTTTGTTTGGATAGTCCGTGTGTGAGCCTTTACGCGAACAACCTTCTTACGGTCATCTGATTGGAAGTTCTCCACTGCGTAGGGCTCGCCGTTTTTATGGGCAACATTCCCCAAAGCAGTCTCAAGGACCTGCCCCGGATTGATTCTTCCCGGAACCCCTGACGGGTTCACGATTATCTGTAGAGCGTTACCCTCCGAGTCTTTCGGCATTTCTTCGTCCGGTATTACTGCGGTAATAACCCCTTTATTGCCGTGCCTTCCGGATAGCTTATCCCCAATGTCTGCGGGCTCCTCGGTCTTGACATAGACCACAATCTCACGCCCGTTGCGAACCACGTCGGTGACTTCGCCCCTGTAAGGTTTGTCCCAAACAAGGGACTTGTTTTTATACGGCCTAACAAGGGACTTATGGATTCCCTTCAGAAGAAGCTGTTCTTTTGAGGGTTCTGTTTTTTGAAGGACCGTGGTGATGGTGTCCCCAGGGTCAACTGTCTGCCCCTTTTTGATAACCCCATCTGCGTCAAGCTTGCTGGCGTTTTCTTCGGAGATGGAGCCTGGGTAATTAGCCCTAAACTTCTTGAGCCCAACCACCATATTCTTATCTACATATGAACGTTCTTTATGTAAGTGGGAGCTTGTTAGTTTTTTTGACGCAGACTCACTGATGACGATACCGTCCTCAAAAACCAGCCCCTTGTAAGGCAGATAGCCAATAAGCAGGTTGGTTCCTAGGGATAGCGTTCCGCCCTTGGTGAAGTTCGTGTCCGCAATGATCTGCCCCTCAGATACCTTGTCCCCCTTCTTAACTAAGGCATTACTGCTAATATACGCCTTCTTGTCGTTTAGCGGGAAGTTGTCATATAGCTGCACTTCGTGCTTCTTGCCGTCCTTGTTTTTTACGACAATCTTTGAACTGGAGACAGAGTCAACAAAACCACTTACTGGTGCGGGGTGGGAGAAGAACTCACCCACAATCTTTTCCCAGGTAGCATATCTTTCACTGGGGTTGCCTGAGATAACCTGTACCAGCGGTTCTTCGGCTTTGGTTAGGGAGATTGCCTGTTCGATATGGCGGGTTGCCATACCTGCCCGGTTTGCCTGATCCGAAGGGAGGAAGGGAACAAGGTTAGCTGTGATGGAAAACATCTGTTTCGGAGACTGAAGAATGTAGTCCACGTCAGATGATGCAACCCTGCTCGGGTCCCCTCCCCCGGAAGGGATAACGGTGGCGGTGTCCCCAATAGGCCTCGGAGATTTACCTTTGGTAAACTCGTATTGGTCCGGGAAAGCTACGTTACCCAAAGTTAGTTCTGATGGTGATTTATCTGCGTACTTACCGGCCTTTACGTCGAATACCTTGATAAGCGGGACGGTACCCTTTTTACGTACGCCTAGCGAAAGATGGCCACTAATCCCGGAGCGCTTTCCTTCTGGGGTGTGCACCGGATCAATAAACCCGAGAAAGCTGGAATCAATCAGCTTAGCTTCCTCAGAGATAGCAGAGTCGCTTTGAATGCCTCCGGTCCCCATAATTGTGGTTCTCAGGAAGCCCCCAACCATATCTACAGGGTTAACCTGGGAGGACTGCTGGGACAGGGAAGTGGAGGTAAAAAATGCCTTGATAGGTACATTGAAAATGTCCCCAGTAACAATCCCCCTCACATTATCCTTACGGTCGAGATTGTTCATCATCTTGTAAGTGATGCGACGCTTTGAGTTCTCGATTCGTTCCGGGATATGGTCGTTAATGGCCCAAAGCTCCTTAAACTGGAGCGCGTCTCGGTTATCGACTTGTTCGGTTCCCTTGTTTATGTTTAGGAGTTTTGTGGAGGACGCCAACAGAGCATCACCAGAAACTGTTGTATGGGGGGCTCCGAGAGTTATCGCAGTTGTTTCTGGTAGAAGTTTTGTTTCTTTAAGGGCTGCTTGTATTACCGGCACAGCCTCTGAGTCGTTCGTTGCTCCAGCTTTCTTATCCAATGCCTTGGAAAGCTTCACAAGCTCTCCCCGCTTTTTTGAGGCCAGTGAAGCGGTATATAGCTCGTTACCCCAGGCAGCTTGTATGTCTTCGTCTTTGACGCCGAGCGCTTGCAATACCGGAAGAAGCTGGATGTTGGAGGTCCCGTAGGACATAAGGAATCGCCGCTTTTTGGGGTCAAATCCTAGTCTAAATCCGCGCCCTTGGGCTAGGTTGAATTGGGATTCTAGATCGCCATTGGCTTTGCGACGAGCATATACGCCCGACTTGAGTCGCCACTGGTTGTCTGCTTGGTATTCGGTACCATCTACAATGTAGCTGTACCTTCGCGTTATTTTTGGTAGGTTAAGAACCTTTAGCTTATTAGCAGTGCTAATTACTTTGCCGGTTTCGTTGTTGACTAAACTAAAGTCTGCGAAGACACCCTGCGCCCAGGTTCTCCCACGAAGCCTTGCTTTTTTCTGACTAGAAACGTCATCAATGTCTACTGGGTCGCCAATATAGACATCCTTGGCGATCAGCGTATGTTTCTTCCCAACCAAAGGAAAAAACTTTTTGATTTCGTTTATCGTCCCGTCTTCGAGGGTCTTCATCACCCTCTGGGGATCTAAAACATTCGACATTAGTCCCTCCGTGCTAACACGGTGTATTAGTTAGGTATAAGAACATTGGGCAATAGGGCCCCATAACAAAAGGAGTTCATTATGAACCAATTCTGGAAGCCGTTGTATAACCATAGTTCTTCTATTAAATCTCCTGAGCCGATTACTACATGTAGCGCCAGTTCCTGTGAGGACTTCGCTAACGCGGTTGAGGATGCTCTTTCCGGTAGTAAAGATTAGCTTGTGAAAATCAAGCGACCCATAAAATGCTTTCTCAAGCAAGGGTTCTGCCGGGAACCACGGAACTGTGGCACGTGCAATTACTTCCTTGATTGGGAGAACGCAAATCTTTGGGTATGCTCCAAATGCCTCAAGCACAACGATAGTACCTCCTCGTTTTTCCAAAAGGGGCGGTGCGACCGATGTGATGAGCGATCTGCCGTATTGGTAAGTGTAAGTTAAATCTGTGCACTGCCCGGTCCTGATCTTGGTGGTAATTTCTCTGGTAATGGTCGCATAGGCTGAACGCCTTGACCTGACAGAGCGTTGTTCACCAACATATACAAATCCGGGTTGCTGGCACGAATCTGTGCCAGCGCCCGGTACCTATCTACCTCATTCATCTTTTTTAACTCAGAGGTGAGGCGCTTGGCTTGCGCAAACAAGTCCACCATCGGGCTTTGGTTTGCCTGTAGAGGGCTTTGTGCTGCACCTTGAACCACTTCACCAGCACCCTGTTGCTCCGGTGGCGGTTGTTCACCCTGTTGCTCCGGGGCAGCGCCCTGTTGCTGTGCCTCAGCGCCTTGGGGTTGTTGCTCACCACCCTGTTGCTCTTGTGGTTGCCCCTGCTGTTGCGGCTGTCCCTGCCCCTGCTGTTGCCCTTCTTCACCGGGAGGGGGCCCATACTGCTGCTGCATTTGCGCCTGATTTTCCTGCTGCATATTCTGAGACTCTATTTGGTATCGAGTCTGAATAAGCATGGCTTCTCCCTGAGATTCGGTCTGCCTAATCTGCTGCTCCCTTTGCGAACGTCCCATCATTTCATTTTCTTTGGACATGAGTTCTTGCTCATTATCAAAATTGAAATCACGAGACTGTAAGAAGGTTCTTCGGCTAATCATCCCAGCGTTAGCCAAGTTCATATCAAAGCTGGCCCTCTGAATATCATCCGCCATCTTGAAGGGCTTGAACTTAAGCTCAATCTGGGGGAGGTTTAAGAAATGCGCAACGCGGTCACGGACAAACTCCACGCATCTGAGCATGTCTTGTCGGTTACCGAGAAATTCGTTTTCTAAGGCTCTTAGATTTACCGAGGCCCCAGAGTACTGGGCTTCGCCATAAAAGAACCCAGTTGGGACGCCCATACCAGCGATGATTTGATCGGAGTAAATTCGTAACTCTTGGTGTAGCAGCAGGGACCTGCCCTGCCCCCCAATCATCTGGTACCCAATTGGTAGAGGCATAACCGGAATATGGTTGTTGTCTTGCCGCCAGCGTTTAATTTGGACCTGCACCTCTTTCTGCCAGTCCTTCATATTAATTTGGGCATAAGGGTTGTTCCCATCCGTAGTGATTTGGGGGAACATCACTCGCATAGGAACAACGTGCTCCATCGCCACAGCTTCCTGGGCTTTTCTGAGCACCTGAAGAAAGAAGATGTCCTTCAGGACGGGAAGTATCAGCGGTGCGCCCCACCCACTATCTGAGGGCTCTCTCGAAATAGAGGGTCTTCTGGTGTGGAAAATTTTATCGTTGTCCAAGAGTATGGACTTCTTTTTCCTAATGGCGTCAATGAACGCCTGCGGGATTGTCTCTAAGACATCCGGCTTACCCAAGGTGATGTCATTCCTGAGCGTTCTAGGCATGGTGTAGTAGTAGAGATACCGCCCAGTGATCTCATTATATTTTATGGTAATATGCTTTGGGTTCCACCGAATAAGTCTAATCTGCCTTGGTGACTTAAGGGGCTCGTCAGTGGCCTTGGCTGGTCCGTAATGGGCGCACTCTTTGCAATCCAAATGGAACTTGAATCCTTTCCATTTGTATCCAGAACTTCTTGCTGGGGATTCATGGCCACAGTTAGAGCATTTGAGGAGCTTGGTGAACGGGAACGCTACAGAGATAAACGAGTTCCCGTATGTGTACCTATCTAAATTGATTTCGATAAGAAAAGACCGCATGAGAAACTGCTTCTCAAACAAGTCTTTATAGATCTTGGTAACACCCTCATTGTCATCCTCGTACACCAAGTCCGTGATTGGATAGGTGGCCAACTTCTGAGTTACTGCATTAACAAGAGGGTTTGTTAATTGATAGTAATGACACCAGTCAAAACACTCTTTAATGGTTTTGGGGATGTAGTTTTTGGCAACATCAAAAAAGGGGCTGGGGTAAAATGACTCAGGTCGCCCAACCGATTTAGCGCGTGCGCCTGAAGAACTTAGACCGTATCGTTGAGAACCATAATCCATTTATCCACCCCTACGGCAACAGCTTCTTTAGCTGCACTAATAATGTTCTTGAGGTTGATTCCAAGAAATCTTTTATAGATGTTGATTTCATAATTTGTGTATCATCCTCATTCTTGCCGTTAAATGTCGGCCTCTTACGCAAAGATACCGCCCGCTTAATATTGGCCTGCTTACCAGAGTCAACGAACTTTGTAAGGTATTGATTGCAGGGCTCTAGTGGTCCCGGCCCATACATAACCCCATTATCCATTAACACTGCGGCAACATACTTATACACCTCTGCGTTTGGTAGCTTACTCTCTCGAACCTGTCCTAAGACATCTAACGCAAACGCCGCCCTATGAGGGGTGGGTCGCTGGACCAAGTCAAACTTGGGAGGAAGCCCCATGAGCCCCGTGGAAACCAACTCAAACACTTCCCACCTTTCGTATGGGTCATCTGTGACATGGCAAGTCCGGATGGCCTGGATTTTATTCTTATTGATCTCGGAGATCGTAGTCCCCCAGGTCCTACTAATCTCAAGCCAGCAAGTTTCCGGCTCCCACCCTAGGTAGTCACTACCAAACTCCTTGAGGAGCATAAGATTGAGAACAAGGGGGTGCGTTTGACGATTCGTGAACGCCTGCCTAGGTGTCTGTGGACCATTATCTGGTATCGGCTGTTCAGCGGTTAGGCTCATCAATCATCCGTGCAATCGCTTGTTTATGGGTAACAGGTAGACTATCTAACACTGCTACGGGGTCAGAAGTAAACTCCTGTGCGAATGTCTCACCAAAAGAATCGACCAGTCGATCAGACCCGCCGTCTTCTGCCCAAGAGACAATATCACTTGGTGCATACTCACGACCACCAATTTCAAGCGGTTGTACACTAGATGCGGTTTTTTCTACGGTTGTACCGTAAACCGTTTGATAGGGGTCTAGTATTACCCCGTTATACATATGCGTAATACTATGCCGGATATCGAAGTCAGCTAAATCTACAGCCAATTGTTCGGGATCTGCGGAAGCAGACTTCACCAAAATAGCTTCTAATTCAGCGATACCATCGCCCTCCATGACTGCCAGTCTCCTAGTGTCGATCCCAACCCTAAAGTCAGAACCCAGTTCGGCGCGACCGTAATCTTCCATCTCATCGGAGAACAGACCATTGAACACCCCGGCCTCTTTGACCTGAAGCATTAGTCGGCGCTTCCCGCGAGGAGAGCAGGAGTCAAAAGCGTCTTTGACGACCTCCCACTGATTGTCCTTAGATACCCCAAAAAGAGACTCAAGGCTCTGGTCCTCGGCCTCCCCGCTATAACCAAGCTCCATAGCGGCAGTCTTGGTCAGATCTTCAGGGGGAGTGAACCCAAAAGAAACTAAAGCGTCGCTTAGTTTTTGGGCGGCCTCCTTTTGAAGGTCATGCGGCAAAGTGTTGCCATGCTCCGAGAAATACATCGCAGAAGCCAATGCATTTCCAGCATCAATAATCGGTAATTTATGCGCTTTACCGCGAGGAGTGTCTACAACAAGGGCGTAATCACTCTCTTGGCGAGAGTGCGCGTTAGACATATCGGCGGCAACTTTTATGATATTCGGGACACCACGCTCACTAAATTCTTTCCGAAGAAGCAAGCCTCCATCATCGTAATGGTCCAGAACTGCTGGTAATTCTTTCATTTTCTCTCCCACAAGGACTCGGCTGTTTTTGGTATAAGCAAATCGAGAAGCCCCAAAGTTTTTCTAACACAATAACCCTGACCCGGAGGTCGTAGACATGGACAATAATAAAAGATGTACACTCAAAGTGGAAGTACCACGTAAGCGCCAAGAACTCAAAGATGTCTTAATTGATGCGGGCATTGATGGCCTTAGAGAAGCGGCCAGTGCCCTGGCTCGCAGTTTATCCCCTAATGATGATAACCGACCTAGCACTACGTTGACAATCAGCGTTCCAAAAATCAATGTTAGTTCCTCATCTGATGAACAAGCAGATACATCAGTAAGTGATGTATCACAAGAAGCATCTGATGAAGAAGATAAAGAGGAGAATGCATGAACCAGTCTTATAGGACTGGGAGCGTCATCAAAAGCTTGAGGGTTTCTGCTGGTTATGGCTCCAGCAGAGCCCTTGCTAGGGATTGCTCCCTAAGTCGAGAAACTTTAAGAAATATAGAGAACGGTAGCGTATTACCGACTAATGACTCCTTGTTTCATATATTAAAGGTTATAGGGGTATCACTAGATTCAGATGAGGGAAGAGAGGTTATTGCCTCGTTATATGAAGATAGGCGCAGTCTATCTTCAGGCTCGGCAGCAGCCAACAGCGAACTTAGTAAATACCTTAGTGACTCCGATGTATCAGATGAAAAGATAGAACAATTGATTACCCTCTTTTCTGAGTATATCAATCCTGATAGACAGTCAGATAGTTTTATTCACTTTCTGAGGAATCGGATAACGCAGATATTGGAGTAGTAATATGTATCTCCCCGAAATTGATGGAGGGCGACTGGTCAGAGATGAGGCGTTCTGCTCAGCAAGCATGTGGGTCCCTAAATCCATGATTGGTAATCGGGACGCCTTTATTCGAGCAGCAACGGTAAAGACAGAGAACGCCCGCACCGGAGAAGTCAAAACTATCTTTTTAGCTCATCAGGAGCAATACCATGTTGTCGTTGCTAGGCACCTCTTCTCTGAGGAGGAGTGGGTTGAGCGGCTGGGTAACTGGTCGGTCCCCGCTATTGAGTTGGAGTGGGAACCTGTCACCTTTAAGGGTGATATCGTGCCCAGGGATGCCGCACAAAAGGAGGCGTGGGCGGCATTTTCCGAAGCGGAGCACGGGGTCTTGAACCTTGCCTGTGGTAAAGGGAAGACCGTTCTAGCTCTCAAAAAGATAGCAGAGAGGGGCTACCCTGCGATAGTAATCGTAAACAATAAAGGTCTTCTGGAGCAGTGGAAGGACCGTGCTTGTCAATTTCTTGACATGGACGAAGATGATATTGGCATTGTCCAGGGCCCTAAAGAAGATTGGGATAAACCGCTTGTATTAGCGATGATACAAACTTTGGCGGCAAGAAGTAACTCTATCGACATAGAGGTCCGTAAGCGATTTGGCACAGTCATCTTTGATGAGGTCCACCACCTTAGTGCCAGCACATTTAGTCAAACAGCTAACTTGTTCATAGGTAATAGGTTCGGACTCACCGCCACCCCTAACAGGGAGGACGGGCTAGAGGACGTGTACTACTCACATATAGGCAAGATCTTCCACACAGATTTAACGGGAGACCTAGAGGCAAAGATCTACTTTGTGCAGTTCGACACCCGGCAACCAGTAAATGAGGGCTTGGTGCGGGATCGAACAGGCGAATTTTCAGCGCCGAAAATGTATACCTATTTGGCAAAAGACGATGATCGAAATCGAGGAATCATTGCCCTTGTCGAAAATGCGTTAAGCAAAGGACGAAAAATTTTAGTGTTGGCGCACAGCAAAGCGCATCCTGAAATTCTACAAACAAAATTCCTCGACAATACGCGTATGAAAAGGTATACGTGCGGCGTCGTAACTGGGGACACCTCCGGTGAAGAACGCACTAGTGTTATTCGAGAGTCAGATGTAACTTTCGCCACGTTCCAGATTGCTAAGGAGGGCCTGGATGTTGCCGAATTGGATACCCTCATATTCACCACACCGTTCAAGGCGTGGGGAGCTTTCCAGCAAGGGAAGGGACGAGTGGAGCGCCAGTTCAACGGCAAGAAGGACCCCATTGTTCTCGTGGTGGATGATCGTTATTTCGGACCAGCCACTAACATGTGCCGCGCACTTAAGCGAGGAATCGTTAGTCATGGACTATCATTCAAAACCGTCGAAGGATGATCTTAAATCGTATCTTCATAAATTCAATAACTGCGAAGAGTGCAGACTACATAAAAACAGAAAACATCTAATAACCGGAAAGGGGAGTATAGATGCATCAGTGGTTATCCTCTTAGACAGAGTGAGTTTTGCCGCAGCTTGCAGTGGTGACATTATGAGCGGCGGGGAAGGCAAGGTCCTTCAGCAAGTGCTGCGTTTTGTGGCAGAAGATTATCCGATAATAAGAACAAAGTATCTATGGGTAACCTCCGTTGTAGCCTGTCCAACCCAAAGACTGGGTGGTAGGGCTGTCGAAATGTTACCCGCCCCAACAGCAAAAGAGCAGGTTGCTTGCTCGCCTAGGTTGTCCGGGGAAATACATAAAATACAACCAGAAATAATTTTGTGCTGCGGGTCTGCGGCACATAAAGCTCTGCGCATCGACGGGTCTTACGACGAGTCTTTGGGTAGGGTTGTTGAGGCAACCATACACGGCGACACGAGAGAATATCGAGTCCCTGCCATGGTGACTTACTCAATGAACCAATTGTACCGAAACCCCGCGCAGAATGTCGGGGGTATGTGGAATAAGACAGTTGGTCACGCAAAACAGGCCGTCAAGATATCTAAAATTTTAGCAGAAAAAAGGAGCATCGAATAATGAATTTCACAGAACAAAAGGAAGTACGTAGGGTGGTAGCAGAGTTTGAAAAAGCCCGTGACGCAGTTCACGAATTTTTCAAAGAGAACCCACAATTCGTGGACATCTTTATCCCATTGATGGATCAGTACAATGCGCATCTTGTAGAGGCAAAGCAACTGGTTCGAAATATTGAGGGGTCCAGCAAGCTATCCATTGGGCCATTCACCAGAACGGCTCGTCCCAAAACAAAGACTTATGACGCCACAAAGGTAAATCCAGAGGTTCTGGCAATGCCAGGGGTGGTGAAGAAGATAGACCCGAAGGTTATTGAGCAACTCCTTGTTGCCGGTAAGATCGCCCATGCAGACGTAGAGGGCGGGCAAAAAGAGGAATTCGGCTCAGCGCGAGTTCTGGGGCCAAAAGAAATTGTACTGAAAGTGGTCTGATGGCTGGGTACAAGAAAAAGAAGTCCCTACCTGATAGTGCAGCCCCTCTACCTAGTTTGGTGGAGGGGTTCGCCACCCTTAGAAGAACAACAGTAAAAAGTTGGGGTTCGAAAGAGAACCTTCAAAGCGAGGACGAACGAATGGAAGAACAAATCCCAGTAACATCTCTTGTGTCAACAGACACGGACGCGACGGTTGCTTCAGTAACCGCAAGCGTGGCTACAAAAATGTCCGACGCCGTGTACTATCCACCAAAAGGTACATGGGACAAAATCCCCTTTAGTGTAGAGATCTTCTCAAGCGTCACGCTTAAGTGTGACCAGAATGAGGAAAGCATTCGCACCGCACATAGCATGGCTTACGATTTGGCTTGGGATTCCTCCCGAGAGCACATTATGAAGGCTGTCGCTGGACATGCGGTCGATATTAAAACAAGACTCTGCGCAGGGTACTTCCCAGAAGAGGAGTAATCTATGGCAGACTTAATTACATGTTCGATAAATTCCCTGCACGCCCATACCATCCAAATCACAAACACAAGTATGCAAAGCGATGCAGTGCTTGTTTCTGCGAAGATCGGTTATGGCGTGTCAGGGAAACCTGCGGGAGAAGTCTCCGTAGAAGGACTTGAAGATGATGAAGCTGTCGCGGAAGCTGCGGTTGCATTAATCCTCGCTGTGGAAAAGGCTTATGCCCCTACGGTGGGAACCGTGGTAGATAAAGAAAAACCATCTAGTGGGGAGCCCCCTGCTGGAATTATTGATTTCTAGGACACAGGGGGTCTCATGGCATCGAATTGGGAATTACAGCTAATATCGTCAATTGTGCGCGGTGAAAGCCCATCAGATCTTTTTGAATCAGCACAAAAAGAAGGCGTAGATTTCCGCACCTTTGGCGGAATGGAGGCCAAGAATCTGTGGGCCACCATTGATGCGCACTATAAAAGACCCAAAAATTTCGGGCACGTACCAAGCGAAGAATCTTTACGGGAATCTTTCCCATCTTTGGATCTTCCTAAACCAGTGGAGAACTTTCTAGACCTATGTGGAAAAGTTAGAGACTCCCATCTTCGAAGAGACACAGAGAACGCGGTCCAACGGTATCTATCGGATACTGAGCCTGGAAATGGTATTACCACCGTCTCTGATCTGCACTATCAGCTTGGGCAACTTCTTGAGCAAAGCTCTGCGGAGAACGATGTTTGTTTTTCCAAGGTGGCCTTCCAAGAAACCCTAGATGAACTGCATAGGATCTCGAACACCTCCGGGATGACCGGTATCCCATGGCCCTGGGCACAAATGAACATGGCCACACAGGGAATACAACCCGGTGATTACATCATGGTTTGGGCAATCCCTAAAAGCATGAAAACATGGTTCGGCTTGTATGTTGCGGCGCATGTCCTAGAGACCGGAAGAAAAGTCCTAATCTACTCGAAAGAGATGACATGGCCGGTGGTGCGACGACGATTGTCATGCATCTTGGCCAAGGTCAATTACACAAAATTAAAAGCCAATGAACTTTCCTCTGCTGAGACAACACAATTCTTAGACAAGCTAGAACAGATTTGCGACCCAAGCTTCCCAGGTGAGGTTTGGTTCACTCAAGCAGACCGACCAGACGGCTCTGTTGGTGGTCCAGATGATATTAGGCGAAAGGTTGAAATGTTTCGCCCGCACTTTGTCATGTTGGACTCATCGTACATGCTGGAGCTTCCAGGGTCAGGCGCTAACGCGCTGGACTGGAAGAACTTGTCCATTGTGAATAGGCGGCTCAAGCAAATCGCTAAACAAACCGGCATTCCAATCCTGTCTATTTTGCAGGAGAACGAGCGAGCCGGATTGAAGTACCAAAAGTCACGCGGCACTGCATCATTATCAATGAACAGCCAAGCTGGGATGGATTGTGACGTAGGAATTAAATTGGTTTATCACAAGCGCCGAGAGGAGCTTTCCCTTCACCTAGCGGCTGCAAGAGAAACAACCTGTGAAGGTTTCACAATCAACGCAATCGCGGCGGAAAACTTTTCCTACGCCCATGACACACTGCACCAATTGCACGATGTTTGGGAAGATGAGGCCGAGAACACTCCAAATATACCAGACTCTATCTCTGGTAATGGTGAGGACTCCTCGGTCGCTAGTCCTTTAATGGAAATCAGTAGGGAACGTGATGAACTTGACGATGATCTCGGAATATAATCTATGGAGTACCGGGATGAGATCGTCTCGATCTTACAAAGCCATATCAGGTTTGCGGACCACCAGCAGTCAACACAGAAAAATATAGCTGCTTACTGTCCGTTTCATAAATCCGGTAAAGAGTCTAAACCCTCCTTCTACGTATACTGCGGTCCTCCGACAAACAATAAGTTTCCGGGGGCTTCTTTTTGTCATACGTGTAATGAGGGGTGGAGTTTAACAGGGCTTCTCAAGAAGCTGGCTGTCCCCAACTCCCTAATAGACACTGTCAAAACACATATAGAGAGCGCGTTCCCTCAAAAGAAGACGCTTTCCCCGAAGTTCTCTTGGAAGGTTCTTCCAGAAGCAACTTTAGGAATGTTCTCGTACCTCCCAAAATCCTTATTAGAATCTGGTTTTAATGAGGATATTATTAGAGAATATGAGATTGGTTTTGACCGAACCAGGAAACGGGTGATCTACCCAATCAGAAATCACTTAGGAGACTTGGTTGCTCTGAGTGGGAGATCCGTGACTGGTGGTTGGCCGAGATATAAAATTTACAAGAAGGAACTTGCTGATGTAGTTGCCGACTACAGCTTCGATAAGAAGTCTGTTCTTTGGGGACTGGAGAAGTTTTACGAAACTCGAATGTATACAAATACAGACATTGACATGCCTGTTGTCGTATGCGAGGGTTTCAAAGCCGCGCTTTGGGTGGTCCAAAGCGGGTATCCGTACACGGTGGCTTTGATAGGTTCGTATCTAAGCAGGGAACAGGAAGCACTACTATCTCGAATAGCAAATAGTGTTGTGTTGTTTCTTGACAACGATGCGGCTGGACGAAAGGCAACGCACCGGATAACTAGTGAGCAGTTGGCGGGAGTAGAGACATGTGTAGCTAATTATAGGGACCACAATGACAAGTCACCCGACGACTTAACAATGCAACAGGTGCACGCTGCGATAGAGACAGCATTAACACCGATTAACTGGAGGAGATCCTTTTATTATGAGTGATAAAATCAACTACAATGATGAGTACAAGAAGATGCAGGCCGAGCAGCGGCAACGTCTTCTAAAGCAAACTAAGCCTAGCCAGGGAAGTAATTTTGGTGGTGGCGGTGGTGGGGATTCTTACGAGCCCCCAGCATGGAAACAACGGATGGAGTATTTCAATCCTACGTCCACGCCTACCAGAATCCGCCTAATTCCAGAGCCCACAAACGGTGGTTGGTATTCTTACCGATACAAGTGGATTACTACCCCGAAGGGTAAGCGGCAGATTATTGCCAACTATTGGGGTGACGGGCATGGGGATTTCACTGAACGTGATCTGCCTTGTTGCTTGAACCATTTTGCTCTCGAAAACGGTAACGGGGATTGGTTGTCTCTTGATGAGAAATTGGCCACAACCGTGTGTGTACTTGAGGACCACTATAAGGTTCCCAAGATGTCACGAGCCAACCGGGAGTACCACGTATATGAGCGCTCTCTTGGAGCAGACAAGCATGGCCGAAGCCTAGATCCTGTTGAGTACCAAAAGTACGACAAGGTTTTTGGTAGGAAGCTGCACTGGTCGCTCAGCCCGTGGGCACATAAGAACTTCATGAACACACTCATGGGGCTTTCCGACAAGTGTGCAAACTGTAACGAAGGTGAGATCAGCGTGTATGCATATGCATGCCCTGAATGCAATGAGGTCATCGCGGACCACCGTGAAGATACTATTGATCGTGATAGTGAGCATACCCTAAGAAACCAGAACGTGGCCTGCCCTCATTGCGACAGCAATGTTCGAGCAGTACAAATGTATGAGTGCGTAAAGCAGGACGGTTATAAAGGTGATTGGGTTGATGGTTGCGGTAAAGCGCAGCGTATTGATGCCTCTGCGCCACTTGACCTAGTTATTCGTGCGGTTCCCGCAGGAAAGGGTCAGGCTATCGAAGTGCTGAAGTTCGGTCCTGCCGACAACTCCGTTGAAGTCAAAGACTGGATGCTCAAACGATTTGATTTCGACAAGTTCCTGGGGAAAATGGACCTCGAAGAACAAGCGAAAATCATGGGCGTAGAAAATCCATTCGATGATGCCGCTCAGGCAACTTTGGAAGAGTTCTTTCTTACAAAGCACGATGAAGAGGATGACGACAGTATCCCCTTCTAAATGAATTAACAGTTACTGGGCGAGGCGCTCACCGGTCTCTTTCGGGGGGCCGGTGCGCCTTTCCCAGTCTACTTCATACAAGGAGGGTATGATGTTTCGCGTATTACCGACCCCAGTGTCTGTCCGGACACCGGAGCAAGCACAACAAGTTATTGAAGAATATGAGGACGCGGTAATACTCGCGTTTGATACAGAGACAACTGGGTTGTCTCGCTCAAGAGACTGCGCCGTTATTTTAGCTCTAAGTAATGGGGAAAGTCGCTATGCAATCTACCCAGAAGTGTTCCCCTACTTTAAGGATATGCTAGAAAATCCAGAGTTGAAGCTCATTGCGCACAACGCAAACTTTGACCAGTGGATGCTGCTAAACGTGGGCATTGACCTAAACAGGCACTGCATACGAGAGCACTACCGTGTCTACGACACAATGGTTATGCACGCCCTCGTGGACGACACAAAAGGGCATGACCTCAAATCCCTCTCAAGGGATTACCTAGATATCAATATGGTCCCATTCAAAAATGTTTTCGGGACACAAATGAGAAAGCGGTCCCTACAGGATCTCTTGCTAGACCCAGAAAACGAGGAAATTGTAACAAACTACGCCTCGCTGGATGCCTACGCTACATATCTATTATTCTTCCAGCTAAGGGAGTTATTGCTGGATATGGAAACCGGCCACGCAGAGCACCCCACTCTGTGGGATTACTATTTCAAGACCGAGGTCCCCTTCACCAAGATCCTCTGGGAGATGGAGAGGGTGGGTGTCAGAATTGATAAAGAAGCGTTGTTGGAGCAGGCTCCCAAAATAGAGGAAGAACTCCTGGGTATACAGAAATGGTTTGGGAGGGCGATGGGGAAGCTTGTAAACCTAAACTCCACTAAGGAGATGGGTGAGTTTTTCTTTAAGACCTTGAACTATAAACCCGTCTCATACACGGAAAAGGGAAGCCCACAACTTAACGCTGCGGCCCTTGAAGTGTGGAAACGGGGAGGCTGCGAGTACGCAACCAAGCTCCTTAGGTACCGAGATCAGGACAAGAAATTATCGACATATATTACGAACCTGTTGGACCGTATTCATACGGACAATAGAATACACGCAACCTTCAACCAAACAGGCGCAAGAACCGGAAGACTAAGCTCGTCGGAACCAAACCTGCAAAACCAACCGCAGTATATTAGAAGCGCATATGTAAGCTCGGGTATGGCAAAGCTATACGCTGCGGATTATGCGCAGCTTGAAATGCGGATATTAGCACACTTCTCTGGCGACCCGTCATTAATAAAGGCGATCAAGAGCGGTCAGGATGTACACACCAGCACAGCCGCCAAAATGTTCAAAGTGCCTTATGAAGACATCATGGTTGCGCGAGAGAAGGATGATAATGGTGAAGCACTGTCGGATTATGACAAGAAGCTTCTAGGCCATAGAAAAGGTGCAAAGGCCATCAACTTTGGTCTTATGTATGGACAAGGGTCTGGTCGATTGGCCGGGACTCTTGGATGTTCAAACGATGAAGCGAAGCTGCTCATTAGACAGTACTTCGCAGCGTTCCCAAAAATCACCAAGTATTTCAAGTACGCCATTAAAGAAGCAACAGAATTGGAGTACTGCACGACTATTTTGGGTCGGCGTAGGCAGGTGCCTGGGCTGAACTCAAATATTAGTTCTGATAGAGGTAACGCAGAGCGTCAAGTAAAGAACTCACCCATCCAGGGAACCGCAGCGGATATTACTAGAATGGCGATGATTCGATTGTGGGAAGACCCGCTCATCGAAGCCTCTGGGGCGAAGATGGTTATCCAAGTTCACGATGAAATCGTGTTCGAGGTACCGGATGAGTTCGTAGAAGATAAAGAATTCAACGACAGGATTTCGAACCTTATGGCGCAGCCTTTCTCGTTTGATCTAGCGGTTCCGCTAGAGACCTCAGGTAAGTATGGCGCTAACTGGTCGGAGTGTAAGTGATGGAAGCAGGAGACGAATTGATGGAAGCAGGAGACGAATGCCCAAACTGTCACTGCGGGACTCTCGAAGAAACTGACGAAGAATTTGTCTGTCGAGGGGAATGCGGGGAAGTATGGTCGAAGGGATGATTGAGGAAATTGTGGATGTTCTGGAGACCTCACCGATTCTTGTCGAGAATGGTGGTGTAGAAAAACACCCGTCCATTACCGGACGCTCCAAGCGAATAGTAACACGTAACTCACTTAGACATTACGTAGAGCTATCCTGGGTGGGTGACTGTGACATATTTGAGGTTGCGCCCCCGTCTAACCAGGAAGATATTGCTCGCCTTACAGTGGCGTGCAGTCGTTTTCTCGATGGGTTTGCTGAAGCCATGGGCGACGACTTTGGTTTTATGACCAAGCCTTCTCGTGAGAGGGGGCAGTTGCGTCGGGAGGCATTGCATCTTCGTGCGGGTTTCTGGAAGGTTCTAGGGCTATTATGCGCTAGATATATAAGCCCAAGAGAACCAAGTTTGGGAACTACCGTAGACAGCATAAACGCCGTCGCGTCTCAGGCTGCTCTAGTGACAAAAACAATGCCTCTAGAGTTCTTCACACAGGGGCCTCGTAGACGGTTTGATAAAGCAGCCCATTGCAAACTGCTATTTGAACATATCGTGAACATCGTAGAGGGCGAACAATGAAGCATCATTACCGAATAATTATTGAGGAGGAGCTAAAGGCGAATAACCCGAAGCAAGCCCTCGTGTACGCATTAGAAAGAATACGCCATGAGGAAACTGTGGCGTCTGTAACGTGTGAATCTACCGGAGAGGTTTCCCACTTCGAGATTCAAACCTTAGAACAACTAGACTCTGAAGAATAGGAGGACCCCATGGGATGGTGGTCAATTTCAAATAATGGTGGGGGTATCAGCCTCCAAAAGACAGAACTCTACAACGGCGATGGTCCCGCAGACATCCTTGGTGATGCTATGGACAAGGTCGTTAAGGAGTATCAAAACACATGGGGCAGACCGCCCTATAAAGAAGAAGTCGTGGCAGCATTTAATTTCGTAACCAACGGACTTGACCTTGCGGAGGCGAAAGTTGAAGGCGAATGAGGCGGATTCCTGCCTAGGCCATGAGACTGTTTCAGATGATTACTGGGAGCCACTTTGGCCCGGTAAGCCGATTGTAAATGGATATAAACCAACAGGCGCTGAGACTGCGGAAACCTGGGTCAACGATAAGTGCCAAGTCTACGTCTATGACTACCCATCTCCTGAGGGATGGCCTCCGTTAGTGGAGTTATCGCTAAAGCTAAACACGCGAGAACCGTGGAGTGACTGGCGAGACTTCTATAGAATTAAATCAGAGTTGTGTGGAACCGCTTGTTGGGCCATGGAACTCTACCCCGCCCAGTACGCGTTAGTGGATACCGCTAACCAGTACCATATGTATGTTTTTGCTCCTGGGATGCACTTCCCTATCGGGCTTAGACAGCCAGCGGTTACGGACTACTCTAAGGACTGGGCTGACTACATGGCCCAAGCCAAGCAAGAGTTTGGTGAAGAACAGTTCGAGGATATGCACAAACGGACCCGACAGAGGGACTGGCACGAGCACCATAAGTGTGACGACCTGCCTCTCATCGGGCCTGTGTGGCGTTCTCGGGGGTACTTTATTAATGATAAAGATGAGATTGAGTTGGGCCCACCGCCCCCTCCACCAAAGCCGATTTCTGTTGGCCCCCAGGATATCCTTCGGGTGGCATTAGAAAGAGCAAGAACCGCCCCCGCGATAGGAGCAAACAGTAATGGTAGTAGACAAAACAGAAAAAGCTCGAAGAGCGCTCGTAGAAAAAATAAACGGAAATCCTCAAAATCGAGAAGGTCTAGAAAGTAGCTACGGTAAAACGTGGGACACTCAAGAACTTCAGGAGGACTTCCTTGTCCAAAGCTTCTTGGCTCCTTTTATTGTGGTTACAAAAAAGGACACTCAAGAACTAGGCACGTTGCAGTTCCAGCACCACCCAAGGTATTACTTTAATTGGGAACCAGAAAATGAGCAAAACTAGTTGGAACGAAGAACAACTTTTCTCCTCTGATAGGCAGGATTGGGCAACGCCACAGGCGCTGTTTGATGCCTTGAATGAGGAGTTCTTCTTTGTCATGGATGCTGCTGCCTCCCCCAACAATGCGAAAAGCGCTCTGTATATCACCAGCGAGCAAGACTCCCTAAAAGAGTCCTGGGGAAGTGTGATAGTAGAAACTGGTTGTGACCCAACTGGTGCTGCGGTTTGGTTGAACCCTCCGTATGGAAGGGACATTGGTAAGTGGATTCAAAAGGCTTACGAGGAATCCCTCAATGGGCTTGTAGTGGTGGTTCTGACCTTCTGTAGGTCTGATACTAAGTGGTGGCATCGGTGGGCTATGAAGGCCGCTGAGGTCCGACTAATCGAGGGTAGGATCAGGTTTGAGGGAGCACCGGCCTCTGCGCCAGCGCCTTCATGCTTGCTAATATTTGATGAAAGTAGAAGACTGCCGAGGTTCACAACCACTAACACACTACCCAGGAAGTAGGGGGAGCAATGCTTGAATTTACTATTGGTGCCTTTGTTGGAGCAGCAGTAATTATTTATCTAAGGGACCACCACTAGATATGTGGTTCTTCTATGCGGTCAGATGTTCTGACAACTCTCTCTATGCGGGTATTACAACTAACGTAGAGAGACGCATAGAAGACCACAACACTAGGGCTTGTGGGGCTAAATATACACGAAGCCGAAGGCCGGTTTCCTTGGCTATGACCATAAAGTTTGATAATAAATCAGAGGCCCTCAAATACGAGATAGGCTTCAAAAAATTGTCTAAAAAAGACAAAGAGAAGATTTGCTCGAAGGAGGGCAACAAATGAAAACAAAATACGCAATACCGAAAGCCTTGGTAGACGACCTAATTATGTCAGGAATGGTGTCAGATGAAACTGAAGCCATGGAAAAGGTGGCCTCTGGTGAGGCTCTGGATGTTCTGAGGTCCTCAAAAAACCGGAAGCTCCAAGAGCTTCAGATTGAATATCGGCACTTATCCGATGCAAGCGATGGGTTAAGCGACATGGCCTATTCAGAGTTTGATCGAGCCAAAACCGTCAGTGACGATATGAGTGTGCTCGAAGAGGATATTGAGGAAATAGATAGACTGATCGAACTGCGAGACGCCCCACCATCGGAGGAGTAAATGGCTAAAGACGATTTATCAAAATTAATAAAAGGCATTCAGAAAAGCCTTGGCGGGGCCGCTAAGATTTCCAAAATGTCCGAGGTCTCAGCGCCATTCTTGACTAGACTTCCGACAGGAATTCTCAGCCTTGACATGGCTCTGAAGGGTGGTTTCCCTGCGGGGTCTATGCACCAACTGTTTGGGCCAGACGGGGCTGGTAAGGATTTTCTATCCAACCTAGTCATTGCGCAAGTACAGCGAGATTATGGTGATAGCGCTAACGTTGCTTGGATGAGTTTTGGGTACAAGCCAGACATCCCCTTCATGGAGATGTGTGGGATTGACCCGGAAGTCGGCAACCTCATGTTTATCGATATCGGTAGCGAGGAAGCCTTAGAGCAACCAGCAGAGTCGCTTTTAACAGCTATGTTAGATCTTATTAGGTCTAATAAGTTCCAGCTAATGGTTATCAACGAGCTTGGTTCTGGTGAAACAAAAGACAACGTAAAGAAGGGGCTTCATGAGGACGCTAAAATTGCGACCTGGGCATCCTTGATGTCTACATTTTGTCAGAAGTTCTATAGCGCCATGAGGACTCCTGATGAGAGCGGGGAGCCAAATAAAACATGTGTCTTAATGATTAACCCAGTCAGGGCGAACATCGACGCAAGAAGCGCAAAATACTTCCCGTATTCACAGGGTGGTGGGTTTGCATTAAAGCACGCCAAAGCCGTTGACCTACACTTACGCACAGGAAGCACCATTAAAACCGGTGGCCAAAAAGTGGGTAAGGAAATAAAATGGAAAATCAGCAAGGGCAAACATGGCATTTCCGAGGGCGCTGAAGGTGGTTACACCTTTATGTTTAATCAGGGCGTTGACCTCATTGAGGACTTAGCGAACACCGCCAAGTCATTAGGTGTAATAAAAAGCTCTGGGCCTGTTTACTATGTTCTTGATTACGACGATAAAATCAAAGGCGGCATCGCCGGGGTAGTCGAAATGCTTAGAAAATCCCCCACGCTCTGTGAAGAAGTAAGGGCTGCTGTGTTATTGGAAGCAGGGGATAATGGCTAAAATTTACGTAAAGATCGGACCCAAGTTCACCAACTATGCCGTAGAGGGCTTACCGTTTCTGCCAGGGCTTTGTATGCACAAAACCCCGAACGTTGGAAAAACGGTAGGACTCTACAACATCACGCATAGCAACAGTGGGCTTGCGGTCCTGTCTTACGTAAATGAGGCGGATCTAGAACTCGTAAGAATGATTCTGGGCAAAATGCTCTGGGATAAATCTCCAAGCAAAATTTTTGATAACGATAAGTACTACAACCTTACCTTGGAGGCTAAAGCAGTGTTAACCAACCACGAAAAAAGCAAGAAACAAGAGGAGCGGATTGCGAAAGATGTGGGCGGTAAAAGACAGCCTGCTTCTGGTTCTCGTTGGGGGAGCAAGCGGGACATTGTCACGCCTGATCTTCTGATTGAGGCGAAGACAACAAAGCACTCCAAAAAGTCAGTAGTAATTAAAGACCTGCATTTCCTTACAAAGCAGGCATACCAACAGGGAAAGGTGCCCGTGTATATTATCGAACTCGGTAATAAACAAGAAGTCGCAATCGTCCCCGCACAAGAACTGACAGAAGCGATTCTCGAAGAACTAAATGAAACAAAAGAATTAAACTGCAAGAACAAGAAGTCTTTTTCCATAGGAACCGGATTGGTCGATTGGATTATTGCTAATAACTGCGCCTTGGTTGAGACAACGAATTCAACCTACGCATTAATCAGTTACTACTTCTTCTTGGAAGTGAGTAAGAGGGGTCTATGAAAGACAAAGAAGATATGCCGATACGATGTCTCCGTGGGGAAGATATAAAAACCAACATTAACTTCAATGTTGCAAAAGAGTTTGAATACCTTTTGGAGCAAGAAAATGAGAAGCCCTGGAGCAGGCGGGTTGGGCATTACCACCCATCATCGGTAAAGGGCTGCAAGCGTGCGATGTACTATGACCGCATTAGCGCGGAGCCAGTGCCTAGGGTGGGCGCGGACCTCAGAATGATTTTCGATATGGGGCACGCGCTTCACGGAATGATTCAGGGGTACCTAAACAACTATGATGGCTTCGAAGAAGAAGTCACTTGTGAGTTTCCGGATCTACACCTTTATGGTCACTGTGACGGGGTGTTCAGAAAAGAAGATTGGGTCTTAGAGATAAAGACCGTGGGTGAGTCAGTCTACCGTACCCTAGTTCAGCCGAAGATTGAGCATATCTGGCAAATCCATTGCTATATGTTTTGTTTGGATATCCCGCGCACGCAATTGCTGTATGTGAACCGTGCTACAGGAGCCCAGAGGCTATTCAAGATCGCATTCTCGAATGAGATCTGGGAGGAAGTGGCAGCAGTGCTGGGCTACGTCGAATCGTGCGTAGAAAAAGAAGACCCGCCACCACAAGAAATAAGTAAGTGGACCTGTCGGTCCTGTAAATTTTATCACGTATGCGAACCTAACCTTGATTAAGGGGAACTTATGACCCAGAAGAAGAAAGACCTTTTTCTGGAGCTAAGGACTACACTAGAGGAAGACCTCAGAAAAACCGGGTTCAACCCTGACACTAATCCGCCAGGGAAAGAGCCAAAAATACGAGGATCAATTAGTGAGCTTGGTGCTCCAGCGTTAAAAAGTCAGTACGATCAGTTCCTAGCTTTTTACGATTACATTACAGACCAGATAGCAATCGATATTGGGTTCGTAATGGTGAGTAAGGCTAGGTACGAACAAGTCCAAGCGCAGGCGACGTTACGAACCCACGCAGATACATCTCTCAAGAACGCTGAGCTTAGAAAGGCGGCAGTGTCCATAGACCCGACTGTTGTTGGTGCTCTCCGGGACTACACCTACTTCAAGGCAAAGCTGGCTATGCAGCAGGAGCGGAGAGATAAGTTCAAGCGAGCGATGGATCGTATCGGTAGAGAGTTGTGGTATAGGACCCAGGATGAGGCATCGAATGAGTTTTATCCTCCTAAGAAGGAGATAGTGGCAACCCAATTGGGTAGCTCCTATAAACGGGTGAACCGTGACAAAAAGTAGTCCCGTCTTCACTGCTTCTATTTCCTTGTTGCCTCCCTCGGTAAATAAGATGTATGTATACACAACACGTGGGCCACGACCTTCTAGCCAAATGAAGAAATTTAAGGCGAAAGCGTCAGCGCAACTAGCTAAACAAATAGACTTCAATGCAAAGCCACTAGACCAAAATTCACCATATGAGTTACATCTAGACTTTTATTTACCTGCTTTAGTGAATAAGGGCTGGCCTAAAAAAGCGAAAACAAAGTACAAGAGAAAGGACGTCTCAAACTTAGTAAAAGTAATAGAAGACCTCCTCTCAAATTGCCTCGGCGTAGACGACTCCTGCTTTCTAAAGCTCACGTTAGAAAAACACGACGGTTCCGCTTTAGGATTTACAGGAGTAAAGGTTCATGTTTATGAATCAAATAGATAAACTAACCCCATTAGAGCTTCTTCAGGTGGCTTGGGAAGACCACGGTAAACGTATTGCAATTGGGCCAAATAACGAGCAAATTCAATCACTTTTATCGTATAAGACCGATGAAGTCCCTGAGAGCCCTTTTAACCCCATGCGTGATGAAATCATGCTATATATAAAGGAACATAAAGATATGCTATCTTTGCCGTGTGATGGCAATTGTTATGGCCACACAGATGGAGTAGTAGTTTTCTGCTACCAGAAACTTATGGAGGACCGAAATGGCCGCTAAAGCGAAATATTCTAAAAAGTTGTTCGAAAATTTGGACAGAGCCGAAGTACGGAAGTTGGCCATTGTGGGAATGAAATTGGCACCAGCCAAAGCCTACACAATGGACTTTAAGACTCTCGTGTCTTGGGTCTACGACAGGGCCACCGTAGTGCCTGACGATGAGAAGAACGGAGATCGGGATCGAGACCCCCGTCCGTTTATTGAGGTGGACTTGGCCGCTGTGGGAAATGAAGCCTTCAGAGACGGAGTCATGTCCTACATCGAAAAACTACAGGCGTTTGTGCAGGGCAACGTGAAGAGTGCGCCTAACTGGCCACCCGCAAATGTTGTTATCGACACACCCGAAGAGGTTGTTGCTGAACCAGTCAAAAAGGCCGCACCTAAGAAGGCGGCAGAGAAGACTGAGGCTGTTGAGGCCCCGAAGCGTAAGCGCGGGCGTCCTCGCAAGAACCCCGTATCGGTTACTGAGGATACTGCACCTGTTGCAAAGGCAGAGCCAGCAAAGCCAGAGAAGAAAAAGATCAAGAAAGCCCAAATGGGTTCGAAGTCTACATCTTCCAACAAGGCGGCTGTAACTACCTCAACTAGTAACGACGCAATGATTGCTGAACTAACAAAGACGGTCCAATTGCTTGTCACCAATGTTGAAGAACTCAATACCAAGGTGACCAACATGACGGCCTTCACTGACGGTTTGGCCAATGGAATCAAAGACGGTTTTGAGCAACTCAGCGATCAAATTGTCGCTGTTCGCGAAGAACAAACGGCAGCTAATAATCTGCTAGGAAATGCTCTGCTATTCCTCATGAACTCTGTTGTTTTTGAGGAAGGCGAGGAAAAGGCGGATCTGGCCGGTGTGCCAGAACCAAACGCTTATCTAGACCTAGAGTAAGCGCCCGTCCCTCCTTCGGGCTTCATGAGCCCCCTGCATATCTTCGGATGTGTGGGGGGCTCTTTTTTTATGTCGGAGATATTATGACTGATACCCTGTGTTGGGTATGCGACAAACCATTCACAGAAGATGAGTGGGAAGACCGCCATACACCAGATGATAACCCACTTGCAGACTGTCATGCGGCCTGCTGTGGGTTCTGTTTAGGCGAAGCAGAAGACGCTAACAATCTTTCAAAATGAGGTAGCTACTTGTATGAGAAAGCTAATCCACAAATTACTATAAAGCACCTCTCCGAGAATCTTGGGGTGGTGCGCATCGATGTCGGTGTCCCCTTATCAGATACACACGGAGATCTTTATGGTTCCGGAATGTACATTAAGGGCTTATTACTTAAAATACTTCACGAACTTCTCGAACACCACCACGTAAATAGCTCTGGTCACCCACATCCGATAGGGGCGACCGAGCTAGCAAAAAGGCTAGGTGTAAAAGTTCCGGCTGTGAGATCTGCAATAGCGAGGCTAAGAAGTAAGGGAATCCCAATCGGTAATATCCACGGATTTGGGTTCTATTTAAAAGCACCAAAATAGTGCAAAAATGACCCTTCTTTTGGGGATAAGAATAGTGAAGGAAGGGATTATCTCCCTCTCCGAACTAACTGATGTGACGGATTCCCCGCCACTACTGAGACTTTTCCTTAAGGAGGAAACTGTTATGAGTATTTTCAAACGAACCCCTAAGCCCACCGCTACTGACAAGCTGAAGGCAATGGGTACTCTCGTCGTCGCCGCTTATGCAATCCAGGTTGGTGTTTCCATCCTGGACGCTGCCCTCAAGGGCGCTGGCAACGGCATTGCCAAAATCGGCGGAAACGCCAAACAGGCTCTTGCTGCTCGCAAGGCTGCTGCCATGGTTGCTGCGGAAACGCAGGCCGAGGTAGCCGAGGAAACCGCACCTGCGGTTAGCCTCAGTGCTGAAGCCTCCGTGGCTCCTGCACAGTCGTAAAATAACCTGGGCTCCAACGACGGCCCAACTGAAAAAGCAGACCTTAACGGGTTTGCTTTTTCTTACCTACGAATCGTTACTACCCGTTCAATTGGGGGTTCTCATGACCAATCCAGAAGTTTGTCGCCCCTATGAGCGGCAGTGCCTGTGGACTATTGATGTTGTACCAACCTTCTCGCCACCCAGCAGAGCCGTTCCCATTGATTGTTGGGTCACCTGGGGGGTTGTAAACGCCTGCAATACCAATGGCGAGACAGTTCTCTCGCGCTCCTTGTTCGGCAGAAGGGTTTCCGCCGAGGGCGTCGTTAATCCAGAAGCCATTTTTGGGCATCGAGTAATCCATATGCATGATTTTATCACCAAGCTCGCCAATGGACGTAACGCCCGCGTGGTGTCGGAAGTGGAACTGGTGCGTAGTGCCTATCCCACCGGAGCCAGGGTACATATATGGATCGCGACCAACTTGGATTTTACGACGAGCATGCCCAGGGTGCTCGTTTTCAACTAGAGATCCGCCCTGACCTATCATTGCAATTGGTAAGTAGCCATCGCAGGAACGCCCATCACCCCAACCGGTATTATCTTCCGTGTCTTTCCCGTAAATAACGTTCCAGTCAGCGTAGTTATTCGCCGCCATAGTAACAGCGCCACTAGTGATATTAACCCGTTGTTTGGTGCGCAAGTAATCTGGATTCCAGTACTGGGACCCGTAGTATCCGTGCATGTCACCGCCACCAGGAAATCGATTACCCGTAATCGAGGCATACGCGCCAGAATCGAGATCAGGGGTCAGTGTAAAGTACCCGCCATCATCGTAGTATTGGTGAGGCGGACCAACCAGCATACCTGCCCAAGCGGTGTTCCCGCTCAGTACTAGGCCTTGGGTATATACATTGAACCACCCGCGCCCGACGTACCACTCATTAGGATCGTTAATAGCCCGCTGGCTCCATATAGAACTCCACCACTGGTTCTGATAAGCAACATTACTCGTGACAGACCAGTCCATTGCCGCTTCGTGTCGATCAGGCCAGTCGTTGAAACCATCGAATTCTAACGACATAAATACGTTGTCGTGGATGCGTGCCCGGTCCATTCTCCCCACACCCCAACGGTCAAGGCCGACTTTGATTGTACCAGTCCAATAGTTCACCCACCCTTGATGTATGTGGTACCACTGCTCCTCTACGGTCGGGTTGGCGTTGTTCTGTGGTGGGAAGTCTGGTGGCGGCACAATTGGTCGCTCATCATGAGTAAATCCGGTGATGAGTGGGGAGATGGCGTGTATCCCCCCATCAGTGGAGGGGTCTGGGTTGTTAAAACTATCCCCAGGCAACCTATTTAATGAAGCAGCCCCTGCGAGATTATGGGCAAAGCCATGCTGTAGCCCGCCGCCACCTAAGCCAGAGAGTAGATTGTTCCCACCTAACTCAGGGTCACTGCAATAGCCTCGAAGCCTGATCATGCCATGATACCCAAGAACGATACCGTATCGGCCCGGAGTGAATGTATCGACAACCCCGTCGCCAGACATATCAACGTAGTCCCCATACCATTGAGCGCCCCACGAACCAGACCGGGAGCACGACATATTGTTATGGAGAATCTTTGCCTTTTTTAGGTTCCAACCACTAATAATTTTCACATTAGTATTATTGGAGATTTCTACATTATCACCGGAGGACACCCAAATACCTGTACCCCAGTAATCTGTGGGGAAACCAAATAGCTCCTCCTCATGAAACGCTAGAGGAAGGATGAAGTCATTCCCAGAAATGCGACACTGGTCAGCTTGGGAGTTGCTCATGGTGGTATCTGTATAGTTGAGTGTCCCTTCAAGCGGGTACGCAGGGCGTGTGTTGTGCATGATCTCATGCACAGCCATATTATTTGTAATATGGACTGAGTGCCCTCTTGATTGGATGCTGTTCCCATGCAGGTGGTTACCGCTAATCTGCCCCCAGCCCGGAAGCTGGTTAACAGTCATGTCTACCATCCCAATCGGGTGTTGTAGATCAGGGTAGTCGCAGTTTGGGAATGGCCCATAAAACTCACCGTCTACGACATATTCCGTAGACCCTAAATTAATCCCACCACAGAGGTTGTCAGTGATACTGACTTCCCTAAAAAAACCACCAACACTGATGTATCCCCCGTTATGGGTGAACTTGCTCATGGTTTGTTCCCAGCACTGCTCGTAACCATCAATTGTTTGGTCGCGAAGATCCATGAGGTCGTTGCCACGAATAGTTAAATACTGGTGTCGTGGAGCAACCTTTCGGTTCTCAGATAACTCAGTAGCGGCGCTGCTCGCTGGCTGGTCAATGTTGTATGGATAGCCTGGGAGTATTGCGTCTTCCGCGACAAAGATTCCGCCACCACCGGTCATGTTGTTGCAAATGCTGATGTTGTTCTGCCAACCCCGAGAGCTTCCCATGGGAGCGGTGTAGTTAGCCGAACAATAAATCGACCCCCCTTGATGTTCGTGGGTACCTGTTGAAATATAAATAGCGCTTCGTAGGGCACCGAACTGGTTGTCATGAACCTGTGTCCTGTACGAAATGCCTTCGGCTTCCATTAGATACAACGAAATGCCTGAGAAGTGGTTCCCTATAATTTGGTGGTTAAATGCTTCGCAGTAAGCACTCCACCCATAATCGTTTTTAGTACCATGTAGGTTATACCCGCCCCAAATATTACCCGTATTCCGAATCTCCCCGCATGGCCAATAGCCCGTGAGCCAACCACCGTACTCGGGTCTACTAGCAAAAACATTATCACTGATTGTGATATTGCTGAGGTCTATGCCGTGAAACGAGTGATTTCCGGGAACAACATTGGGGGTGTAGAGAGTCTCGTGAAAGTGGATGTTATTCCAGTCGTACACACTACCCGTGTTGGTTCTTTCGCCACAGTCCTCGATATTGCCGGAAACAACCCCGCCAAAGGTGCTTGATAGAGATATGAAGTTATGGCCTGGGAGCCAAGAGGCTTTATTGCTCAAAACCTGAACGTTGTGTGCTCTCGGAGTTCCCGGCCCGTACAGGCCGAACCCGCCAGCCACGATCCCGTAGTGAAGGTCTACATTTGACGTAGGAATCGCGTCCCAGTCTGTTCCAGGTGCCTGCATCCGGAAAAGATGGTTTCCTTCGATGCGTGTATCGTGGGCAATTGTAACTATGGCAGGTCTTGTAGCGTATAGATCCCACCCAGATGGGTTTCCACCAGACCTTTCTCTGGCCCAATCTTTAATCACATTACCGGTAATTACGACGCCGCCTTCATTGTGCACAGCGCTTATTACACCAGACGTGAACCAAGCAATACCGCTATACCACTGCTGGTTTAAGTTGCAGTTCTCGATGATGCCGCAAGAGTCAACCATCTGGTTTCCGTAAGGAGCCGCAGTACCATAGTTGGTATCGCAGTGAACACCCCTTCCAAAACCAGTTATTGTGCAGTTGGATACTCGGAAATCGACAACGCAATCCAAACGAATGGCATCACAATAGAGAATCTCAACGCCCGTAGTTGGGTTGGATGTCTCATAGCAGCTTGCTTTACAGTTCTCGATAATAACATTTCTGTGATAACCAATATCGATTGTGCCACCAGCGCCCTGCATCGGGTCTTGGGTGGAGGGACTAAGCGTCACAAAAGTATTTGTGATTTCTGTTGCGGTACAGTCCCTGATGGTGAGGTTATCCATATTGGGAATATCTGTGTGGAAGAAGAACCCGGTACCGCCCCTAAGATGAACGTTCTCAATAAGGATGTCTGTGCCACCCCCATTGCCGTAAAGCCCTCCAGAGACCGGATCTAGCCCGTAAGGAACCGGAATGGGGAATATCCTTCCATAAGACTCATTAACATTAGTGGATACCACTCTGTTAATAAATAGGTTCACCCCAGGATGATCCGCGTACAGCGGGTCTGCTGGTGCAACAGCATTTACTGCGACATTATCCATGCCAACAGCTTTTCGCCACGTGAAACTAAGGTTCCTAAAGGTGAGCCCACTTCTATGATTTAGTGTGATGAGGTTCTGTTCTTTTATTGGCGCTCCTGGATCAAACCCCCAATAAATAACTGGTCTGGGGGTGAAGTCTGGTGCGCCTCTTAAGGGGGCTCCTTGGATTGTTAGTCCATCACAAGGTATCTCATAGGGATACGAGAGTCCGCGAGCATCATCCTCTACCTCGATGGTCCAAGAAACCACCTCAATAGTCCAAAATGCTCGACCCTGCTCATTTCCATTATCTGTGTGCTGGCTGCGAAGCCACTCCCACACCTTCAGTGCGGCCAATGCTTCACCAAGAGACTTGAAGTGCGTCTGCGTTCCTGGGTACATGCCCATGGCGTGTTGGGCGGGAGCACCCCCAGACCAAAGCTCGTGGCCCGCATTACCAACGTATATGTGCCCCTTTTTATCTTGTCGAGCCACTCTTTGCTGGCATTCAACCAGTTGCACAATGGTGTCATTGGCCCCGTCATAAGCCATTGCGCCTAACAGAATAGTGTCCGCCGAGTCCCAGTGATAGTTGCTTTGGTCTGAAGCTGTTGCTGTTCCTTCATCTAGGATGACATAACGAGTGGCCTCCGCTGCTACGGAAGCGCTGTTGCCAAATCGGAGATATAGAAAATAGGTGCCGCTCGCAGAACCAGCGGGAACGCTAATGCGGGTCTCCGGGATAAAAACCTTTGCCCCGCCCCTGAGATACCACGCCTCCTGGACGTCAATTATGTCCTTGTCGTTTGCTCCATAGCCGTACACCCCGCCGCGAACATCTTGATCGTTCTCCCACCACGAGAGTGCCCCGCCATGCAGGAGTCCGTTAGACCACACACCAAACTGGTCCATTTGATACGTGCCAGTTAAGTCGGGGTTGTGACTGCCCGGAATTGCTGCTTCAACAGCCTCTGCTATTGAAGGGCCCATCGTGGAGCCAAGCGCACTGACCCGGTGCTCAGTAACCTGAACCGTCTCCTCAGGCATAGATCTCCCGCTAAACGCTCGGGACGTGCCTCCGTGAACCAAGTAACCTTCACCATCGGCCCCTGGCTTGGAGATCTCTCGGTAATCTGCGGCTGCATCCGGAGAAGTAAGTGGGATTCCTGAGTAAGCTCCTCGACCAAGCTGGAAGTTGTATGGATCAGTAAGTGTGCACTCGTCAAAGAACGTTAGGGACCGGCTATACCCCGGAGAGGCATGTGTGTTGGTATTATTTCCTGTATACGCTGTTTGGTGCGAGTGAAGCTCAACAGAAGCACCCAAGGCTGCGTTCATGTCGCGACCAACAAACTCAATAAGGCTTACAGACCTTCCGCTGACAGCATCGCTTTGGCCTCGTACACGAAACCCGCTCTGTGTAGCGCCACCAACAAGATCGTCGTTAGCCAGCACCGTCAGCGGTTTTCCTAGACGTAAATGATTACCAATCCCCCCTTGGGGGAGCGTAAACGTATCGGAGCCATTGAGGTAGTGAATCCAGTGACCTTGGGCGTGTTGGCCTCGGGCGTACGGGTTGGCGTCATAATCATTATGGAAAGCGGCGTTTAAACCTATGGTTGGTGTGTAGGTGTTCCCAGACTGAGAAACCGCCTTACTTCCGCTCCAAACCTGCTTTACCTTATACGTGGTAGCGCCAATAGTGTGGCTTGACGAGGCTCCACCAAACCAGCCTTCACTAGTCGTTTCAGCTTCCCCGAGAATAATTTGTCCAGTATCTACGGTGGAAAAGTTATGGGTGTAACCTTGCGTGGAGTCGCCAACCATTCGAAGAAGAACAAAGTTGCCACCAAGGGATACGATTGTCCCTGTGGCTGTCTTCACCCCGTCAGGGTGAATCAGTGGAACACATGTATCCCCTTCGTTGAACCCCTGAGTTCTTGATGTAGTCTCGTAATCTGGGGCACCGCCACCTACAGCTTCCATCTCCAAATACCAAAGGTCTGACCCCAAGGTCATTCGGGTGGGAGTGAAGTAGTCTGCAAACTGGGAGTTGCCTTGAGCAGGCGGTTTCCATTGCGAGTAACCCATCCGCATATGACGAGCCAAGTCAGTAATGGCTCGCATATCACCTTGGTTAAAGCGTTCGGCCACGCCGGGGTCCTCAAAGCTCCCGCGCACAGCAGAAGCGCCCTTGGAACGGAGTTGCTCCCCAACGGTGGTAAGCGTGTGGCAGTGTGCGTAATAATCCCCGCGAACAGGGCGCTGACCCGGTTCAAACACAAGCGTTGGGTTGAGCAGAAATCCTAGGGGATTACAGGGAATCAACTGCCCAGGCTTCTTATCCAACAAAAAGGAAACCGGTGCGCTGGGAGCGACTACTTCCGAGACCTCTTCGTATTCCCATGCCATCCCGTTGTACCGGAAAAGGTACGTACCATCTACGGTCGGCTGTTTTTTAGGCATCACCCAATTTTCGTGTGCGCCTTCTTCTGCGTCAGGTAGGCCTACATCACCATAAGATCTACGACCTCCCGACTGGAAACCTTGAACATCAGCCTTGCCACCAAGAAAGTCTTCGGATGCACCGATCTTTGCTAGGTACAGATCGCCGGGGATGTCTCCCACATCAGCGTAGGGGGTGACATCTTCGCGAGGGATAATTCTTACTACGTGAGCGTAGTTAGTCCGGTCCTCTGGTGCAGAGGCCGCATTGTTATGGTCAGGGTATGACTTCCAACAAACCAAATCCCCAGGCTCGTAGGTCGTGTAGTCGCCAACGGTGACTTTGGTAAGATTACCACGAGTAAGTACCGCTTTATCCCCACCAACAGCCCCAACACCTACATCGTCACTATGTGAGACATGCGCAATTTGGTACAAACCATTGTTGCTTGAATTCGGTGAAGTCGGATCACCATCATTCACGACCTCGACATAGCATCCTGGGCGAAGGAATAAGTCGCTGAAGGAGGCTCCGGAAGATCTAATGAGCAAGCCATCCGTGCTCCATTTAAAAATAGGCTGAGATGACGAGGAGCCGTTGTAGGGGGCGAGGCCTGTCTGGATGTCCGAAATCGGCGGAATCTTGTAGGGGAGCCCTTGCTTATCATCACCCCAGTAAGTTGTTGCCGGGAAGTAATCAACTACTGCGCCAGCAGACACTTTGGCTGAGTTCGGTCGTAGGATTATCTTGCTAGAGATGTCTGTTCGAGACCCATAAATGGTCTCGTCTTCTTTAGCCCCATATAAACGGAAATATTTTCTGAGGTCTTCTTTGTGAAGGCCAACGTAAACCCACACAGGTGGGGCACCATTCGGGTCGCCATTCGTAGCCGCGAGATCTACAAACTCTTGATTAGAGCTAATACCGTCTGGATTACTTACTGAGTCATGCGCAGACAAGCTCTGGAAGCCAATACCGGTAGTCGGATTATCCGAGGATGTGCGGAGCGGGGAGAGCACCTCCTGCCGCAGCGCGGGCGCATCGAGAGCGCCCTTAATGTGATCGATATTTGTCGAGAGGGCGCTAAAGGCTCTATTGAACGCGGCGCTTGTGGCGTCCTCACCATAAGCCATGAACTTTGTGGCGGGAGCCTGGGGGTTGAAGGGGGTAGTTGTGTTAGCCGGGGAGGTATCTTTTTGGGAATCCGCCGCCTGCGTCGTCCCTACTAGTTTCCCAAAATACTTATAAGACATGTTTAAACCTCTCTAGAAACGCAGTTCCCACTCAACCCTAAGAACAACATTTGGGGTAACGCTGATCGGATCAAAAATATTATACGCCACCAAATAATTGGGCTGGGCTGGATCAGCCTCCCCAGAAATAGGGGGGACCGCTTCATGTGTAAATGTCGCATTAGCATCCGTAAGATACAAGCCCGCTTCAGAAATTGGAACAGAGGTTCCAACGGGCACGTTGGATACTCTTGTAATATTTCCTGCAAAGGATAACTCAGCTTCCGCCACATCGACAATAAATCTTGTTCTAAAATCACCTGGAAAATAAATACTATTATTGGCCTGATTATCCACCTGCTTCAGGTAAAAGCGTTGCCCACCAACTATTTGGAGAGGCACAGGATCTTGCAGGGAGGTGACCGTAACCAACTCAGTTTGGCCTGTGGCGAATAGCGTATTACTCTGTAATGCTCCACCGCACCCAAACCCCATATAGCCAATTTTTGACGTAGTGTGGGGGCTTGGCGGGTCTGTACTGTAGTCATCAGAACCAACCAATAAGGTGAGCCAGTTTCTTCCCGTGTTGGTGACGACATTGTGGCTCAATCTTTGGTCGATCAGCTTGCCGTTCTCGTATACACCAATCGCGACATTGATCGTTGGTTCTAATTTATCTGATAAAAGCATCATCGCCTCCTACTAACCATCTTCTTTACAGTATTACCCAGTTATTACCATCAGCAGTGAAGGTGGCAGAACTGTACTGTTGTGTAAATCTCATATGAGTTGCGCCATCAATAGTTTGCTTTGTCCGCACATCGGGTATTACCACAACGCTGTGTTTCTCCGAAACAAGGCCTTTACTATCTTTAATGGTGAGCGTTCTCCCTGTCGCAGTCGCACTAGGAAGCTGAATCACCACATCGGACGCTCTGCTGCTTAAATCAGCCAGAAGAAGCTCATCCTCTGGTTGAATAACATAAGGGGAGTCCGGGTTGCCCGACTCAGTAGTAATCGCTCTTGGAACAAGGTGGCCCGCACCAACAGGTGCCTGACTCTGACCTCGAAGCCATATTACGCAAGAGATCTCACCTAATTGCTCCATAGTAATATCTTCTTCCATAACCTGCATCACAATAGACTGCCCGGAAAGAACCGGAATCCGTAAACCAGATACTACCGATTGTGGGTGAGTCCCGTTATTACTCGCATTCCATTGAACCTCACTCCCAGGTGCCCAAACCGTGTTGTCACCTAAGTCTTGGGCGGACGACGATATGGTTTGGGAGTTTGGGAGAACTCCAACCCTCAAAAGGACCCGACCCTCTCCTGCTATTTGAAGCGCGTTTGGATGGTTATACCTGTAGGTTACACCAATAATATCACACCCATATGGGAGAACCGCCGCCTGACCGTGGCCGTTCTTGTTGCTGTCTGAATGCGCACCGAAACTACCATAGTGAACAGTGTACTTGTTGCCGCCACCATCAAACCATTCAGGTCCGTCATTCGAACCAACGGTCCCCTCTGTCCAGTTATAGACAGTGCAGTTCAGCGCTGTTTGCCAAACATTCTCACCTTGAGCGAGCCCAACCCCTACTTGGTTGGTGCCTATCATGAGATTGTAATTATTATCCAACCACAGCGTGGAGTTCTGGACATCCTGTGGGGCTATTCCCTCTGCCGGGTTTCCGGCTTGACCTTTGAATACAACCCCAGCAGGGTCTACAAGGCCAGTAACCGTAATAGAGCCTTTGACCGTTAGCCTGTTGGCGAGGGCATCGCCGGGAAGTAGAAGCTGCTTGAAGTTCGGAAGGATAGCTGGATCATCAGCGATACAGTTGATCCCGATCATCCCAGTTTTCTGCTCTAGTCCCACTGGCCCAGTGGCCGCTTGCGTCCATCTCATCTGGGAGTGGACAGACGTAGTGCCTATGTTCACCTCACCATCAGTGCTTCCTGCGCCACCTATGCCTGCGCCACCATGAATACTGACAGAGCCGCCCCTGAATGCGTCACCACCAGCAACTGTTGCCTTACCGCCGTTTAGCAGGGTGCCGCCAAAACCAGCGCCATTACCACCATAGATTCTTACATCACCGCCACTGGCGTTGCTCCCGGCAGCGTCATCTGCTACACCACCAGAGATCTCAACATTACCGCCATTGGCGTTGCTCCCAGCAGTGTTTACATCGCCAGCATGTAGGTACAACTCCCCTGGAGCAAAATCCGCTTTCCCGGCGTGTATATTGATATTACCGCCCGACCCGGCTGGATCGACCCCATGGCCACCATATATCTCTACTTCTCCACCGTTGTCCCCCAGGCCAGCTTCTATTTTAACACTGCCTCCTAGGGTTCCGAGACCCGCTCCCCAGGGAGTACCGGTGCCGCCATACACATACGTTTTTCCGCCAGTTATGCCTGACCCTGATTTGATCTCTACGTTGCCTGCCTGTTCGGAAGTGTTCCCGAGATTATCTCCCCCAAAGAGTTGGAGGTCAGACGCGCTCGCTAAGACACCATTAAAAACATTGTGGTGGGCCCGGATTGTGAGGTTTTGGGGCCACGGCCCATTGTAGCCATCGTCACCGGATTTAATGATCCAATCAAGTTCACCGCCTGGGTTCGGGGCGCTTTCAAGAGTTACACCACTATCGTGTAGCGCATTACCATTGACACCGTCCCATCGGGTTATCGCATGGTTAGTGGATGCTGCGGGACCTGCGATACCTCCACCGCCTCCACCGCCACCTAGTTGCGTGAGGGCACCAGCAGAGTCTTTGTAGTAAAGCTTGTTAGCTCCTGTAGGAGCGCCCGCGTAGGCGCTACCATCTGATACAATAAGACCCGCCTCACCAGCCGCAATAGCTACGTTGTTCGGGTCTTCTTCCGTAAAGATCAAAGCTGTTGGGTCGATGACCCCGGTAACTTTAAGGTCACCATTTACGGTAAGAGCCTTGGTACCAGAGATACCGCCAGCGCCAAAGGCACCTTGACCACCAAACACGCCAGTACCACCAGCAAAAACATCCCCTGCTGCGGCCACATCATTACCAGCAATAACATCAACAGCGACCTGTGCACTCCCTGAGCCCACGATCTCGCCATCAAAAAGGCTATTTCCGTTAACCTTGAAGCTGTGCGCTGCGTCAGCCAACACGGGTGGGGAGACAATGCTTGCCCACACGGAAGCCCCGTAACTATTCACATGGAAGGCGTCAAAAGGCCCAACCCCGCCCCTGTAGACCGTAAAGGTCATGAGGTCATCAAGATGTGGGGTGCCTCCAGAATACTTATTATCGTATTTAATCTGGCCCGCGCCCGCAGCGAGCGTATCATCTGCAAAAATAATCGAGCAGCTATTCGGCGTAGTCCCAGCGTCTGTGTTCGCCTTCATGATTAGCTTGGTGCCAATAGCGCCAGAGCCGGGTGTTGGGGTGGTCGCCTCAATCATGATTGCAGCGGGCTCACCGTCTGGACCCGTGCCCTGATGTTGCACGTGAAACTTTGTCAGGGGAACGGTTGTACCTACTCCCACACGCCCCTTGGCGGTGGTTTGCCAAGTCATAATATTGGTCAAAGAGGCGGACTTGCAGACCACAGAATGAGAGGACCCGGCACCAAAATCACCCTCAAGAAGCCATCTGTCGGTAACCCCTTCAGATAGCATGAAAAATGGTTGGTCGTTATTACCCGTGCCAGCAATGTGTAGATAAGATTCCGGTAAGTCTGTATTTATACCGACCTTGGTCATCGGTACGCCAGCACCATCATCGGCAGCACCATCAATGAAAACACCAGCGGGGGTTCCTAGGATAGTGCCCGGAAATAAATGAAACTGGGTTATTGCGTTCGTTGTTGGCTGGAAGGTCGCGAGTGTTCCGGTCTGGTCCAGTTGAACATCGCTGTCTTTGAGTTTTTGGCCCGTAGTCCCATCCCATCGGACAATATGGTCGTGTTGGCTGGCTAATGGGCCAGTAACTAATCCGGGGAGCATAGGGGTTGACCCATGAAACCAGATCGACCCAGGGTGGTCCGAGATGACTGGGGTATCAGAGCCAACGGTCACAACCTCGCCAACCACGCGGACTTTTGCCGGGTTTGCTGGGTAGGCAGCGATTTGGGCGAGATCTGTTGTTAGCTCCCCTGTGTCACTAAGATAAACACGGTCGCCTACAGCGGCAGCAGCACCACCATTTATGGTGTCAGTGTCAAAGGGGATCAGCCCATCAACCAAAAGATAGCTGCGCTCACCAAAGCCTACTTGGTCATGCAGGGTCAGAAAGATGGGCGACTCTTGAATCACCGCTTCTGACATAGTGGCATCAATGTATTCAAACTGAATAACGTAGTTCTGGAAATCCTCCAAGCTCGCGTCAGTCTTAAGCCACCTTTCCTGCGCCTCAGCAGTGAAGGTTACTGCTCTACCAATGTCTGTTGGTACAGCGATGGGGTTCCCCCCGACTGTGGATTGGTTGACCCCAGTCGCTATACGTCTACCGCCAAGACCCTTGGAGACGGTGTTTAGGTAGCGCTCAACGCTTCGGGACCAGCCCTCGTCTACGTCGTACTCAATAGTCTCATTTGCGGCGATTACAGATGTGCCTGCGGACCAGTCACCGGCATTTGGTCCGGGATGCTCTGCATTTGGGTTACCAATTACATTGGGGTCTTGGATCTCAAAAAGAACTGTAAACTCTTGTGCATCTCCCAGAATAAGATTTCCAGGAGGGTTTGGATCTTGAATCCAAGGCTGGGCGCTGACGCGCACAAGCCAGCGACCGGGCGTGGTTGGCTCGAATTCCTGGGGTGATGCGAATGTACCACTGGAAGTCGGGTTCCCCGATCCTGGCACAAGCTGTACGGGGTCTCCGTCCGGACCAAACAAATCCCAAGAAGATGAGTCTAAATCAAACTCACCCAAGGCAATGCCAAACGCTTCCGTAGGATTAGCTGGATCATTATCTCGGTCGAGCCAAACCTTGCAACGCTCCCCCAGGGAGCCAATGGTTGCGCGTTCGTTGTATAGAACAGAGTTGGGAGTGCCGCTGTTTGATTGGCCACCAGTTCCTGAATGTAAAATAACTAGAGTAGCCATCGCTTATACTCCTCCAAATGGGCTTGTACCCCAAGACGCAATCCCCCAGCCCTCTTCTGAGTGGTAGAAAGCCTTTAAGACAGAGTCCTCGTCCATGTGATAGTGCCAGTCACCATTAACCTTCATCTGATATGGCCGGTAATTACGCACAATAATATCATAATAACCAAACCCAGGAAGGTCCTCTGGGACGTGTAATTCAAGCACGTGCCCGTCACTCGGTTGGCCGGGACCGCCTTTGATATAAAACTTCTCGCCATCCCGGTCTTTCCCGAGAAAAGAGATAATCTGCCCAGGGTTCTCGCCCTGCTCAAAGTGATACTCACTTACAGGGATCTCAATACCAGTTTCTGTATGTCTAAAGAACACCCAGGAGCCTCCAATTACACCCTCTTGCTGTAAAGGGTCCCCATACTCATCTGGGACCTTTGTCGGGATATTAACCCGCGAGGGATCATCATTACAGAAATAAAACCCACAAATTCTGATGTCATACGCAGCAGACGAGGGCATAATCATCTTAATCGTTGGAGCCGGAATGAAGAACTCAGTGAATCCATGAGTAAGGTGGTATTCCTTCCTCGGGCGAACCTTCATTCCGTAATGAATATTCTGTAAGTAGGTAGTTACGGCGGGTGAATACTCCCAGTCCTGAATATTTATAGAGTTTCCTGCGTTTAAAGCGCCCTCATCCTTGTACCCGTAAACCAACTTTTCGATGCTCGGGTTTAATACGGTCTGCCAATCTGAGTACGCCCCAGGGCTATTACTAGGAATAAACTGTTCCCCAACAGGATCAAAAGGTCGGTAGGGGTGTTGCTGTAATTCTTTTTCATGTCTTTCAGACATCTCATGGAAAGTAGGGCTGTGGCCCACATACCCAAAAGTACCGGCCTCTACTGGTGATGCAGAGGTCACCGCAAAAGAGCTTGCGGAAATAATGTTGGAGACTACGTAATCCCCATCTAGCTGAACTGTGCCAGGGGCAATCGTTGTTTGATCGGTGTTCCAAATAGGAACAACGTCGCCTATTGCTAAATGGTGGGAATGGATGGTGGACACTTCCGGATCAGCGCCCATTCCCCCGCCAGCCGTAATATTACTAATAATACCGCCAAATAAGGCACTGGTCTCTGCGTAGCCCCCATCAAAGGTCGGGGCCGCTCTCCACCAGTCTTCAAGGGTTATCCCTCCCGTTCCATTTGGGTAAGGCCCAACGCCTGAATCCACTGGAAGGTACTTGGTCAAAAACAAGCATGGATCTGAGGCAGGCCCGTACTCGATGAGTTTGTCCTGCTGCCATATCGTTTCTAGTAGGAAGTATGGGTAAAGGGGCGGAACGACCATTCCAGGGAAAGCCGTGTGGTTTGGGTTCGCCCGCCTAACAACATCATCCCCTAGCGGAGTGACGATCTCAGCAATAGCACCACTTCTGGTACCTACTAAAGTTATCACTGGTGGTGGGACCGGCCCAACCGTTGCATCATACAACTCAGTTATTACATCGAGCCTGCTCTCATCGCCGTAAGCATTGTAATCTTTATTCGATGAGTGCTCGTCCCACAGGTGTTTGTCATCTGTATCAGACCGATCAAAGCCGAGAAGTAGGTAGGTGTTTGGGTGGTCGAATTGGGGAGAGAAAATCCCTTTGGTTGCGTCACCGGGATCGAACGCGGGGATTTTGGGATGGTTCCCTGCGCCTATGTGGAGCAGAACTGGGGGAGCTTCGTCCCATATAGATGGCGTAGCAAGATTTCCGTTGATGTGGATGGCTATGGGCTCACCCACTTCGAACTCAATATCCTCTTGTGCTGCGGAAGTATCCTTTTTAACGGGAACCATGAGCCTAGATCTGACTACATCAATATCCGAATTAACCGTATTGACCATATCCAAGGTGGCTCTATTGAAGTTCCATGAACCATCACCAGAGTAATCGTCCAGAACCCCTTCACAGTACCCCGCTTCATACTTCTCAAAAACGTCGCTATTATCCCAGTACGTAATCATGGGTGGGAACGCTGCCAGCATATTAGCGGCAGTATCATCAAACATATAAAACTTAATATTCTGGTTATTAAGCGTTAGTAGATTCATGTTTGTCCCAGCAATTGGGACGCGTCGAGTGATAGAGATACGCACGCCATCTATGCCGTAGAAGTTATTCTCCGGGGTGAGGAAGCGGCTTGTGGTGTCATAAATATGAAAGTTTGGGTCTCCTGGGAGAAAGAACCCTATGCTCCTATTAGTTGGGGGGAACTCGTGTAAAGCAGCCCCTAAGTCAGTGAGGGTTGCCCAGTTCATTTGGTATGGTGGGACGTTCCCTTGAGGCGGCACTACGCATACGCCATACTCAAAAGTGTTCCACACAAGTTCGTTCTCCTGACCAAAAACAATATAGTAATCGCCAGGAGTGATTCTTACGTGAAAGTTTTGTGGTGCGTGCTCCAAGACCGCTTGGGCAAGTAAGCCCGAATAGTCTATTGAGGCAATCTTATCGATTGTTTTTTGCTTGGGCCACAGCAGTTCTTCTCTCTCATTAGTGAGAGGCCACCCCTTCGGCACATCTAAATACTGAACCCCTTCGTCAGTAGTCTTGGTTCCATCCGCCTTGGCCCAAAATGGGGATGTGTGCGGAGTGTCGTGCAGAGTAAGCGTGGGCTTCAAAAGAAGATTATCGATACAACTTATCTCATCAGAAAGCTGTAAAGACCCAACTAAGATAAAGTCTGTGTAAGCAGGCTTTGCTTCGTTGAGGAACTTCTTGACTAGAGGGAAAACCGCTGTGGACTGCGTGACATCCATAGGAACGTCAACAATAAACTTGTGGTATTTCTCCACCCGAGAAGGTTCTTGGTCAACGATGTGGGTGTTGCCATATTCATCGATATAGGTTGATACGGTCCCACTAAATTGTCGGCCTACTAGGTCCGGGTCTGAGATGTAATCTTCAACCTTAACAACGTCCACAAGCTTCGCGTAAGCCGCTACCTTAGCGCTCTCCATAGTCGCTAAAACACCTGGATCGACCTCAAACTTATCCCCATCTATTAGTTGGTAATAAACCCCGTCCTCCTGGATTAAATCCCAGTAAAGAGGATATTCGAGGGCCGCGTAGGGCTCACCGGTATTTGGGTTGGTGGCTATATTAGCCCGTTTTGGATAAAAATATGTGTGGCCTCTACCGTTCTCGTCAGTAATAAAAATTCGACCATCTTCGAACTCTGTGGGTTCCTCTATGTAGGTAATCTGCCCTCGTACCTCTGAGTACGGGAGGTCAAAGAACGACTGAATCCCAAGCTGAAGGTTGTCGAAGTGTGGGCCGCTTAAAAAGGCAAACCAAATCGACTTGGTTACCGAGAGGTAATCTAGGTTTTCGTCGTACTCCTCAAGTAGCTCCTTGGGGAATCCAACATAGAGACCGAAGTTGTTTTCAATGGTCTTCCAGTTATCGAAGTAAGACACTTCCGCCCAAAACATATTAGGGGCGGGGTTGTACGCTCCAAACCTGGGTGCCCAATAGTACAAGCCTGTGGCGGAATGCTCCATTGGTCGGTCTAAGGACAGTGACCCGTCTGTGTGGTACTCCACGATTTTGTAAACAGATGAGTCCCCCGCGCCGAGGCACAGGGTATCAATCCCCAGGCTATCTTCTGCTAAAAATGCTAGTGAGCCTGCATTTTGGAACGCCGCACTAAGCAGCGTATGCGTCAATGTTCCTGATTCTGGGTAGACTCTTTCAGAGCCTGCTACGGTTGCCAATGTCCCCGCAAACCAATCAGTAATAAAGATCTGACTTTGTAGAATCGAGTAGTCAATATTCTCTTCAAGAGACGGGTTTATCGTCGTGATCCCGAGCTTTGGAATGCTGACTAAGTCAGGCACGGTATTCAAGCGCCGACTCATAACAAAAGATTTTGGCACTATGGAGAGATTGACCAAATCCGACTCGGTCCACACCTGCTCCTTATTCACAACAACAGACTGCGCGAATAGTGCGGCCAGTAACGGATACCACTCAACAAAAATACACTGCCCGCCGACCGCTAGGATGGGCAAGGAAACATCTACTTCCTCAGAAAGATAAGGGTCAATTACAACAAGGTTTAGATAATCCCCCAAACCAAGGTTGTACTCATCTAGCAGTATCTCATCACCAAGTAATATATATGGTGACTGTTGTAGGTAGACGTTTTTAGTCTCTCTCAGATGGTCCCACTTTCTAGCAAAGCCATCGACTATCTGGTCCTCAATCTCACCGTACCCGGTCCCCTCCTGAAGGCGTACTGTATTTTGCACCTGCCCAGGGGTCGTATCCGAAACACGCACAAGTCTCGGGTTCTCACCAAGTTCATCATAAAGACGAATAGAATCCCTGGCGACATCAAGCTTATTCGTTATGGGGTAGGTTGGGTCCGTAAACACAGTGCTTCTTGCAGGGGTCTGCTGAATAAACTCGTCAGGGTCTGCTACAAAGTACCCTCCTCGACGCTCTGCAAGGACCTCAAACGACGGAAAGTCTTTTCCGGATGTGGTTATCGACCACTTGGGTGACGCAACTCCAGCGGCCTCTGTGACGCCCACAACATCAACTACTGATGGGGTATGGAGAGTTGTTCGGAGAAGCGCCTTGCCAACAGAGATTGGGGCAATCGCGTGCTCTTCCTGAGTGGTAGCGGTGTCTGTTCGGGACCCTTGAATAACGTCCAGAATATCGACAGTGGCTTTACCCAGAGAGTTGGGTTGGATGATAGAGGCCGTATACCCTTTCGGGATGTCCACCTTCGCGTCATAGTGTATCCAACGTCTTTGGTACCTTCTCGAAACATCTCGAATGGCTTTTGCGTAATCGTTTTGCCAAGCAGTCACTAAATCAGATGAGACTGCCTGTGTCATGGCAGACCAGATAGATGTTATTTGGTGTTTATCGGGTACCAATTTCCAAAAGTCGCCTATGTATTTCCACAGGTAATCCGAGTTAGGCCTATGGGACAGAAGCTGATTTGTTATCGCCGCATTAAAAGTCTCTGTAACGGGGAGGCTTGCTCTTGTGCCGTTATGCACTTTTAGGGATACAACGTACGTCCCAGGCTTATCAGGAATGAAGATGGGGTTCATTAGGGATGAGCCGTTACCACCGGTAAATGTAAACTCTCCCGCTACCAGCTTCTCAGTCCCTGTTGATGACACTGCGGTTAGGTCCGCCCGGAATATCCCTGGATAGGTTACCTGCTCGGAGACTATCTCGTTCGTCTCAAAAATATCGTCTTGGGCACTAGCCACTGGTTGGCTGAAATTTATCTGGGTTGTGCCGCCAGCAATCTCTATGTCATACCCTGGGGCGAGACTGTTTCGGAACGCATTTACAAGGTCGGCGGCAGAAGTAACCACATCCCCGTTCTCGTTCCTTCCCAGCGAAACAAGAAGCTCGCCTTTGGAGCTATCCCAGGACATGGTCAAATTAGACTCTAGTGGCCCTTCCACCAAAATCACTTTGTAGCCGTCTGCGCGTTTTGTGGGCCGCTTGTAAGTGAGCGTAACAACGACCTCTGGGTCAGGAACGCCAGGGATTTCTATGGAGGCAACGGAGTACGCTGCGCCCTGAATCGAGGCGTTACTTCCTTCTGGGTAAATATCTAGTTCCCAGTTGTAGTCAATATTCTTACCAGAGGGGTCATAACTATTGTTACCCGCAAACTGGATGGACTGACCAACAATGGTTTGGTACTCCGTAGAGGCGCTTGCTATAGGGCGGTCCTCGGGAATCGCCTTGTAACCAGCCAACCGAAGAGACCCAATCGTAACCTGAGAAGCCTCCCCCTCGGTAAACACGTCACCGGGGTTGGTTTCCTGTAGTTTTAGGGCTGACGGTGCACTTGTTTGTAAGTAGACACAGTCGTTGTATAGCCCCGTAGACTTTTTAGCGGCCAAGCTATAGGTGAGAACCGCTTCGGTGATGTCCGGATCTAAGGCGTACGCATCATCTGCGGTAGAGGTGTAAATACCTATCCTGCCGTTCTCCCCATCAATAACGGCTCGTATATTGATACCGCTAACGAACTCCCCGTTATCATCAAATATAAGATCTTTTGTCCCACCAAGAATTGTGTGGGTTGGATCTTCTGGGTATGCCGCCAGAGCAATCCCGTCGTAAGAGAAAATAAACCCTGCTGTATAACCCTGCTGGTTTATCGCCCCAATAAAGACACGGTGATTAACATCCGCGAATGTTTTTGGGATGTCGTCCGAAAGGTAAACGTCAAATTCAAATGTGAAATTCTGTGGAACAGGCTGTGGTAGCTCGTCAGACACCTGAAGAATTGTTTTTACTGTCGTATTAGCTACGTTGGTTGCGGCGTCCGAACGGAGCGTCGTGAACCCATCCTCATTTACTATATTGGCTAGATCGGAAATAAACGCATATTGCGTAATGGGATCTACCGAGTCAGACAAAAGGCGGTCGTCAGCGTACGTCGTGCTATCGGCCCGAATGTTCCAATCAAGGATGTCAAATTTTGGTGACGCAGGTACCGGCATCCTTATCTCACCTTGTTAATCACAACGCCTGTTGTGTCTTCCATAATATGGAACCGTTTATTCAGATAAATAACATCCTCGCTTCTGACGATCCGAACCACCCGGTTTTCATCGTGAACTAGGAAGGCTACGTACTGAGGAAACTGTACGTACCCGACGCCTCTTTTAGCTAAGAGGGCGGATATATCGTATAGCTCCAAAGGTTTATTGGGGTACAGAGTCTTGAAAAATTCCTCTAAATAAGTCCGCACCTCAGTTGGAGACAGGCGGCTGTCCCCATAGCTAAGACCGGTCATCGGATACGCAGGAAAGAAGTGCTTAGAGAGTGGGTTGTTGCACACAACTCTCATGGCCTTATTCAGCAGATACGATTGGATATCGGCTACGGACTGGGACCTATCGTAGGTAACAGTCACATCTGCTCCGGGCAGAGCGTAAGGCTTGGAGAAATCTTTTTGGGTATCGCTTAGGATTACACTGGTCGTCCTAATGCTGCACTCCTCTCCTAGCGAGTAAGAGTAGTTAGCATTTTTAACAACCATCTCGTAGCCAAGAGACTTGTGTCCCGCCACCGACAACTGTGTTTGCTCCGAAATTAACCCGTCCGTTACGTTAGGATCGTAGGAAGTAAGTGTGATCGGGGCCGAGTACAGGCCGACAGCCGTTTGTGTCATGTCGGCAGGCATTACACGCTGGTACTTATACCTCCGAGCCTCAATAAACACAGTCTCCATCGTCCCAGCCGTGACTGGTGTGTCATTGTTTCCGTCAACCGATAGAACCTTGAGCTTCCACTTAGCTTTACCATCAAGGGCTGTATTTTTATCAACGTAGATAATGTCATCGATGTAGTAGGGGTCAAACAACTCGGTATTAAGAAGGACGGGGTCGTAGTGATTGTTGTCCTGTTGGTCTAGCCCCACGCAGCGTAACTCATCCAAGATCCCAATAGTGCCTTCTGTAAGAAGCTGAATTGGGGTGTTGGAGGATATTTGGAGGTAATAGTGCTCGGCATTGGCCGGGTCTTCCCAAATCTCTGCCTTTAGAACGTCACCAAGCTGTCTGTTTATATCTGCAACAGCCTGCTCAAGCGTTGTTGGGTTAGGCCCACTAAATACAACTGTTCGTCTTTGACCATTGACCGAAACAACCAGAGTCTTCCCGGCAAGAGCTAAGTTCTCGTCTTCTAAGAAGGGGTCTTGCCCGTTAAACAGTCCTGAACGAATTACCCTGGTAAGTATTGTTATCCGGTCCCCTACCTTAAGTCCGTGCTTGAAGAAATTAATATCCTCACTAACAAGGAACCCTGGGTCGTTACCGTCAATTGTTATGTCTGAAAATGCGTAGTCAGATAAAAACAGAACCGCCGACTCCAGGGGCGACGGCCTAAATTTGTATGTGCGTTGGTTCCCAAAGGTCTGACCGGCAACAGTGCCAAGGTCCAGAGTGTAGCTAAACTCTGTGTCTGGACCGGCCTCAAAGAATGTGGGGTCTCTAAACACAAGCTCCGCAGTGCCAACAGCGGGTCTACCGAGGGAGAATCGGACATTCACCACATCAGATGTAGAGCCAACCAGATTACGGTCCAATACCAGACAGTTGCGTTTTCCGGTAGTATTACCGGTATCAACATCTCTTATATCTTCGACATAAAAGTGCTTGTTTGGCTCCTCCAATGTCTCAATCCGAACCACATCATATTTAATAATATTATGCTCGGTAACAAAATCCTCGTTGTCGTGAACAACTAAACAGGCCCTGTTTTCTCCACCGGGCCCAAACGGCTGTATCATCACGGTTGGTTCCCACTCAAATGCTGTGGGGTCTTCACCGATAGATTCCTCATTAATCGGGTCGTCATTCAGGCCAGCGAAAGAGCTTGCGACAATATCCACCGGATTCTTGTAAGGGACTACAACGCCCTCTGTCTCCGAGCCAGACAGGGAAACGGACTTCACGCGTACAAGCGGTAACGCAACTCCCGCAGCCTGCTTGGTGTACACCCGATAAGATAAAGCTGTCCCTGTTTCAGGAATAGCTGTCTCAATAATAAGGGTATTAAGGTTCTTGGATAAGACCCGGTATTCCCCACGGGATGTTGTGGAGTCGATGGAGATATAGATAGCAACATCACCAGGGTCTGTCCCAAACGAGAATCCGCTTGGGCAGAACACGGACAAATCATTCTTCTCCACAACAAGGTCGTTACCCTGCTGAAGAACAATCAAGGGTTTATCGACGCTTGTTGTGCAACCGAACAAAGCTCGGAAGCGTACATTCGCGTACGACGCCCCATCTGGGAACTCTCCATCGACCTTTACACCGGCAGAGGTCGTGTGAATCGCCCTGAAAAAGATCGGTTGTAGATCCGGGGTGGGTGGATCGAGAATCTCGATAACGAGATTATCTAGTGCAATACCTGTAGCTCCGAAGTGCAGCGCGATAGCAGCAAGCAGTTCTGCACTATCAAAGTGCGTGGCATCTCCCGCCATCGTAGCATTAATAATACCATCCGCTGCTGACACCAAGACCTCGTATTCTGGAGGCGGGTCTGTTGGCGAAGGGGCGGGTAATGCGTCAGGATCTAGCGCTTCTGGTTGCAGTTTAATTGGCGCGGTTGTCCGCTCCTCTACTGCGGTGGACTTGGAATAGACATCCGTCATCCCACCAATGTGGATCTCATCATCCTTAATTTCGAACTCACCGCCAAACCAGCCTGGGAAGGGTACGCCTCCAGGTATCCCGGATACGACAATACCAGCATCCTCAAGTGAGTCTGTGGCCGCATCGTAAACCTGAAGAACCTGATGGTCTAATAGGTGGTTATCGACAACGGAGTTTGGTGGAGCGCCACCATATGGGAAGTCGGTTGTCCCATAGTGGGATGGTCCCATTGGATGGGGAAGAAGAAACCCAGACAACCCTTTAGAGTTTATGTAGGTCATCTCCTCGCCACTAAATGACATCTCTGTTGGGTCTTCTGGGTGGTCTAGGTTGCGCGACCCTGGGACGGTGGGTAGCGACAATTTAGTAACAAAGAAGTCTTCATCGACAGCATCATGGTCAATATCGTGACCTGTCTGGATGGCATACCGAGTCTTTGGGTACTTCCTCTGGTCTGCAACGGTATAAACGCCACTAGGCCATGTCGAGGCAACCTGTGCTTCTGGGCCGGATGAATCGAAGTCAACCACCTCCCCAGAAACGCATTTTGCGGAAGGAGCACCGCCGATGCTGGGGTGCTTCTGGTCAAAGCCTTTGCCAAGCCTTATCCACAGACCCCGTCTCTTATTTTGGCGCTCAGTTGTCTCGCTGTACCGATAGGTTGACCCAAGGTCATTGCCTGGGTCGCCGTCCCACCGGTCAGAGTGGAAGACGGAAGACCCGCGAGCGATAACTGACCCATCCTGATCTGGCCCCACTAAAGATGAGAGGGTGCCTCTGGGCCCTGGGCGCTTGTATGCAGGAACAAATGAGAACTCGTCGTAGGAAACACCAAGATCGCCTGTTGGGGCAATCGTTTCCACAGCGCCCCGGTAGACTGTCCATGCGGCCTTAAACGGGTTGTAGTAGTAGTCATACCCAACAGAAAACAGGGGGAACTCGTGTCCGCCAACGGCGACGAGGTTTTCTACAAGGGGGACGTGCGCCTGATTGAACTCAAGGCTAATCCGGCCCTGAGAGTAATCAATGCGCCCCTTTTCATGGTACACACCGCTCCCTGGGGAGGTTTCTTCAATCTCTAAAGCTAGATTGACCGCATCAGTAATCACCGCAGTTGGGTTACCGACACCGTCTAGCCATGCAGGGTGAATTTGTGTTAGACGGCCTTCTCCGTCGTCATTCCACACGTAGTGCTGCCCATCAGCGGGAACACCGTCTCGATCTTCTGGGTCCCAATAATGTAGGCGTAGGGTCCCTCTATGAAGCGGAGTATTCTCGGTAGATAGGGAATATGTGAGGGTGACACCATCAATTGCGGGTGCTGGTGTTAACTCCTCGTGCTCGTACGTGACTGGGTCCCCGGCAATTAGGTTGGGGGCGGTGCCCGGAACACCGAATATGATGGGGAAGAGATGGGCGTCGTACCCAACTTGGATTAGGGGCCCAAATCCATAGTGGAACCCACCAGCCAGAAACTGATCCCCGTTCCAGTTTGATAAATCAAAATCCGAAGGGATGGTGGAAGACTCGATATTGTAATACACGGGGGCTAACGAGTTATCGTTCTGGAAAATCCGAATCTTGGCCGGTTCCTCCCCGGCATTAGTAAGAACCTCGGCATCAGCCGCAGCAAAAGCAACCGAGTACCGGCCTGCCAAGTAATTAGCTAATTGTGTAATCGATGGTGCTACACCATCTGCAAGGTTGCCCGATTGTCCACACGGACTGCCATCCTGAGTCCATTCCACTATCTGTATGGAGTTACCGTACTCGCCGTGCACCTCGCATTTGAAGATAAGACCATTACCAGCACCGTTTACTGTGGCGGAAAGAATGGGGTTGTTGGCGAAGTCTTGTAGGGATGTATGTGTGGCGAGCTTCGCAATTATACCGGCAAACATTTGTGGAAGAGATGGGTACGTCGCGAGACTGTCGTCTACAAAAAATGGGTTCGCATCAGCGATAGGATTTATGATCTCCAGTTTCATCCCCGGCTTATTGGGTCCCCAAGGAGTGGGTGGCAGAAGAAGTGGATCGGTGACCAACAGTTCTTTCGTTGCGTGATTACCGGACCCCGGTTCGGCAGGGGCGAAGGGATCTGCCTGCCACGGCTGGCGGGGATCAAGAACAGCGAAAGCGGCGTCATACTCCATGCGAATCATTGTGGTGTCAAACAACGCACCCTGGCCGAGGCCGTTGTAGAACTCTTGGGGGACTGCGTTTATCGTAACAATCCCACTATTCGCGGGTGAGAAGTTACAGAAATTATTTTCGTGTAATGGACCAAAGTCCAAGCCCTCAACGCGCAAACGCCACGGAGTACCAGCACCAACTTTGATAACCCTTCCCCAGCCTTGCCACTGGATATCGGTCTCTACGTTCGCCAGCTTCCCGTCAAAAATACCCGCTGTGTCATGTCGGTATATTGAGCAACAGACATAGTGACCCTCAGACACGCCTCGGTCAGCCCACTTGGGTTGCGAAGCATGGAGAATCAAGTCTACTTGTAACGGATGGGCCGCTTGGAGATTCGCCCAAGTTTCAGTTTCTGGTGTATGAGAGGTTAAATCCTCCATCACCTGAATCATCACCCCAGGGCCCCTACCGACTTCCTCTGTCTCTTGCCCGCCAAATCGCTCAACTATATCATCTGTAGTAGTGAATTTAGGGGAACCGTAATCGACAATTTTAATATTCTCCCTCATTAGTGAAAATACTAAAGAGGGGTCAAAGACATACTGGTCCTTACCGGGGTAGACCGCCCTTCCTTTGCTAACCATGAAGCTATCAATGCGACCAACACCTAGTTCAGAGTTAGAATAATAGGTCTTTAATGGCCACAGCCGCGCCTTCTTTGGGTAGGTAAGTCCGAGGTCATCCCCGTTGAAGTTTATTGACCAACTCTTGTCCTCTGTCCATGTGTATAGGAAGTCTCGCCCAGGAACGATGGCTGGTGGAATCTGTGTACCAACAAAGGTCGTGTAAACGTAATCCGCAAACGGGAGATGTGCCCCTAGGACAATGTCGTGGAGAACCCCACCACTGTCTATCTCACCAATCATCTTGAAGGCTGATCCTTGATAGGAACGTTTATTTAGCCCAACGTCTGGCTCACTCGATGTAATAGTCGCCGGGATGCCTACAGGAGACATAATGTCTACGGGTTCCGGGTAGACCTCAAAGTCCTTCAAACGAATATATACTTCATGGTCCCCAGCAGCGTTATAGAACGTCTCGTCAACCGCTCGAACCCTATGTAGAAGGCCGTCCTCATAGGTGTTCTTTTTATAGGGGTCCACTCCAGCAGGGCCACCATCGGAGTCACCATATGGGGGTTCGTCACCAGTATGTGACCATGTAAGCCCGCTACCATCCGATACTCTGATGTACTTGGCCTGAAGCAAGCTAAGCAGAAGCTCCTCTGGCCAGCCACCGTCTATGGCGCTCTCGTCCGGTGCGACTATGGCTAGTGTGTTCGTAAATGGGAGGACTACGCCAGCGCCGGGTCTTAACCCGTGAGTTCTCCAGTTGGCCGTCATGTAAATTAGTGGCCCAATATCTTCGTCAAATTCTTCCTTAACGCGGGCTTGGATAATGTCCCGGTTCATGTCGGGCTCGCCATATCCAACTATCTGGACGGAGACCACATCAGTGAAACTGTTTAGGATGGCAGTTTCAATACCCCTCTTCGTGTTTAGGGACCGCTCCGACAAACTCCTCTCTGCGCGAATTAAGAAGTCTTCATTTGTTTCTTTTGTGACGCCGCCCGTGAACGCGGTCAGATTGGTTACTCTGACAACACCCTCTAGTCCGGAAACGTACTTTATGGCTCCCGACCCAATATTCCCATCAGTAGTGGGTTGTTGCGACCTTACCGGGATATCTAGGTAAAACTGGTTCCCAGATCGAACCATGTCTGTGACAGCGTAAGTAAATGCTTCTTCTGCCACGAAGCCGTTGCCACCAGCAGTGCTGAATACAATGGAGGCATCTACCCCTACTGCTCTGGCAGCATTGAAATATACGCGGACATAGCCACGGGCATACTCCCCGAATTTCCGTTCCGATAGGACGTTGGACAGTAACGCGTCCATCTCCGACTCGGTGAGCGACTCGCTATCAGCAAGGGAATTCTGGGTTCTTAGAAATTCAATCTCTCTTTGGAGGGGCTCAAGTATCAACACTAAGGGGCTGACTAAAACATCCCGGAGGACCGACCCAGGAGACTTCACATCTAATGCGGGGAACTCGTCCTGCAATCTGCTTAGGATAAAGGTCTCTATATCTACCGAAAGCGGGTCCGTCCCCAGTCTGACCAACAGAGGGTTAATAACCTTTACGTACATCAAGGAGCCAGCCGAATCGCTCAAGCTTGGATCTAGGTCCGTAAGCCGCTCCGTGAGATATCTTTTTAGTTCTTCATTATTAGCCATAATAACCCCACGCGCCTACAATACAGGTGCTTGTTCTGCTGCCGATGATATACCCTCTGCCGCAGTCCCAAGCATCAAACTGATTGTAGCTTGTCTCCTAGCAAACGTATTTAACCGGAGTGAAAGATCTATCACAGTTGGATCGTCTCCATCAAAGCCAACATTTAACACCTGAACATCACTTAGCCGCTCCTCAGGGGGTACGTTCGAGAGCCCCTGTCTGGCAGAGAACTTGGCCGCAGTATTAATTACATTAAGTACTGTCTTGGCGACCAGTGCCTGCGAATTTGCTGAGGTAGCATTTTGATTCACCCAATTTTGGAGATTGCCACCAATCGTAGGAGCAAACTTATCACTTCCAGTGGTTGTGAGAAGTACCTTTATAAATTGTTGTACTAGCTTTGCTTCAGCGGTAATAAGATTGACATTATCGGTTAATAAATAGGCAAATAAGGAATGTCGGTTTATCTTCTTGGCCGTGGTGATAACTTCCACGTCCTCAATGGCAGTAGCCTTATCCGGTATTGTGCATAGGATCGTGTGTGAATCAATAACGGTGTACCCTTGGTTGGATCTGTTCACGCGAACAGCTACCGCCTTGTCAAATTTTTTGCCCGTAATATGTAAAATTCCGCCATCAATGGTTACGCGCCTAGACCCGGCTGGGGCTTTATGGTCTACGGAGCCCCCCGCCCCACCTAGATCGGTAATGACTTCGGGTGCCTCTACCTCAACACCATCTGCGTCAACCCCTGCTCGGTAAACGGTTATGTTTGTAACGCTTCTCAGAGGAGTACCGCTTTCCATCAATTCCGAAGGGAGTGCTACCAAAAGTGTGGTTAACCCTTCCTTAATGTAATGGGCCGCGAAACCATTCACAGTCACCCTAGAGACTGTGGTGAACATGGTATCTGCAACGCTCCCATACCCTGATGCTACAGCAGTGTCAGGTAATGCGTTCACACGCAACATAGACACGTAACGAATGCCGCGAAGTTCGGCAATATCCCTTACGTAAACTGCTTGCACATCTAACATTAGGTGGCCTCTCCTTCAGGATCTAATTCCCTGATATCGTCTACTTCCATTGCAGCGCCAATAGCGCCGCTTTCGCCATCTTCCCCTATAAGGGTCTCCTGGAAGAAGTTAAGCCTAGAAATCAAAGTGCGCTTTGTTCCCGAAACAAACGCTCCCGGATCATCGTCTTTCCCGTCTTCTCCGATCAAGGAAAGCCGTTCAGTTATAACTTCGGCTAAGGAGTACCCAGTAAAATAGTCGTTTGTTCTGGCGGTGAACCGTAAAAACTCAAGAGCGTCTTCGATGAGCGCGGCAGTCTTCCTCTGAGCATTTTTCTCTTTAGAGTCACCTGCTTGCAGAGCGGAGTAGTCCTGTGGTGCTAGTGGGCCTAGCTCTGGTTTGCTCATAATAGGTCCCCCGAGGTGTCTATGTTTGGCTCATTTGGGTAATTCCCATCTTCGCCACGTTCGTAGTAATCGTTCAGAACATCCTGTGTGTAGGAGACATCAAAGAAGGCGGAATTACCACCTAATAAATCAAATGCTTGTGATAATAAATTGTCGATGCTCATCTGCTCCGAAACCTCAGCAACCGTAATCTCAGCCACTTTATTAAACTGGGCAGTCATAAGCATGCTCAGTGGGAGCGTTAGTCGCTCCTGTTTTAAGGTGTTTAGTAATTGTTCTGCTGATTTAACTACGTGTGAATCATACCCTAAATAAGCATTTCGCACGAGGTCTATGGCGGTGCGGAACTCAAAAAGGGAAGTCATATACTGACCCTGTCCCGAACCCGATTGAACGAACACATTCGCGGACTTCACGATAGAATTATCGGTAATAGCCTTTGATAAGGTCCCTAAAGCCCCGGAAAGCTTTTCGCGCATAACCGTGTACCTGAACCAGCCTAATGCCACTATTTTTATTTCGGAGTAGGGATACTCGGTAGGCTCACCAAGGACCTCAAAGGATAAGGAGTCTCCCGAGACAGAGACAACTCTCCCGATAGGCCGCAGTGTTACACCGGACCCCGGTGAAAATTTCTCCAAAATAACGTCATTTGGGTGGATCTCATAACCTGCTCGTGGGTAATCACCGTGCAGATCAACCTTTGCAAGAAGGATATTTGTAGAAAACCCAGACGCTGTCTGGCTGTCAGAAAACCCAAGCCCAGACCCAGTAATACTTAATACCGATAGCGCACTGTTTGCCTCTTGCGACTGGGACTTAATCCTTATCTTGCTACGTGAAGCATCGAACTCCCAGTCACCACCGCTACTGGACAGCGGGCTCACCAAGGTTTCTGACGAGGATTCGTCTACGGGTAGAGAAAGTGGTCTATTGACTTCGAGCACTGTGCCCGTCACTTTTTCCAAGTCTGCGGGGTCCCCGTGTAGTGGTGCGAGCGATATAATTTTGGTATGAAACACCCTGGACGGCCTAGAAAGTGTGGACAGCCCTGGGGACCAACGAACCTTTATATCGTCCCCAATCTCGAAATTGTCAGGAAGAACGGTGGTTTCAAACTTGGTCCCATCTATTGATGGGGCTACCCCGAACATTATATTTATGACATCTTCACCAGATACCGTCGATTTATATGGGCAGTCAACATCCACTCCCTCACCGGGCTCTGTTGAGCTTAGGTCGGTGACGAGTTCAGAAAACAGGGTATCTTTTCCGAACCTTTCTCCTTGAACCGCGTATAAAGCTGAGATGGCCTGATTCACAGTGCTGGGTTCGCTACCTGGGAGCCACGTTGGCCCAAAAGGGCTTGGATTGATCTTTGCTGTCTCATACTGTGGGAAGCACAGTCTAGACATTGACCCCGAAGTAAGTGAGTTGAAGCGGTACTTGTAATACCCACCGTGATCGAGAGTATTTTCTATGCTGATATCCGAGCCGTTCACATCAGAGTCTCGAAGCATATCGTTTAGCTGAGAAGGGCCCACCACCCATTCATCCCTGCTTGAGGGTATAGGTAAGACATCAAAAATAAACTCGTTGTCTTTATGTAGTCCGAACCTACTAAACTGGCTCTGTATCGGAATATTTACTACCCAGTTCCCAGACCCGGACGGCTCCTCGGACCAAACCGTTATTGGGTCAACATTTACGTCTAGGTTGCAGAACCTACCAATAGGGTAGTACCCGTAATCGCATACTATGGGAGCCCCTTCCGTTAAGGGAAAAGGGAGCTTCAGCCAGATATGACCAGATTCATAATCAACATTCCCAAATATTGGGTTGGTGTAGTACGAGTCAACCATAAAGACTGCTGTGCTAGGTGGGGCGGTCCCGCTCAAAAAGTGCAGTCGGACCTCACCAGTTAAGAAATTAAGCTCACAAGACCAGTCTGATTGGGGGCCCGGTGAAACAGTGCACTGGTAAAACCCGTCATCTCCGTGGATAGCCCCTGGGGTATCCGTCGGCGTAAAAGTGTGCGTGTACACTACCGCGTCAGGGCTATAGGCTATGAAGGCAATGCCTATTTGGGTGTCTTCGGAAACGTGGGGAAATGGTTGATCCACCCCGCCCGTTCCTTGAAAAACAAACGTGGTTTCGATGCCGTCCGGAAAGGGCTGCGGGGTTATGACGTGAGGAGAGTGAGGGACCTTGGAGAAGTTGATAAGATCCCCGGTTACGCCATCGTCAAAACAACTAATGGGAATGTCTAGGCCATTATTATGCACAGATGTGTGGACATTTATTCTGTTTTGGTACCCAGCGCCTCCCGGAGCCCATCCGGTAGATGGGCGCGTGGGGGCCTTTAGGTAAGGCAGGGTTTCAACGGCGGCATTATTTTGGTCTAGTGCATTGCCGTCTATGCGCCCGGTAGAGGAAAAGTCTTGGTACCCAACAACTGGTTGGAACCCAGAAACCCCTTCATGAAGTACCCCGGCCTCAGTCCTGACAAACATGCCCTGATTCAGGAAAACCTCAATGGAGGGGGAGTTTGATTTATCACCTGAAATATCCGCAGTTGTTCCGGTTACGCCATTAACCTCTACCTCTACTGCCGCTGTTTCTTGGAGAATGAAGGGGTCTGTCCCACCAAGAAGTTCCGCAGATGTCCCCGGAAGAGTCGTAACGACACCCTCGTATTTGGGAATGGTTATGTCCCGCTTCGTCTCTTTCTTTTGTGTGAGTAGTGACGCGAGAACAACAGAATCAAGTATTGCTCCTGATAGATCGGGGTTCCCCTCGTGACCGCTTAGTATCGCCTTCGCTTTCTTTGCTTGGGTATCAAAAGAGACCGTCTCAAAGTTTGCGCTGGAGTAGTTCGATATCCCGTTAAGAAAATATGGAATCTCCTTTTCTAAGACCTCTATCAAAAAAGCGGTTTCCGCAGCCAAGGCAAGCGACTGCTCTTTTGCGTAAGAGGGGCTTATTCCCGCATTGAGGTGGCCTCCGGGAGTTACGCTGCTACTGGCAAGAGCTTCGGTGACTCTAGTGAACTCCGCTAAGAGAACCTCTCTCTGCCCAGGTCCTGCGAACTCTAGTTCCTCGCTGATCTCTATGAGTCGAGTAAGCTTGGTGGTGTCTGGTTGCGGGTCTTCCTGCCTTGCGACGGGAGCATATCTATCCAACAAATCTATGTTAGATAGTATCTTAGAAGCAATCAGCACATGCCTGTTTACTAACAGCTTTAAGAAGTAATAAACCGAGTCAACATCCGCATTGATCGAACGAAAGATTAGGTCCTGGATGCTTGAGACGATATCGGTGGCTTGCTGAACGGTATTCCGATCCACAACAACCGTGCCCGATTGGAGTTCCTCCGTTCTCGCGGCTACTTCTTCTTCGGTGTAGTTGTTGCTACCACTCATCCCCGAACTCCATACCTCTAAGTCGCCTAGCGTCCTCTTCAGAGAGGTTAGTAACTTTAGAGCGTACGAGGTCCGGGTCTAAACCAAGTATGTCACAGACGATAGGAAACGAGCAGATGTGATCCTCACTTCTGTCGTGGAATATCCATTGTCCAGCGTCTGCTCCTACTTTTTTCAATTTTAAACTCTTGTGGTTGTGATAAAGAACCCAGTCAACTGCTGCACGCCTAACAACAGCCGCCCAGAGCCTGAGATACCAAGGCACCCCGGCTCCCTTCCCGTAGCTTTCAACAGCAAATAGCTCATTACGTGACGATGACACTCAAAGTTCCCCTAAGCGCAGGCTCAGGAGAAATGGAAATCCCCATTTCTTCATCTGGCGCTACGCGGGCAACTTGGAGTAGAGCAGTACCAACACCAACGGTGGTAACTGTAATGGTGCTATTGTCTGTATAAGATAAATCTATAATAGTTCCTCCTACATCATTTGATGTAAGTGACACAGCAACAAGTCCTTCTACCCTCAAGCCGCTTCTATGAACGGTCTCTAAAGAGAGAACTGCTTGTTGCCCGACACCAAGGTTTAATACCGGGTTATTAACCGGTAATAGTCCGCCGTTAAAAGTGTATTCAACACCATCAACGGTTGGGAAAATAACATCAGGCAATGATGTAGCAGCAAGATTTGGGACCTCTATCGTTCTCGATAGGTTCTCAAACCCCTCCATATATACTTGGTAAGTAGCACCTCTCAATAAATCTACTACGGCATGGCCAGAAGCATTAGTGCGGATAACCTGTGTTTTAGGGATAATAGCATTTGCTGTGTTTGGACCTGCGTAATAAGCAAGTTCCGGTATTGTATTTTCTGAAAAATGGATACTTAATTGGTCAACTGGACGCCCGTGAGAGTCCATGAAAGTGCCAGAACACCTACAGAAATGATCGTCCGTTGCAACAGGCAACGCAGACACATCGACCAATACATCAAAAACTTGTGGGTCCATAACCGCGTCTACAGTTATGGAATGAAGATTCCCCTCTTGAACTGTCGCAGCGCCAAGAGGCGGGGTTACATGAACCTCATATACGCCTGCTGCAAACACCCCAAGAAAAACGCTCCCAGGGTCATTAGGAGCTAGACCAGTTGTGCCAGTAGCAAGCGCAGGCCCACCACCATTTGGGTGCAGAGATACGACAACCCCATCCAGTGGAGTGCTTCCTGGGGTACCAAATGGTGCTGTTCTGCAATGTACCTGCACGTCAGGCATGGGTTATCTCCTCGCGCCTGCGGCCCCAATGACCCCAGTATACGACGAACCGCCGCCACGATTCGTCATTGGGCCACCACCAAAGGTAGCGGCGTCACCAAATGTTCCTAGAGGGTTCTTCTTATAGTCTCTTGTGGCAGAATCGTACATAAACTTGCCACCAGCAGCAGTCCCGCCAAGGCGTAAAGCTTGTCTCGTTTTCCCACCAACCTGGGGCCCTGCCTTTAATATTCTGCCGCCCTTCCAGAGCGGGCCACCCTTGCCTATCGCACTCCAAGTGTTTCCTGGAGTAACCTTACCCATGCCCATCCCGCCTCTGTTGAGCGGGTTCATCCCTTTGAATGCGGTAGAGGCTTGGTTCTTAAGTCTGTTCGCTTGTTGCGTATACTTGGCTATTTGGCCTTGTGTTGTCAGCGCGTTTTTCATGCCGCCAACTTGTTTGAGTGCTTGTTGGGCACCCATGCCTGCTTGACGTAATTTTTGGTATCCCTGCGTGAGCTTTGCGCCGCCTGTCGCTAGAGTCTTACCTGCCTGAAGACCCTTTCTGAGCTTATTCGCTCTATACAGGGCCATACCACCTCTGGCTGCTAGGGAGGCTCCGCGCAACCCTGCTCCCACGACATTGACGCCGGGGATGAACATAGAAGCAGTCAGGAGACCGTCAGCAACGGCCCAAGGGTTATTTTTAGCCCAGCGTCCTGCCCGCTTCATCCCACTCCACGCTTGACCGGCTTTTCTCTTGGCCCAAGCCCAGGCGAACTTCTCGAATTCAGGGTCAATCTTCACTAGCTCGTCAACAAATGCCTCTCTAAAACTGTTGCGTGCTGCGACCTTAATAAGTGCATGTCGTAAGTTAGTGTTGTCCATTGGTAACCTCTTCGCCGGGAAGGCCTACGCCCCATGTAATCGGCCATAAATTATTTGTTAACAGGGCCCAACCAATAGGACTGGACTCGCTGTACATATCTAAGATGTCCACGCAAGCGGGCTTGAGGGAGTTGTACGGACTCGACTGTCCCCAATTCCCAATATGAACATAGCTCCCATCAAGTTCGCACCAACACATCGCATGCCCTAGTAGCTTTTTATCACTAATCCAGGAAAATACGAATATTACTGCGTTATATCGATCCTGCAAGACCCTGGAAGCCCAGTAGCTAAAGTCGTCGCAATCTAGTGCTCCGACTGGTTGGCCCTCCCCGGCATCAATGCAATTAAGTACGTATTGGACCCAACCATCCGAGCCCATGGAATCCCAAAGTTCTTTGGTGCCATCTTTGGTCCAAGTAAGTTTGGCCATCTCTCGATTGGCCTCATCTATTGTTAGGTAGCCTTTAGGTGCGACGAAATTCTTGTACTTCCTATGATAAAGAAACCGATATAGACGGCTCCACAGGCACCACCAGTAGATGGCTACAATGTAGAATCTTTTCGCAAACCAAGATTTCATGTCATGCCACCGTTAAGGGTTTTGAGTTCGCCATTGCTTTCGTAAGCTTTCTCTTTTTAGCTTGTAACTTCGCTACCCGGTTCTCCTTGGGTGGCTTGAGCTTTTGCGCAGCGCCTCGGAAAATTTTAGTCCCTGTTGGGTCTAGGTTGCCTACTGCTACGTCTGTAAATGTTGGCTTACTGGGTTTCTTTGCGGATGCTCTCCGCAGTGCGTCCCCTGTGCGCAAGGCTTGTTGAGATCCATCGCCAACGGTAACCGGTTTACTGGTCCCACGAGTACTAGCTAGTTGTCTATCCTGCCGCTTGCCAGGAAGAAGCATCCCTGTAGGCCCGCCCCCTGAAGAATCAATCTTCTTGTCTAGAGCCTTGTAGTACTCGTCAGCCTTCTTTTTGTTTGCGGGCTCGTTTTTATTTAGGATGTCGATATGTTTTTGGGATTCGAGTTTATCCGAGGTGGGGCTTAGGTTGTTCAATACGTCCGTGTATGTTGCGCCGCCTTGGCCCCTGCCGCGAGAATAAGAGATCCCTCCCGGCGAATTTGCTAACGCGATGCCGCTGGCTGTGCCCTTCATAAATTGTTTATGTAAGGGACCACCGGTAAACATGTCGTACCCTGTGTACGCCATCCCCGGCAGTGTGGCTCCTACCCCAAGGGTTGCGGCCCCACCAGCCATATCCAGCCTGCGTGGATCGGTAAGGTTGGCTATGATGCGAGTTTTACCGGTTTCCTTATCCCGCCAACCAGTTGGGTTCGCAAGATAGGAGGCCCCATACCCCGTAGCCCCCAAAGTGCCTGTAGCGGCAAGCGTGTTCTTTATCGCACGGTTTCCGTAACCACCCGTTTGAGTAAAGCTCTTAAACTTCTCAAACCCTTCGGGGGGTCGGCGGAAGTACCCACGAGACCCGCGAACAAGCTCACCAGTCTCCTTGTTTCGCCAGATATTTCTAAGCCCAGAGCCTCGGTGGAATGCCCAATGCTTTAGGCCCTGGCCAGCAGGCTCAGTGTAGGTGGAGCCTCTCCCAAGAGCCCTGGCTGCGGCTGTTTCTCTCTTAGCAGCCTCAGTAACGGTCTTCGTAGCCTTTTGTGTGGCCTGTCCAGCGCGAGAGCCTCTGAAGGCGCGTTGCGCACTGTCTAGAATTCTACCGGCTCTGGATTTATTACCAAAGTTAAACGCCATCTGCCCGCCAGGACCGACGTTACGGTTTAGGTCTAGTAACCTAGACCTTCTTACTTTCTCAGCCGTATCCGCAACCTGTTTGGCCTTACGCGCTCTTTCTGCTGCTTGAGCGGCGGCGCGAGCTTCTTGTGCTGTTGGGATAGCTTTTCGAAAAAGGTCACCCTGCCTAGCAACTGCTGGCGCAGCTTTACTGCCCCCAAACAAGGCGCGGGCACCACCCCATAAGGCTTTGCCAGCACCACCGACAAGCTTGAGTGGCCCCCAGGCACGCTTCTCTAACTGACCACCGATAGATGCCATCTTAGGCATTCCAGACCCCATGCCACCTACCGTGTTCTGGCGTCCTGCCGCAGTGCTCACGCTCTGCTTCATCTTGTTGGCAGCGTTTGCTGTGAACCTCTTAATGAGGGCCTGTCGCATTTTCCCAGAGGCCCAGCCAGTCTGCATCTGAGGGTTATTCGAGCCGCCTTGCGTTCCGCCACCGCCCGGATTCAGTGGTCCGGGCTCAGGGGCAGGAGCGCCTGCAAGCCCGCCAACTGCGGGAGCAGCAGCAACCTTAACTGTGTGGCGCATAATCTCAAGCGCAGCGCCTTTATCAATATTACTGCTCATAGTGTCCTCTTTGGTGCAGCAACAATATTGGGCGTAATAATGTCAAACGGATCGTCTGCTGACGACAGCAATGTCATTATGTTTACCGGTCCTGCTGAACTAGGAACCGTTATTCTGCGACGTACAGATAGCGGAGCTATGTTCACCTCAATCTGGAGGCCCTGCACAATAGAAAACTCCACGTAACCATTTGAGTCTGTCTTATAGATTTTTTGGGAGTCTATAACAGCAGTCCCAGAGTATAGTTGCGGCCTGTCCAGTAACCCTACGTTAATTGCTGCGTGCCTCAGCGGGGTTCCATCCATCAAATAAAGCGTCGCAAATAGCGTACACATATCTGCGGGGGCCGGTGGTGCGGTAATTGTTGGATTAAACTTATCTGTAATAAGTTGGATTGCTTGAACGTCGGATGCTCCGGGAGGAGAGTACAACTTATCATCTGCGGGAACGACAGACGAGTTGAAGACTTCCTTCTCGAAATTGTTCAGCGAAAAAACAGTGTTCGCCTTGCTTAGTGTGAGAATGTGATCCCCAGGAGGAAGCTCTAACCGAACGTACCCAGAAACATCCGTAACTCCTTGAGTAATTTGGACGCCCGCAGGGGTGCTCGCAATTACTGTTGCAGCTATATGTGGGTTCCCATTCGGGTACGTTGGGTTTATCTCGGCGGCGTATACGTTGACTACCTCGGTGTCCGTTGAGGACGTAATAAGATAGTCAGTCATATAGGTCTGTACGTTATTGTTTAACCAAACAACGAAAACCTCTTGTGCTGCGTTAAATGTCTTATTCTGGATGACGTACCCATCAACCAGTGCAGAATAAAGAGCTTGGACGCTTATTCCATCAGACCCGATTGCGGCAAGTCCGCCACCTTGTGTCCCTAATGACGTAAGTCCAAGGGAGGAAAGAACAGACGCTGTCCCCGCCGTCAAATCTATTTGGCTTAGGTTTCCTGCGACACCACTTGTCGCACTAAGCACTAAGTTGTCTGTGTCTTCTTCTAGGGTCACTAGAACACGGTCGCCCTGAGCCCCATCCATAACGCCCGTCTCAATGAGCAGCTTCAATTCTAAGAAGGTTACTGCGTCACTGTCGCCTACGTTGTTGGCAGCGCCATTGGCCGCGTAGGTAGCCTCTGAGAGGCCCGTATTAGCTCCAAATGTCCCACCAAAATTTGATAGTACGATCTCAGAACTGGAGCCTTGGCTATCCGTGACGAGAGTTGTTATGCCTCCACCATCATCCCTGGCAGATGCCCCGCGAAGCTGTGCGTTTAGGGCGTTGATGTAGTTGACTTGTCCAGCCGCTACTGCGCTAAGGTCCAATGTTCGAGGAATACCGCCATCAATTTGGTAGGTAGCGGTATCCCCCGCGCTGGTCCCTGCATAGTTCCCAGCCGCCCCTCCGACTGCCACAGTAGACGCGCACAAAAATGTGACAGTTTGGGCTCCGACCGCATTGGGATCGGGGAGTACTTGCAGGGTCAACGAGTCATTATTACTAACTGGTATAGTTGTTATCGGCTCGTCACCGATAAACGAAGCGAAACTGGTGGCAGAAAGTGACTGCCCAGCGCCATCATATAGGTGCGCGGTGATTGGTTGCCCTGGGCCACCGAGGATATTATCGTCTAATACAATGTCTACCGGGGTGCCTAACGGGAAATCGGAAATAGGTGCCGCGCCAACTTCAAGAGTGGTGTAAAAAATAGGGGCTAGTGGGTCCCCATATTTATAGATCAGTTGGTATTGCCCAAGATCTTGGGGCGAGAAGGCGTCGCTTAAGAACAAGTTAGGGGCAGATACTACTTGATTCATAGCCAAAACGGCCACCTCGACACCAGTAGGGTCCAAAATTTGGAGCACAAACGGGTCTAGGCCAATCTCGGCTGCGGAATCAAAGAACGGTAACGTTCTCTCTGTTTTTAATATCGCCTTCATTTATCGGTTCGCTCACTTATTAGTTGGATTGACTATGCCAATCAACTTCTTGACGTTCTCTATTACTACGACCTCATTATACTTCTTTTCCTTGGCCTCTGGACTACCTAAGCTACTTTCCAAAACAGACTTCAAAAATGTGCGCTCAGTGATTAGCCGAAGCTTCTCTGAGGTAACATATTCTTTTACCTGATCCCGAAGCTTCGCTAGAAGTTCGTTTTTATTCTCAGGTGCTGTCGAAACTGGTTCATCTGCCACTGGGCACCCCCAGTGCTTTCCTTGCTGCCTCGGCCCTTCTTAACCCAGTGCCCGTAGTGACTTTCCCTTCCAGGCGTTTCAGTTGCTTACTCTTAAAGGCATTACGCATCCGAGTTCTTTCCATAGGACTAAGAACCCGTGTTTTGGTATCTGTCTTTAGTTGGCCAGTGCTTGTTTGGGGCGCAGGATCGGGGTAGGGCCTAATAACCGGTGCGGGTCTTGGCGCGGAAGGCGCATCGGTACTCTTGGTACCTTGTGATTTTGCCCCACCGAATACACGAGTAAACGCAGAGATAACTTTATCTAGGTATCCACCCTCAGCGAGCTTCGTTATGTAGTCCACATTCCTCGGTAGCATTTACGCCTCCCCCATTAATCTTTGAGTAGCGCATATCCACCAAGGCCCAGAGCAGCCGGAACAGCGACTGCTTTAGCAGTATCCATCATCTTCTTACGTCTCGCCCAATTTGCAGCCATACGAGATGCACCGCCAGCAAGCGCTGCTGCGCCACCGCCTTCCAGCATAGCCTTGGCTACTTCCGGCCCGTAAGCCTTCAAGTACTCCATCGGGGCATCAGCAAAAGCTTTTCCTTTGAGTCCTTTTTGGGCTTTCAAGAATTGTGATTCTTGTGCAAGCCTTCCAGGCATTGTGTATGTTTCACCGGCTTTTGCGGCTACACTCTTCTCGGCCATAGCCTTGTGCCAGTCCTTGGCCCACTTCCCTCGGCCACCGGAGGCGGCTAATTCCCGTAACTGAGAAAGGCGGCGAGCGCCCGCGCCTAAGCCGCCAAGGGCGGCACCGCCAGCAGCCCATTTTCCTGCGCCACGAGTAAGCGAGGGAAACATTGCAGCAAAAGGATTAGCGCGTTTTTCGAGTCCACGCTTAGCGTAGAGATCTGTGTAGAGAGCTTCCGATGCTTGAATAAGGCCGCTGCGTACAACAGCCGCCTCTTTTTTCTTCATCTTCTTCTTAAGAATGCCTGCTTGAATCTTATCTGGGAGCTTGGACTGCTTACCCTTTAAAGCGGGGCTCTTATCCATCGCGGGAGAAAACGTCGCCTTAGCAGCGGATTCCTTCTGCATGTTTGCTCGCTTACTAGCAGCTAATAATGCAGCAATCTCAACACCCGATCTACCGAGTGCTCCTGCTGCGCGAGAGGCTTGGTTCGCCTTGTCGCGTTCAGTAGTTGCCTTATATTCTTCTAGGGCTTCTGCTCTGCGCTTGTCTTTAGCAGCCGCCATTTCACCACGAAGTTTAACGTCATCCCTGGCCAGTCGCCGGATGATCTTCTCCTTTGCGTTAGCTTTCGCAACCGCAGGAGCAATACCTAAAGTAGGGATACCCGTAAGCAATGGGTGGCGCATAGCGAAAGACTTGCCTGTGCGCTCTTTGATTAGACGACGAACCTTGGTCTCATCTTTGTCTGACAGGTAGATGCCGAGGTCATCCTCAACATCGCTAACACTAAGCTTTGCGTGCTTCGTTAATTCAGCGGCCCTGTCCATACTCTTAATTGATGTGAGTAATCTTTTTTCGTCGTCCATTGTCTACTCCGTAAGGTAACGCTGAAGTTTCTTTTTAATAGTGTTCTTCAGTCGGCTGACTTGGTAATCGGGGATCTTCATGGCACGAGCAATATCACCTGTGGAAGATGTTTGCGGCTTACCGTGTCCAGTCAGGTACTCGTAAACTTCGCGTTCATTACCGGTTAATTCGTACTTAAATAGGCGCAAGACCTCCTCTGACTTAGAGGGGGCTAACGCATAGGGATCGTCCTCAAATCCTTGTGACAGAAGGTCGTTCCGTAGCTCTGCCTCCATCCGCCCGGTCTCGGCCAATGACCAACCTAAGCGTTCGGAGATTTCCTTGGTGACGGGAGTTCGGCCAAGATCTTCAGCCAACTCGTCCCGTGCAACCGAGAACTGTTTGATTTTATACACCCTGTTTTCAGGGATTCGACCAATGTTTTGGTTCTCAACGATAAAGCGTTTTGCTTTATCTAAATAGCGAAATATATAGGTCCCCAAAGACCCCTTCTCGGGGTCGTAGGATCGCAAGGCATCCACAAAACGAAGCTGGAATTCGGACTCTATAGCGGAGTCGGGAATCATCTTCACCTTACCCTTATATACATTTACCTTTGACCGGATCATGGGTCGGAAGCTTTTGAGGAGAGGCCGAAGATCTTCCGGCCCCTCCCCATTGGCTTTCCACCTTTTCCACAATTCTAGCTCTCGACTTTTCTTAGCGTCTAAGTCGTCTAAAGCGTTGAACGTGGAAAGTTCTTTGTCTGTGCTGTTGCCAACATCGTCATCGTCTTCTCGGGTGTGCTGTCTTACAGATACAACTTTCCCATTGGTTCGCCTGGAGTGTGCTCGTACTTGAGTATCCCCTGCGTACTTAAGAAATTCCGATACTGGGTCTGCCACAGCCAACATAAATCCTACGCCTAGGTTATAACTTTGACGCGCCGTAACCAGCAGCACCACCAGCGCCAAGACGAGCGGCCTCGGCACCAATCTTCTTAGCGGTAGGTGAGGTCAATGCTGCACCAGTTGCCTTACCACCACGAAGCAGTGCTGAGCCAGTAGCTTTACCACCAGCCTTGGTAGCGGCCAGCCCCTGTGCGCCTCTAGCCAAAGTTGCCTTACGTGCAGCAGTCAGAGCGTTTCCTGTGCTTGTTGCGGCACCGCTAAGCGCCTTGCCAGCAGCAGTAGCATGGCCCTTCATGGTCTTGTACCCAGTCTGTAAAGCCGACTTAGCGGGAGCAATAATATTCTTGCTGCCCCATTGGCCTGCCTTGCTTGCTTGGTTGGCTACGTTCTTTCCAAGAGAACTCCAGGCTGCTCCTTCGGCTTTGAGTGCCTTGCTACCAAGACGAGCGGCTCCAGCGCCGAGAGCTTTTGCCCCTCTGGCACCGGCAGCAATGCCTTTACCAGCAGCACTGGCACCCATACCAATGCCTTTACCAGCAGCAACGAGGCCTGAAAGCATAGCCTGCTTTTCGAGTTCCTCGTGGATGACGATTTCTAAATTTCTTCTGCGATTCGGATCTAACATGTTTCTAACCCCTTTACGGTTAATGTAGTAAAATTACTTGTTTGAGAGAAGTGCACCTAAACCGGCAGCGCCAGCTACCGCACCGCCCCCGACCATGAGGGGCTTTTTATGCTTTTTGAGCAAAGCTGTCAGTTTTGACTTTGAAAGGGCATTAGCGCCTTTCTTGGCTTTTAGCAATTTTGCTAATAATGCGGCGGTACCTATACCAGCAGCGGTACCCCCAATAAGTTTCTTATGTTTAGTGGCGAAAGCACCTGCTTTTGAGGCTTGTGCTCCAAGGCTCGCCGCGCCCTTTTTCGACGCTTCAAGGGCGGCTTGCAGACTTATCGCAAGTTTCACCTTTGAATCACGTATTTCCGTAACGTTCATAAACGTACCTCCCGGAGCAATACTCCCCTAAACGACTCGGCCTTTATTATGCAACAATATGTCATGACAACATAGACTCTACTTAGACGCTTCTACGATCTTTTTCAACGAAAGACCTTTGGTAACTAATAAAACCCTTTTGTTGGCCCCTTGACCAAAGGATTCTTCTATCACGGGCATACTATCATCAAACCCAATACTATCAGAGGGGGCCTCATGCGTGGTATCCACGCCCAAAAGTTTCTCTAATACCTCTTTGTCAGAGCTACGATTCTGGGGCTCCGGTGTGCGACTCATATTCGCCTCCTTGATTTCTGAATCCTTGATTACGCAAAGCGTTTATATACTGTAATACCTTTTCATACCTTACTTTTCTTGGGTCTATTGTCCCATCAATCTTTCGTGGCTCCATCCCAGAGTCGTCAGTTATCTTGGGTAGTGTCTCAGCAACCAATTCTTGGTCCTTCTCTGCTTCTGGAAAGCCCTTCTTCAGGTTCTCCCAGGGCCCAAAAGCATCTCCGTGAAACCCTCTAACTTCTTCCAAGCCTTGTTGGTGGTCTGAGTACTCTGGGGGCGCGGGGTACATTTTGAGGCAAATGGCCGGGTTAGTATTACCCAAAATATCTAACATACTCGCATACTGCCGGTCTATGTAAGTATCAATATATAGGTCCGTGGACGCGCCGATCTCTTTTAGGCCTAACCAAATATCCGCCAGAGCGTTGGCAGCAGACGTGGATGATTTTGATTCTTGAAGGAGATCCTCAGGTATCCGAATTTCGTTATATTCCTCCCCACCGTTAACAGCAAAAGGTACATGAACAACAGCAACGCCCGATTCATCGTCAGTTTTTACACCGGAATTTGGATCAACAGTGCTTGTCTCCAGATCATCCTTATTAACTGCCCGAAAAGGTGGATCATCAAGGATCGAGCTACAGCCATACATGGGCTGATAGAATTCGCGACCGATCTTTGCGGGGGTGTATATCGAAGAAAACCAAGGGGGCATCACCGTGGCTTCCCACGTAAACGTCACATCCTTTGGTTTGGTTCTCCCTACTACAAGTCTTTCAACATCAACTTGTACGCCTTCTGCTGACCCAATCTGGTTGCCCGCTCCGTCATAATAAAAGCCATCCTGGTCGCAGTACCCAGAGGAATCCAACTGTTCACCATCAAGGGGGAGGATAGCCCTCTTGTACTCACCCTCGCCATCTTTACGGGGTTTAATCCTGTACCGAGTCCCTTTGCTCCATCGCTTACCTAGAATAGCCTCTGCATCATCCGGGCTGGTAGCTGTTACGGTTCCCCCACCGGAGCCGCCCTCTTTTGAGATGTTTGCGATATCCGTATCTTGCCCCTTGGGAGGTGGGACCTTTCTCCATGAAGTGGTTCTTTGGGTCCTTTGGACAGTCACTGTCCCATCAGCGTTAGGCTTCTTGAAAATGTCCGCACCCTCATTATGCTCCCGACATTTGGCCAGAGTAACTACAGTTTGTGCACCACCAGAAACATCAATAATATGTACAATCTCAGCAACAACCCCAAGATAGTGGGTCCCAGGCGGTGTTCCCGCAAGATCAACCTGCCCCTCATACATCCGTTTATCCTTATTATCCGGGTACCTTGTTGAGCCCTCACCCGAATAAGCCAAAATACGGCTCTTGGTTCGGATTGGGTCAAGGACCAGCGCGGGCATACCGGCGACAATCTGTGGGGAGTACCGCAACGTGAGTTGCATGGTCCTTGTCGCGTACCTCTGTGCAAAGAACATGTAGTTCGCAGCGCGTTGGAGGTGTGGTTGTGGGGAAAACTTAGCCTCACCGGACACGGACGCGGAGTCAAAGACCTTGCCCTTATTGGCCTCATCCTCTTTAAATTCTTTCTTGGCCTGTTTTAGCTCTTTCTGGTGAATTTTTTTGAAAATATCACCATCACCTAAACCAACAATACTCGGAATAATACCCGTGTATTTTTCATGGTTCATAACAAATGATGCGCCCTTCTTGACGGCATCTTCGCAATCCTTTGAGCCTGGGCCATTTAGCATCTGAGCGTTTGGTGAGAAATAGCAATCCTTCTTATTGCGGCCACTAGCAGTTCTTCCGTGTAACCACAGTCTAGAGATCTCACTCATCCAATTACGACTAAACGAGATGGTTTGGACATGGTCTGGGAAAATTACATTACACTTTGGTGGCGGGGCCATGAACAGGTCTGGGTGAAAATAGGTGGTAAACAGCCTATCGCGAAGCTCTACTTTGGTTTTTATTGTCTTGGTGGGTGTGCGAGTCGCTCTTGATAGAGCTTTTAATGCCTCCTCGCACTTCCGGCGAACAAAGAAGTAATCGTCCTGTGTGTGTTGGAGGCCCTCCGCAGTCCTGGATTCCTTCTCATCGTAGCCCGGACGACCTTTACCTGTCTGCTTGGCTTTCATTTCAGCGGTACGGCCTCTGGCCTCTGCTGCGGCGGAATAGGCATCAAAGATTGCGTTGGCCTGCCTTATTACTGATTTATTTCCCGCAGCTTTCTCAATCAAGGTCTGACGTATTTCCTCGCCCTTAAGTCGTAAGGGGTCCTTTTCTATAGGTATTACCTTGTCTGTTCCGCCCGCTTTCGGGGACATGATCCCTGTTTTAGTGTTTAGGTCGTCAAACTCTTTGTGTTTTCCTACCGCGACTTTATCCCCGTCCCACAGAAGCTCATCCCTAGAAAGGGCTGTTGCGCCCTCTCCGGTTTTTCTGGCTAGTCCGTCCGCTGCATGGCTGTTTGCTAAATCGTAAGTCGCTTTAATAGCCTTCCAGAGCTTCCCTGGCTCAGAGCTATGTTTGTACTTAATATTAGCGGGGACAACTACCTCGGTCCATATCATGGCTCCATCAGAGATATATGCAGGGGCTGTTTGGGAGTTCCACACATGGTAGATTTTCCCCATCAACATATTCGTAAACTGCATGAACGATGCAGTATAACCAACCGACTTGGAAAGCTTCCTTAGGTACCTCTTGAATGACTTACTGTTTGTGAACGCCAAAGAAGTGTCATCCTTCTCTGATGCACCAATTTGTCGAGTCAGCTTTAATCGAATCTCAGCCTGACTAAGAAAATCGTTACAGCCTCTAAACTGTTTCTTCGCGTCCGGGGAAAAGACTCCGGTAGCGGATTCGAGTAAAGAAAATATCCCACCAAGAAGCCCAGGCACACTCGGGGCAGCAGACGGTTTCTTCTGTAGTAGTTTATTCAGATCGTTCGAACTATCTACCTTGCTCTTCCCGCGATATAGTTGTGTCGCCCCCGAAAAAATAGCGGTCTTGTATGAGTTAAACACACTGGATTTCTTCCTGCCCCAATAAAGGCGACAGTTGTCCCAGTATGAAGTGAAGTCTTGGCAGGCTAAGATAATTTCGCGTCTTCCGCCCATCTTGCGAAAGCTGTACCCCATCACTTCACCAGCAAAAAGAAGCTTCCAGTTGCGCCAATCATTCTTATCAGTGAGTAATGCAGCAACCCCGGAATTCTTCGCGTCAGCCGCTTTAGCGGGGTCACTGTGCCGTGCCTGATGCCCGTGCGATATCTGACCGCCTGATTTGGCTACGTCAGTGCCAAGTTCCCACCTTGAGTCGAAATAGAATATGTGGACCAGTGTTCTGGGTTCAAGTTGGTGGGCCGCGTCCACGGCTGGAATAGTCACCACTGCTGAAGCAGCTTGGTTTACACCGCAGGACACCTTTACGGCTGTGATGTCACATTCGACACCCTCCATAAATAGGCGTAACCCAAGTTGTCTGCCCTGAACTTTTTCCATCTATTCCTGAGCCTCATCGTCCGGGGGTGTCCACTGGTCGGGCCAGGAAGAATCGTCATATCTACCAAAATCTTCGTATTCAGTGTCACCGATAGTCGCGTTCACTACCCAAGTGCCGGGGTGTACTTCTACACAGATACAATCTGGTCCTGGGCAATCCTCACAGTGTTCAGCGTCACCCTCGCCACACCCGCTTTCTTCATAGTCCAATTCCGCTTCTGTGGAATCCCATAACGAAGTTACGCAGCACTCGGGACATCTAGCGCAAGAGTCCTCAATGTAACGCTCATGCCACGATCTATCATCAGTTTCACTAGTATCAAAAGAGTCTATTAGTGTGTCTAAATCATTACCTGTATGAGCACCACCCATACAGGCCAAAATTGTAACTGCTGTTATGGCTACTAATATATATTTCATTATCTTGCCTGCTGCGCTGTGTCATATGTGGGGGCAGCGCCACGCAAGCGAGTTGGAACTCGTTTCTTTCTTAACCCTTCCGGGTCGTCGGGCAATTTCGGGACAACGACTGATGGCGGGTGAACGCCAACATCACTCATTAAAAACTGAATCGTTCTATTTTGGAGCGCGATTGTGTGTTCCAACAGGTCCATTCTTTTGGCGTTAGCGTCCACATCTTCAGCAATGTTGCCTAGGGATTTCTTCAAAGCCTTGTAGCTTCTTCGGCCCTTTTTCTCACTCTCGGAGACTGACGCCACATTGGGCGTGTATCTGTTTACAATAGCCGTTCCCAAGCCGGTGGCTCCGGTTAATAAAGCGACAATTACTGCTGATGTGGCTCGGTCTATCTTCATAATAAAGTGTCCCCCGACTCTTAAGGTATTGGGTTTCCGAAAGAATCCAGAGCTTCGGCTGGATTTGTCCCTGTAGCTCCGGAGGTAAGCTGGGATAAGAACCCCCCGCCACCAGAAAGAATTGAGCTACCGCCACCAGTAAGTGTAACAGTCAGCGCTGTTGCGGGTTTTGGTTTTCCTACGCCGCCGTCTTTAAAGTAACCATCCTTGGTTTTGCGAGAGCCAAAAGCAGTGTCATAACCATCAACGGCGAATGCGTCAGCGCCAACAGCAGCGTAGGCTAGTGACTGAATAATAGCGTCAATGCCGCCCTTTTTAATGGCATTATACGCATTGTTCCCGTAATCAGCAGCAGAATCACCTATCCACTGGACGTTGCTGCGATTTTCTATCCCCGCAGCGTTGCCTTTATATGTGGGTTCGTCAGGCTCTCCCCACTTAACTCTTGAGAGAATATTTCCCATAAACCCAAACCAAGCATCGACCTCTCCTCGCTTGAAATTGAATTCCGCCTCAAGCTCGCCCTTGCCTATGTCAGTCCAAAACTTTAATGAGTTGTACGTAAGACTTCGCAAGTAATTCTTCATGAACAGATTACCGGTCTTTTCCCCAATCATATAGGCCATAGCGCCTTTAAGAACAGCGTCACCAGCACTCCTAACGGTGTCACCCGCAAAGCGACCAATTGCGCCCCCCCATCCTCCAAGCGCAGGTAAAGTTGCAAAGTCTTCTGCTAAGCCACCTAGCGTATCTACACCGTGGGTTCCTAACCAATTTAGTCCATAATTTCTTTTATCAGGGATGTCGGTAAGACGTTGGGCCCAATAGCTCTCAAGGCCACCACGAATGGTTGCAATCTTGTTTTTTCGGGCGTCTGTGAACCCGCCTTGGGCGCTGGTGTTAATGTAGTTCGTTACGTAAAAAGTGAACGAAAAGGTCATAGCGTTCGGGCTATCAGCCGTCTCAGCCGCAGAAGCATTTAGAGGGTAGCCTTCTACAATGATGTCTTCCCAGCCAATGTACATTCGGCAGTTCTGCTCAATAAGCTTTGTTGCTCGAAAGAACTTATCCCAGTTTTCCCAAAAGACTGCTCGCCAGTTGTAATCCAAGGAGTTCATAAGAAGGCCCTTGAATTCGAGAGCCCTTGGACGCTCACCAAAGGCATAGAGATAGGTATCTCCAAAGGTCTCTACGACCTGAGTTTTCTCTACCCGTTGCTCACGGACTGCCTGTAAAATCCAATCTGTCCACGCTGTGGAGTTTGGGTTGCCATCAGGGTCCTTGTTTTCCCAGCCTTCGGGGAGGGCAGGAATCTTACCGGCCTTCATCGCTGCTTCTATTTCAGTATCGCTGCCCTTTACCTTAGCTTCCCATGCAAGCTTATCCGTCTCATACTGAGCCGCTCCAGCAAGCCCATCATACTTTTCGTCTGTGCCATCCGGAGGTGGTCCTGCTAAGCCCCATTGATAATTAGTATCTAAAACATCATTATTATACCCACCACTTTGAAACCCGTCGTGAGAGTTACCGTGTTTACCAGCTTTACCGAGTCCTTGACCAAGCCTGTTAAATACCTTTACGGCTGTACCATCTTCACGAATCACCTGAACGTACGCATAAGTGTTTGGCTTTACCGAGATGCCATTAAGGGGCCTACTTACATGAGTAAGGTCTCTAGTATCCGTTTGGGTTGCAGCCGCTTTCTCTCTTTTTTTGAGAACATCCTCAGGGGTATCGTTCCAGCTTGGAATATATGAGGAAACCCGCTGTGCGGTACCAATGAACCCATCCGGTTCAACCAAAACAATTGCTTTACGATCAGCCATCGTGCTCTCCAGCCACTCTTGTCATGGCAATTTGGGCTGCGTTGGCAAGGGACGGCCCGTTTTCCCCGAACATACTACTACTAATAATAGGTTGTTCGGCCACAGGTTCCGAGGAGGTGTCAGAAATATATTGGAGCTTGCGATCATCGGGTGATAACCCAACCCCGCCTTGGATTCGCTCCATTTCGTCGCGCATTGCAATTAATGTTTTTGCGTCCATAAAGTCCTCCTACCCGAGTTCGTCAATAGCAACCTTGATCGCTGTTAATGCAGTTGAACGGTTCTTACCGTCTTCCTCCATTTGAAGCAGTGCCTCCAAGTGTAGCGCCTCGCCCGAATCCAGATACGCCTGAAGATCGGAAACTGTCCCGGATAAAACCTTGGTCATTTCATCAAGAACTTCTAGGGGGAGTGCGTCCGCAACGGGCGGCTCTTCTTTTGTGTCGTCTTCCTCAACGGCGGCTTCAACAACCTCTTCATGATGATGTCTTTTTGGATCATCCTCATCTGGGATTACAAAACCCACGTCAGCGGTCTCATTGAGTCGTTCAATCGCAGCCAAGAAGGCTGGGTCATAACAGAATTCATCATGAGTCTCTCTGTCATGCTCTTTTGCGGTCCTGACAGCTTCACAAATTGCGATTCCTGCCTTGGTTAGCATATCGCCAGTGGTTGCGTCTGTTGGTAGGACAAGACTATCGAGCCCAAGCTCTAATAATCTTTTATTAACAGAATCGACTGTATTTTCGTTAATAAACGTCACAGTCTTACCCCCGTTGAGCGTCCTATCGATCCCCGCCTCCATATTCTCAATAGTAAGTTTTCTCTCGGACACTTCTTGGGCAAGCTTTTCATCGCCATATATCCACCCAAAAGCGATATTCCCCGGCTGAATACCTTCGAGAGAAAGTCGCATCCCTGCCGGTGTTTTGGGTGCATTGGTGTGACATGCCTGAAGCTGGGATTTGGTGGCTGCTGACCAGTCTGCTGGTCGCCGTGGAGGGTGTTTACTAGCAATCTTATCTGCTTCTGCTTTTATGAAATCGACATTGAAGTCCTTGTTTCCTGGTAATAACTTCCTCATCGCCGCAGCAGAAGCGGCGAAATCTAAGATCGTCGCAACGGTTGTCCCGTAGTAGGACGCTTGGTCAGATAAGGACATTGGTGGTTGGTAGTCCGCAGAAGTTTCCGGGACTAGGGGACCGGAGCCTTGTATCTGAGCAAGCGTTAACGGAGACTTATTCTCTGCCGATAAGTGCGCTACTATAGCGGGTTCTTTTTCGAGGCGAGGCACAACCCCATGAAAAACCCAACCTAATTGATTAGCCGTTATCTCGCCCTTGGCGTAAAGATGGCTACCAACAATCGCTGCTTGGTCACTACCTAACGCCGCTGAAGCTGATAAGTAGTCCTCACTGGTTCTCTCGACATCATCATTAATTAGCGTTACAAACGACTGCTCTACGCTGCTGTAATTCTCAAAGAAGGTCGTCCAACTAGCCTCATCAGCCGCAAAGGTTTGGAGGCTTCTGTCATTTATCTTTATGCCCTCAGTGGCCATGACAGAGGTGAGGGCAGCGCCAAGGCCGCTATTCGCGGGGATCGCCAAGGTCTCCAACACACCGGCTAAAAGACTTGAATCAATAAGAGTACCGGTAAAGTTACTCGGTGAAAATCCGCCCGGACTAATTGCCCCAGCATCCGCGATGCCATCTATCTCAGCCATGCCTAACTCCTCTATTTAGCGTTGCGCTCTTCTTGGACCTGCTTGCGCAACTCTTTACAAGAAGTAGCAATCCTCTGGAGAGCTTTGCGCACACGACCGCCTGCGGCGTTATTCCCTTTGCCATGCTTGCCTGCGTCATCCAGCGCGTCCACGAGGACCTTAACCATTTCTTCCATCTTCTGTTCTACGCTTGCCATATTAACCTCCTAAGTTGATATTTGACATACGAGCGAACCCCATTAAGCGAGGTTCCCTATCTAAATCATGCGATAATCTTTTAACATGCGAGGGGAATCTTCCAACATTCCCTTCTATGGTGTGTACCACACCAGATTCGTAACTCTCAACAATCCCAATATGGCCTTGCCAAGAACCCGGCTTGCCTCTGTCCCAACATATTAGATCACCCGGTTGCGGTAAAGCTACCTTCGTGCCCGCTTCGCAGACGTACTTGTACAACGCTTTCGCCCCGTTACTAGTTTTGAAGGGCAGCTTAATGCCGAGAATATCTGCTGCACTACTGCAACAATAGCTAATAAAGCTAGCACACCAAGCACCATCATCATCAGGATCACCGTCGTCAGGGATTCCTTTATAGCGAGCGATGTGCGGACCAGAGTTATTACCACCAATTTCCCCATTGCCAATCTCCTTTATGGCCACTTCGAGTGCCATAAGTCCGAGATTACTAGCGCCGGGAATATTACCAAACATACTTAATGATAATGACTGTTGGGTTTTAGGCCCACAGTAACCATCGACAGTAAGACCCTTAGAGTCTTGCCAATGCTTGACAAGATGCGTCATCATTTCATCGGTAAACCCGCCTGATGCCATCTGCCCCGAATTGTACTGCTCCACGTCTCCCATATCTCCCTCTCTACTCAGCCTTGGGTAATGTGAGCATCCCTTTTAATGCATCAATATTACCGGATTGGTATAACTTCTTAATTGCTTGTGTCGTCTTGTTCCCGCCGTCGCCCTCACTCACCAGCTTAACCAACCCGCTAACGTCTTCTGGGCTTAGTTTCTTGCCGTCCCAGGCTCGCGGCTTTCCGTATCTGCTTGGATCTCGCTCACCTTGCTCTCCTAAGTAGTTATGTAAACCACCTTTTTCGCCACCGAATATATTGTTCATACCCTGTAGAACTCTGAAAGCGTTCGGGTCTTCGGGATTATAGCCTGTGCTATGCTTGCCCATATTCTTCGCCGCATATGAGCCCGGAGCATACGACCTTCTAGAGCCAGCAATAGCTTTGAATAAATCCTGCTGGCCAGGAGTAACATCAACCGGGGTAGCGCCAGGAAGTTTCCCTAAGCTCGCATCAAGTTTGTGCTGCCGCGCCTTATCGTGTTTATCGTGTTCCTTGCCTATGGCCTCCCTGAGGCCACTGCCCGCAGATTTCTGATCTACACTGACCCTCTTTTGGAGAGCCTCAAAATCATCCCTGTCCTTCTGGGTCGTGGGGGAAAGGTTGGAACGAGAAAAATGCACTGGGGATGCGGGCGATTGGTTTACGGGCGCTTCTTTGGCACTGCGCATTGCTGACCGTACGCCTTCCCTATCAAGCCCTTTCTGGTGCGCACCTAAATGTGCCTTATCTACGCGAAGCCCTTTCGCTTGGTCGCTCAGCCCCTTTGCCAGTGTTTTCATTCGAGCTATTTGCGGGCCAGCGGGCCGTCCACCCGAGAATCCGGTCGCAGAAGTAACACCACCTCCACCGGGAACTACCGTGGGGGTCTTAGGTGTCACAGTGGGAGCCCCCACAGCATCAGTCTTTGGTGGTGCTACTTTTGGTGCCGCAGCAGGAACCACAGGCACTGGTTTGGGTACTGCCATTGGCTTCGCCGCGCTTGGTGAGCCCGCTGTTGACGGGGTAACCTTTGGTGGTGTCGCGTTCGGGGGAGTTGTTCCCGTGCCAGCCTTAGGTGGGGTAATCTTAGGTGCGGTGGTAGCCTTTGGTGGTGTTGGTGTAGGCGGTTTTGGTGTCCCCCCGCCCATAGGTTTAGGCGGAACAACGGGCTTAGGGGGTTTTATCCCAGGTGCGCCAGCGGTTGCTCCGGGAACCTTGGGTGGGCTTGTAGCCCCAGGGACCTTAGTAGTGGTTCCTTTGGGTGGGACCAATGAGGGCTTAACACCAGTTCTACTAGTTGTTGGTGGTATCAACGCAGGTTTAGCTCCAGTTCTACTAGATAATGGTGGGACCAACGCAGGTTT